CATATCTTTGACGTTTTAATACCAAACCACAATCCAGTAGCACCTGTTGCAAATAATATCTGACTAGTAGCAGGTGAAGGAATATAAACCCAACATTCAATAGTAAAATCGCCAGTTCCAAAAGCCGTGTTAGCGTAATCTGTTGTAGATAAATAATCCCCAGTACCATCAAAGAACATACTACCAGTACCATTCTTCTTAACATCAGTGCTAAGTTGAACGTTACCATAAGGTGTAAGAGTCAGGTTGTTCTGAGTACGGTCTTGGATTTTAAATGCTGGTAATGCTACCGTTGGAGGTGTAAAATTAGCAGTGTATCTAGCTATACCCTTCGTAACACGAAAATCACTGGTATAACCGTTAAAATATTCACCTGCCGCGTGTGGCGATAAACCTAATTGAGCTCCTGCGCCAGTAGAATTAACGGTTCCTGTAGCTCCAGTTAGTGTACTATTTAATTGACCATTAATAAACAATCTTGCTGTACTACCTGCACGGGTTATTGCAACGTGTATCCAAGTAGTCAATGGAAAATTAGTAGTGTATGTTCCACTGAGCGTAAAAAAAGTACCATTAATACAACATACTGTTTGGTCACTAGATCTCAACCAAATACCGTTGTTATATAACCCAACTGCAAGTAATGGACCCATTCCATAAGCATTTATATATACCCACGCTTCTACTGTAAAATCCCCGTTAAATATAAGATTACTATTAGTTGAGGTGGTTAAATAATTACCGTTAGTTGATATACTACTAGTACCATATTTCTTGATTGCTGTACTTAGAGTAACAGTTCCGGTATTAGTAACTGTACTATGCTGATTAGACCAATCAATAAAATCATTACCTGTTAGCATCAAACTAACATTCTGCCAATTCGGGTCATATGTGTCAGTTGTATTCCCATCTAATAACAACGATACATTGCCCCACCAAGGGTCAGCTGCGATAGTTGGAGGTATTGTTGGTAATGCTGCGGTAGGTGGTGTAAAGTTAGAAGTGTACCGCGCGTAACCTTTAGTTATTCTAAAATCATCGATATATCCATTTAAGTTTGCTGATGGATCACAAAATGCACCCAGGTATAATATATTTGATGGGAACGATGTACTGTTAGTTGCAGTTGTACCTATTTGAATACCATTAACAAACAAATAAACGGACGACCCACTTCTTGATAATGCGAAATGGAACCATGTATTTGCTGCTGGGTTGGCTCCGGTTATTATAACCGTACTAGATCCAACCGTTACGTTTATGGAGCTAGTCCCAACATTAACATATAGTAATATACCTGAATATGTCCCCGCTACTCTAGCATCAAAAATAGTTGCATACCCAGATACATTACTATAGTAACACCAACCTTCTACTGTAAAATCACCGCTGAACCCAGTAGTTGTAGATGGTAAGGATAAATAATCCCCACTACCATCAAAATACATACTACCGGTACCAAATTTCTTAGTAGTGGTATCAATTCTGGTATTTCCGTATGTTGATACAGGTAACCTATAAACAGAACTATCTAATATAGTATGAGTAGGTAGCGCTTGTACTGACGGGGTAAAGTTAGATGTATAACGAACAACACCATTTGTAAGTCTAATATCATCCATATAACCTTGAAACGTGTACGTTGCGTTATATGCACCAATTCTTGTCCAACTATATGTACCTGATTCTACAAGACTACCAGTTGATGATTCTACACCATTAAAAAACACTCTAACGTTATTTGAAGCATCGCGTGTGACAGCAATATGCACCCATTGATTAATTAAATCTGGTACTGTAAATGATGAACTACCTACCCTAATCGTTGTACCAGCATTATAAAATGCAATACCGGTGCCTGAGGTACCAATGAAAAAGTTATAATTGCCACCAACTACAGCAGCGGTACGGTAGAACCAACACTCAAAAGTAAATGCAGCAGTAGTTGATAATGATAAAGACAAGTAACTTGAACCATTAAAATATAAAGAGCCTGTACCATATTTTTTAGTAGCATTTGAAACAGTAACAGTTGTATTAGTTAACGTTACAGGACTTAGTGATTTATCTAATAAGTCATTACCTGGTAATAACAGCGCTACACTTGAAAAGCTAGTATCGACATCAGTGTCACCAGTAAGCAACAATGTTACTTTATCGTAATACGCATCTGAAGCAACACTAACGACACTTGAAGTTGTACCACTAGAAGCAACAGCACTTAATATTTTACGAACTAACATTATTTTATGTCCTTACCTAGTACAAAACCTGTCCACGTTGCATCAGAATTTAGTACAAATGCAAGAGAATCCGTACCAGATGAGGTTAATGTTGGTACAGTACCTCCTACCCATTTAACAGCTACGTTATTTACTTTAAACGTGATAATTGAAGCTCCACCATTTGTTAAATCTAATATAAACCCTGCGGCAGTAGTACTCGCAGTTGGTATATTTGTAACTAACATATTACTAAATGCTTCACCTGTTTTTGTAAACCACCCACCTGCGTTCAAGTTGATAGATATTGCGCCAGCGGATGCAGCAGCTACAGCTACACGGGTCTCAAAGACGTTCAATGCTGTTAATAATTTATTTGTTAATGTTTGTGCATCTGTTGTACCAACGATCGTACCTGCTGGTGCTGTGACAGCGGATAATACACTACCGTTACCTGATAGTAGACCTGTTATGTTAGTAGCTGCACCATTATTTACGAATGCTGTATTTCCTGCAGATGGTGTTTCCAGTAGCTTCCAATTCGTTGTTGCTATATTATATACGAGAGATACATATGTACCCGTTACATCTAACACCAAAGATGTACTATCTGATTCAATTGTTTTTCCAGTATTTGGTAATACGGTTAACGCATTGGTACCAAACATATTGCTCGTATCTAATACAGCAATCGTTGCTCCATCAGTAGGTGCAGCTGGTAATGTAACTGAGAATGAACCAGCTGTAGTATCACATCGAACTAATTCACTAATAGCTGCGGTATAGTTAGCTGTTTTAATGCTTGTAGCTGTTAGTCCTGCACCACCTCCCCCCGATATTACTAAATCACCAGAACCTAGCAAAGTGGTTCCATTAACAGTTTTAATAGTAGTTCCAGATACCAATGCAGCTTGTGCACCTAATGACGATAAAGCTTCTGCTACAGTTGTACCACCTGTGCCTCCGTTAACAATAGGTAAGGTACCATAATTAACACCTCTTAGAGTGGTGGATAAATTTTTAGACATCTAAAGGTTCCTCTTCTGTGGTCGGTTCTGGGATATTAAAGAAACTTTTAGCTTCTTCTAATGTATCAAACCAGTACCATCCTTCAACCGGAAAAGTATATTTATCTTTATGATCCTTGTTAAGATCATAACTAGGTCCGTGTACAAAACTTGGAGCTACAAATAATTCGTTATTATCAAATTTATAAAATGCCATAAAAAATATCCTTAAATTGCAACTGTCCAACCTTTTAATAAGGCTTGTGTTATATTTAATACTCTAAATGATAATGATGTTCCGCTTACGGTGGTTGCACATTTTCTATCAAGGGTAACAGATGTATTAGCTGTTATGCTAGCTATTTTTGCTGCATATTTTAATGTTCCAGAACCATCTGCAGTTATCGTAATAGCCGCACCTCCCGAGGTTGCTGAAACTTGGAATGTGTTTGCAGCTGAGCTGATAACATAATATATTGTATTAATCACAAGACCGGTTGGCGTTAATACTGACGTTAAAGATGAAAATGCAACTGTATCACCGTTAGATAACCCGTGCGCGGTAGATGTAACTAAACTTCCAGATGCTGCAAATGTTACTGAGATACCCGTTGTAATTGCTGTACCGGTACCGTACACGTACATACCAACCGCCAAGCTTGATGTATCGGTTATAGCAATAGTTACAGAACTTGCTGTCGTATTACCAGTTTTTGAAACAAGATCAAGACCTTGCACATTAGTAAGTGTTAATGTTTGACCGGTACCGATAGCCAGGTTAGCAAGCAGTGTAGCTAATGAGGTAGCTGATAGTTTAGCACCAGTAAAATCAACTGAAGTTTTATAACCTGTTGCTGTAATTTTAGATAAACCGTAGCAGGAGTAGAACATGTTACTCATATTAGTAACAGCTGCTACGTTAAGTGCTGGAATCGAAGTTAAAGCACTGCAGGTGTAGAACATGTAAGACATGTCAGTAACCGCAGAAGATACAAATAGTGGTACTGTAGTTAATGCATAGCAGCCGTAAAACATGTAAGACATATTTGTAACAGCTGCTGTATTAAACAGTGGAACTGATGTTAGTGAATAACAGTTAACAAACATGTAATACATATTATTGACAGTTGCTGTATTGAACAATGGTACCGTTGTTAATGTTTGACAAAAGGAGAACATACCGCTCATATTAGTGCAAGCAGTTGTTACAAATAACGGTACTGAAGTTAATGCGTAGCAACTTTGGAACATGTAAGACATATCGATGCAAGCAGTTGTTACAAATAATGGCACGGTTGTTAATGAGGAGCAATTGTAAAACATGTAAGACATATTTGTAACAGCTGTAGTTACAAACAATGGTACAGTAGTTAACGAGTAGCACGTACTAAACATGCTAGTCATATTATTAACAGCTGTAGTTACAAACAACGGTACGGTAGTTAACGCTATGCAAGTATGGAACATGCTACTCATACTTTGACAAGCTGCTGTATTAAACAATGGTACCGATGTTAACGCGTAGCAATTTTGGAACATGTTATTCATATTAACGCAAGCTGACGTATTAAACAATGGTACCGATGTTAACGCGTAGCAATTGCTGAACATATTAGCCATTTGGGTACAAACAGCCGTATTGAACAATGGTACCGTTGTTAACGAGTAGCACGTACTAAACATGCTAGTCATGTTCCAAACAGCTGCTGTATTTAATAATGGTACCGAAGATAATGAAAAGCAACTGGTGAACATATTTTGCATGTTTGTACAAGCTGCGGTATTAAATAACGGTACGGTTTTTAAACTGCGACAACTGGCGAACATGCTACTCATACTTTGACAAGCTGCTGTATTAAACAATGGTACCGTGGTTAATGCGAAGCAACTGTTGAACATGCTACTCATATTAGTGCAAGCTGCAAGGTTGAACAACGGTACAGTAGTTAACGTAGAGCACGTACTAAACATGCTTGTCATATTAATAACAGCTGATGTATTAAACAACGGTACTGTAGTTAATGAGGTGCACGTACTAAACATGCTACTCATATTAGTGCAAGCGGAGGTTTTAAACAATGGTACTGTAGTTAATGTGATACACCCTTGAAACATACTTGTCATATTAGTGCACACCGAAGTATTAAACAATGGTACCGATGTTAACGCGTAGCAATTTTGGAACATGTTATTCATATTAACGCAAGCTGCTGTATTAAACGGTGGTACAGTAGTTAATGTTTGACAATTGATGAACATATTAGACATTTGGGTACAAACAGCCGTATTGAACAATGGTACAGCCCGCAACGAATAGCACCCGTTAAACATGTACGACATATTTTGACAAGCAGCAGTATTAAATAACGGTACATTTTTTAAACTTCGACATGCTTGGAAAATGTAGGACATATTAGTAACAGCTGTAGTTACAAATAGTGGTACTGTAGTTAATTGATAGCAGTTGTTGAACATGTAGGACATATTAGTAACAGCTGTAGTAACAAATAACGGTACATACGATAACGTATTGCAGCTGCTAAACATGTTACTCATATTAGTAACAGCTGCTGTATTAAACAATGGTACAGTAGATAACGCGTAGCAATTTTGGAACATGGCACTCATATTAGTAACAGCTGCTGTATTAAACAATGGTACATACGTTAATGAAAAACAAGAACTAAACATGGTACCCATATCAAGACATGCTGCGGTATTAAATAACGGTACGGTTGTTAATGCTTGACAACTGGCGAACATACCAGCCATAATTTGACAAGCTGATGTTACAAATAGCGGCACATTTGTTAGCGCAAAACAACTGTTAAACATACCTTGCATGCTGGTACAAGCTGATGTATTAAACAACGGTACGGTTGTTAACGCGTAGCAACCGTTGAACATGCTTTGCATGCTAGTGACATTGCTAGATGCACTAGGTAAACTAACACTTCGCAATGCAAGACACATACTAAATTGATAAGCGTATGACGTTAATGTACTGCTATGACTACTAATAGATACTTGCTCTAACAACCTATGATAGCAGCCACCGCTACTACTTATAGTAATTGATGTTAAGAAATCACCGTTTATAGCTATATCTAACCAAGGTGTTGTACTAGAACCCACCTGTAATGATGGATGAGCTACATTAATATTGATACCGGATAAATTACCAGATGTTGGTGTTACTGTAACAAGAACTTGTTTATATGTTAGCCCGTTATGCGTTATTGCTGTACCAGTTACACTTGAATACGTATATTGGTAATTAGCTTGGGAACTTGACGCATAGGTTTGAGCTGCAGTACCATCACCCCAATTTACCGTAAACGTCGCAGCGGTATCTGTTGATGCACTCAATGCCAGGTAATTAGATTCTTCAAAAATAGCTACCAGCCCAACGAATTTTTGTAAACCTGCAACACTAGGCAACGCAGTCCAATTTGCATCTCTAGTCCAAGAATTTGATGGAACTGTCGGAGCTGTTAATGATGGTTGTGTAGGTGTTGCAACAGTACTAATTACAGCTGTTGATTTACCACCTAAATTCTTCTTATTAATATTTTTTGAAGAAATATTACCTGCGGACATTACGCAATCTCCGTACCATATAATGAAAATGCAACGTTTGCTGAACCCGCATAAACTGTAATAACATCACTAGCACCTAAGGTAATACCTAAAGTTAAAAATACAGAATCAAACTGGTTAACAGTTGAGTCGTAAATAATATAGTGTTGATTAGCTAAAGTAGTGCCACCTGGTCTAACAGCTATTCTAAATGTTGTACTATCACTTAACGCACAAACAACTAAAGTACTGCATATTGTAGATGTTGACGCAGGTGCTGTGTACAGGGTTGTAAAAGTTGTTGCCGCTGGGTTAGATTGACCTAAGACCTTGTATGATGATGTTGCCATTTATGCACCCATGAATAGAAAATTAGTTTCGATACCTGCACCTACACTGCTAACCCCGCTACTACCTGCATTACCACCTAGAGTCGTTACAGCAGACGGGGTTTGTAGTAACCGCCAATTTGTAGTACCAATATTATACACAAACGTAACAGCTGTACCGCTTATATCTAATATATATGAGGTTCCATCTGATTCTATGGTTTTTCCTGTATTTGGTAATAAAGTTAAATTATTGGTTCCAAAATAATTTGTAATATCGACAACACCTATCATTGCGCCATCGGTAGGGGATGCAGGGAACGTAATAGAGAAAGCGCCAGCTGTGGTATCGCACCGTACCATTTCATTAACTACTGCAGTGTATGCAGATGTTTTAATGCTAGTAGGCGATAGGCCAGAACCACCACCTCCACTAATTGATACAGTACCAGATATCCAATTAGACCCGTTACTAGTTAATACACTACCAGGTATACCAGGCGTTGGTAGAGGTGATATATCAGCCCAGCTTACAACACCATTAACAAGTGTTTGCTTGTATAATTTACCGGTAGTGGAATTAAGCCATTCATCTCCAAGTACCGCTCCCGAAGGAGCGGTTTCAGAAACATACTGTTGAGTAAATAAATTCGATGGCATTTTATTACCTTACGCTTGGGCTTCTGTCCACGATATACGTGCATTGATAACACCACTGTTAACTAATGGTGTACCAACAATTGTGATAACATCTGGACCGTCTGGAAATACATTTGCAGGGGTATTAGAACACGTCAATGTATTACCACCACCTAAAATACTGTTACCGATATCACGAACTAAATTCAAATCTTGCGTCGATGCACCGTTAACATTTGTAAAGAACCCATAAATGCTTTCACCTCCTGAAATAGTAGTTGCGTTTGTATGTAAAGCAACTTGCGCTAAACTTGATCCACCTACCGGTGCAAACGTAACCGTACCACCAGATAATCTACCGTTCAATACTAATTCAATTCTAAATGAACCAGCACTAGATGTATAGCAACCCATACCGCGCAGTGTCAATTGCATACGATTGATGATTTCACGTACACCTAACAGTCCAGTGTTACCATTATCAACAGAAGGTCCTAATCTAATAGACATTAACGGGTATTTTACACCAGCTGTAGTAGCTGTATACGATGTTACCATACCGTAGTTGAATACGAATGATTTATCATCATCAAATCGTCCATCCATTATAACAGATGAACCCCAATGGCTGATAACACTCGCACATTGAGGTGAATACAATTCACATTGAATAGGAGCTGTAGCACTATATGTAAATGTTGTAGCACTTGCTGTACCACCGGTTGCGTTACGAGTTAAGCCGGTAAGTGAAGTCTGTGTTTTTCCGGTGTAAGTAATGTATTCAATAGCAGCTCCAGTATTACCAGCAGCTGTGACAATTACGGTACCAGCATTTGGCCAACCAGTTGTATCAGCGACACCCATAGATGTGGTAGATCCTGACGCTAAAGTAGAAGTCAAGTATGACCAGGGCGCAATAGTATTTGTTTCATAACGCGCTGGTAAATTACCAGACCGCATAAACGCTTCAGTGTTTACGTTATTATTAGGTATTCTATGGCAATAAATCACTTCACCGCGATTATTTTTAAATCCAAATCTAATTGCACCCGCTCCATACCATGTATAGTCAGCATAGAACATTTGCATTTTTGTTAAATCTAAATTGAATTTACTCGCACCTGTTCCATCACATTTATCGATATTCCATGTACTTTGTGGGTATCTTGTGTTGATAGTTTTGCTAACTACACATGCTGCAGCGGTAGTACCTCGATATTCAGGGTATATATACATTTGTGTGTCACTGGTAATAGTTTGTACCATATAGCTTTGACCACGTATAACAATGAAGTCTCCAGGTTTTAACTGTGTGCTATATTTGGTATTAGTACCTATAACAAGATTAGATGCGTTAGTTACTGCTGATGAACCTGATATTTGTGTAGTACTATTACGTTTAACAACATATAATGTTTGACCATCAAACTCAAAATAAAACCCATTTTGAGAATCAAACATACCGAGTCTATTAGATGATCCATACCAGCTATATGGCGATACAGTAATAGGGAAACCAGTAGCTGGTGAAGCGGTAGGTGTTGTTAACGCAGTATAAGTTAAAGTTGTTGGTGTTGGCGCAGTAGCAACAAGGAACACACCATTGTAAGCGGACTCAACAGCTCCTGAAACAACAATATACGCACCTGGTAGCATACCATGTGACAATTTTGTAGTAACGGTTACCGTAGTACCACTTGAGGAAAGATTATCAACCGATAACGACGGTTTTAAAATTGAACCTGTTGAGAATTGAATACCTTTACCTGATTGGTATCTAAAATATCTGCGGGTTTGACGAATAACTTGATAACCTTGATATGGTGAGTTATTTGTAAACTGTACACCACCGTCAAATGCGCGATGTACAACATAACCTAACTGTCTAGGGTAAATAGATGCATTAGAAACCGCTGTGATTGTTCCTGTTGCAGTGCACGCAAATGTAAATGTATTTGAGGTAGGTGTTGTTGCAACAACCCAGCTACTGTTTAATGTACCGGTTGCACCAGTAGTACCAATCACGTAAATAGCGTTACCAGGTTGTAACCCGTGCGCATTTGTTGTAGTTACAGTTGCGACTGTTCCAGACAACGCTATTGCACTTGTACCAGCAGGAATTGCTGAACCGGTGTAAAAGTAGCCAATATACAAATAAGTTTTAGTATCGTCAAATAACGTAGCAGCAGGTGTGGTCGTAACAGTGAACGTAATGCTTGTATTAGCTGTTACGGACTCAACCACCCACCACCCATCGGCATTGCCAACGTCTAATGTACCTTGAATGAAAATAGGTGTACCGACGGTAATACCTGTAGTGTTAGTTATTGCAACAGTTACGACTTTTGCAGATGCGGTAACGTTTGTAATACGGTAAGTACTAGCATTGGACCCATTAAAAACAACGGTTGATGCAACGTTAGTGATCGGTTGCGTATAATCAACGAATGCACTTGGTCTGTTATTAAGTAATGCGACACTTTCCCATTTTGTTGGTTGTACACCGTACTCAAAGTCTGTATCGATTAAAGCTTGAGGAGTACTAACGCGCATCTTATCAACAGGGTCACGCATTATTTCCGCAGGAATAATTTCCTGGTACGTTTCTTCAACAAGAATAGCTAATTTATCTGTACTAGACATTGCTGCAGTATTATATGCTAACACTATAGTAGTTGTTTCTTGACCTGTTACTGAATCAACAGCATTTACGAATGATGTCGAATTTAAAGATGGGTCAGAAAAATTATAAATTACGTTACCTGTAGATGTATTAGTAATTAGCAGCAATTGCTCTTTTCTAATATTTTTACCAGTTACGACAATTGTTCTTGTCGCAGGGGTAAGAGCATAACTTTCTAATATAACATGTTTTGCCATTGTAATTAATCTCCTAATGCAATTGTCATTGCGTTAAATGGGTATCTTTGTGATTGTCTTGATGACGATGTAGATCTTACAACTAATGACACGTTACTACCAGTAAATGGCGGTTTGTAAATAATTAGTTGATTCGACTTCACTCTAAACCCTGTAAATGAATCATATGGCGTAATCCACGGGTAAGTTACATTATCTACATATGGTGCTAGTTTTAAACCGTTTACAAATACATCTATATCTTTGGAATCTATAGTACTAAACGCTACACTATTTATCGCTAAATTGAAAACGGATGTACTTCCGTTGCATTGATTTGAGATATCATCTAAAACAGATCCAGTGAGTGTGCTGCCAACTGTAGGTGTAGGAGCTCCAACTAAACTCGATAAGCTAACGGTCATTTGTATATTTCCTTTTTTTACAACTGAAATATATATTTATTGAAGGGTATATACACTGTTTATTGAAAAGTGTATATACCCACGGTGATTAAGCGTATGTAGTACCATATGTAAGTGTTGTTTCATTAGCAACAGTTATATCAGTAGTAGCTACAAATGTTTCGGTCGGTATAGAACTTGTTGTTATACCAGCTACTCTTGTACGCGATGCGGTGGAATCACCGGTCGTAACTGTGTATCCAGCCGGAGGTGTATACGCGTCATACGTAAATGTTGATTTAGTGAACGATCCTGACCCATCTGTCGGTACCCGTGCAACACCAAAGTAGTACGGTGGACTGTAGTATGTACCATAATTAATATACATATAAGGTGAACCGGTATCGAACACCGTTGAATATGGATAAGTTCTCTGGTTTGTAGTAATGGAAAGCTTAAATTGATTAAGTACCGTAAAGGAGGTATCAAACTTAATCCACATTGCAGCAATATAATTTGGAGACCCAGCACCTGTTTCAACTTTTACAGATATGTATAATTGATTTGAACTATTAATCGATAAATGGTCGTCAGAATACCAGGGTGCCGCGATACCTAATGTACCACCCAAATTATAACTCTTAACCCACAATAAAGTACCAGAATTATCAATTTTAGCAATCTGTGAACCTCCAAGCGACACATAAACGTTATTAGAACTATCAAGAACCATACCGTATACATAGTCGTCGGATCCTGAATTATACTGGTAAGACCATAGTACGTTTCCTGATGAATCATATTTAACAACACCTAATGAAGAGTGTTGGTATGAAGTACTGTTGTAGTTAGCAAACGCATGGAATACATTGCCAACTGAATCTTCAACCATGCTACCGTCTCTGAAATATGTGTTTGCAGACCCTGCTTCTTGTCTTTGCCATATTATAGAATTACCGGAATCCATTGCAACAATTCTATGAGCGCCTGAATAGTTGTTACTAGCTACTGTACCATTCATATATATGTAGCGTCTACCTGTTGGGCCGACATACATTCTCCCGCGGAATTCATTCATAGGGCCAATAACTTTGTTATATTTAACCTGACTAGATAAATTACCGTTGAAGTCAATTTTGATCAAGTATGTATAATAACTGCTCACTTGAGATTGCGCAAGCGCGATTAATATACCATCAGCAACAATAGCTTGGTCGTAGGCTTTACCATTGATTTGTTTCTTCCATTGTAAAGTACCAAATTGATCGTATTTAACTAATATAATAAAGCTACCGTTACTGTTAAACATCTGATATACATTCCCGCTTGAATCGGTAGTAGTATTATGGCCGTAATGATTGTTAGGACTATCAGAAATCCGTGCATTTGCAATCCATTTTGCACTAGTAGGTGTAGCACTATTACTTGCTGCGCTTGCTGTACCGGTACCCGCTGCACTCACCCCAGCTACGGTAAAGGTATATGCTGTACCCACTGTTAGACCTGTAACTATAATCGGTGAAGCTGCGCCCGTTCCGGTGAACCCACCTGGTGACGAGGTTACGGTATATGATGTAGTTGGTAGTGTACCTGCTGCTCCAGGTGTAAATGATACAGATACTTGGCTTGCTCCAGGTGTAGCTACTACAGATGTAGGCGCTGCTGGCAAAATTGCAGGGATAACACTATTACTTGGTACGCTAGCAGAACTTGTACCCGTTACACTTGTTGCTGTCACAGTAAAGGTGTATGCAGTACCGTTTGTTAACCCGGGAACAACAATAGGTGATGTTGTACCAGATCCAGTAAACCCGCCCGGTGATGAGGTTACTGTATAACCGGTGATCGGGTTAGGAACTGACGAACTCAAGGTAAATGACACTGAGGCCTGTCCAGGTGCCATTGTTGCAACTACAGATGTTGGTGAGTTTGGTACATATTTAAACGCAGAAACATGTGAGCCAATACGTGAAAAAATCATGCGGAAAGATCCCCAATCAAATACCATTCATCGGTGCCACGCTTGATTAGCGAAGCTGAACTATATTGATTTGTTAATTTTAAACGACTAGTTACACTTCGAATAGTTACACCTGCGGCTGCAGCGATTGTTGTTTGCCCGGTACCATATTGCACTATTATTATTTCTGTACCAATAGGGAAAGCTACTGATGAGTTTAATGGTATAGTTACTGTGTTAGCTGATGCAACATTTGTTTCAATTAATTTACCTGCATCGGCTAATACTAATGTATAGCTAGCAGTCTGTGTGTTAAACGATAGTGTAGCTTGTGCAACAGTAAGTGATTGCCAGGTTGGGGTGCTTGATCCGTTGGCTGACAATACGTAACCTACCGGTCCAACCGGGATAAATGAAGTTGTACTCACAGCTGATTGGTATGGTATCATACCAACGTTACCTCCAACTAGGTTCGGTACAGTCGTTCCAGCTCGTTTATTATTAATAATCCATTTTGTACCGTCACAAACGATTTGCACACTATCTTTGTACGGTAGCGTAAATGTAGCGGCATTATCTATCAATTCACTCGCATTTGGATCGATAGTAATAGTATCAGAGCTAGTCGTAGATGAATTCCAAATTATAACAGAAAAGCCTGTACCTAATGTACCAGCTGATGTTAATGATATTGTAAATGAGCCAGATGTACAGTTAATTACTTTACCAGCATCAGAAGCTACAACAGTGTATGCAGCTGTCTTATTATTAATAGATACAAATGACGGTGTTGTCCATGTTGGAGCACCAGTACCGTTTGACGTTAACATTTGCCCTGCTGTACCATTTGTAACAAAAGCTGTTGTTCCGACCGCTGATTGATATGGAACCTGCCCTGCTGTCCCACCAATAATATTAGTTGAATTTGTAGCGTTCCCGTCAACTCCAGTAAACGTTAAATTACCTGAACCCACTAATGACTGACCATTAATAGTTTTAATATTGGTACCGGATACTAGTACAGCTTGCTTATCTGTGTCTCCGACCGCTCCTGTAGGAAATGTAACCGCCATGTGTAGCTCCTATAATTTTATGAAATTTATAATGTCGTGAAAATTACGGTTACACACCACAATCCAAGAAAGACATTGTTAGTGTATCGGTAGCAGCATTGTTATTAGCAAAATACGGCGCATTAAACGGGTAATACGTATTTGTATCTTTTGGTACCCATGCTGTTGTGGTTAACGCAGGCATGGTACCGTTGAACGTAAACAGTACACCGGTTGAATCTTTTGAAGTGGCGTTACTATTTGTTACAACTCCACCCATCGTAATTGATATAGAAGCTGTTGCACTCGATGAGGATCTTATTAAAATACATTTACCTGTCGGAGCTCCAACAATAGTTGCTGAGGTGTCATTAGCAGCTTTGGTAACTGTTGTACATTTCGCTAATAAATTTGCATATGCTGTGGGATTAGCTCTCACTACGCTGATGATGTTATATAATACATTGGATATTGCAACAATACCTTGTGTAAGCATAATATATAATGCTTTTTTAGCATCGGCATTTGCTGCTAAAAAGTTAGCTAATAAATTATTATCAGTCATAAATGCACTAAACAATGACTCGTTTCTAGATGATATTGCCATTATAGTATTAATCAATAGCAATCTAGTACTTAATCCGGTAGCATTTGTTGCGATATCAGATAATATTAGTTGGAAATCATCAACAAACTTCACTTGTGACATGTATTGTAGTGTACCATTACTAATAGAAATATACATATTTGTATACATTAAAATCATAATTTTATCTGTATACGACATCCCAGTAGTTAAACTGTCCCAAGTTGATTTTAAGGAAACTCCAGCTGATGGGTCTATAGCATTTGGTGAGTTGATCAACATACGCAAAACAGCCATACGTCTCGACTTCTGCGTCATTCCATTTTCAGCTGGTAACGCTAAAGCTGCGGTTGTATGTGCTGCAGTCCAAAACCCATACGGCATTGATGCAAACATGTTAGCGGACGTACCTAAAGCATGAGGTGTACCTGAATTACTGGACGTCAACCAATCAACTTGATCTGCAATACTCCATGTAAGCAACACATCAAACTTATTGGTGGTAACAGGAACAGTTGCAAGGTTAGTAGATAGTAACCGATATGCTGCACCTGCATCCGCTGCATCTTGAGACGACAACCCAGCTGCAACATTGGTTGCAAACGTAAAGGTTTTTTCTGTTAAATTTTTATGCCCTAACGTTATAGTATTTGTAAAAGCCATTGTAAGATCCTATTTAAATTATACGGTTACAGCTGCGATATTAAAAGCGCGTCTACATTTAGCAACCGTTTCTACCATTGCTGCTTGTGTCGTTGTTGATGATAATGTACTCGTAGGTGTAAAAGAAACCAAATTAGCGCTAGTTGTAAAACCAATCGTTACAGCAACAATTTCAAACAATACAGATACTCCTGCACTAACCCCGGTAGCTAAGGTGACGGTATTCGTATTTGTTTCTGTATACGTACCTGGGTATAGTTTAACACCATTAACAAAAACAGAAACACTATTAGTGCCGAGGATATACGAATTTGTTAAGGTGAAAACAGTTTGATTAGCTGTTGCAGTAATAACTTGTCGTGATATACTAGCAGTAGGGGTTGTTGAAATCGATGATGAAATACCGATTTCAAAAAACACAATTGTACCTGCTGGTACACCTGACGATAAGGTTATAATATTGTTATCAGTTTCAGTATAGGTGTTTGGGAACTGTCGCACCCCATTAATATATACAGCAATATTATTAATACCTATGACATACCGGTTAGCTAATGTAAAAACAGTTTGATTAGCGGTTGCAGTAATAGATTGTCTAATGATGCTGGTATTAGCAACACTGGTAATAGATATATCACCTGAACCTAATAACGATGTACCGTTAATAGTTTTAATATTTGATCCAGGTACAAGTACAGCTTGTCCACCTAGTGCTGTTAATGCTGCACTTGACGTCGAAGAACCTGTCCCACCTGAGGTTATAGGTAGCGTACCAGTAAGTGTTCCGCGTAAGATTGTAGAGAGGTTCTTAGACATCGTATTCCTTTATAATTAAACTGCTACTGAACCGTTCATATCAGCTTGCGCTGACACCCAATTATAGCATTTCGATAAGAAGTTTTCACCTTCTTGAGCTTCAATTTCAGCTAAAGGAGTGTGATAACGTCTAAAATCGATGTCTTTTGTATCATCGTTACTTGGTTGTGTTGCATAACCGACAACATCAATCATTACAGAAAATTGTGCTGCACGCTGTCTTGAAATACTCGCTGTAACGATCCGAAAATATGCACCTTGGAATGGAATTCCAAAGTTTGAGGTTTGTAAGTCTAATTGAATTGCCATTTTTAGTTCCTAATTTGTTAATTGATTATGCAAATATAACTTCACTTGTATTTAATGTTGCAACATATCTTGTTTGTGCTCCACTCGAACCTGACGTTATTTTAACGGCTTTATTTGTAGTGTCCAACGATATTGTTGGAGCTACTAAACCTATTGAATCTGTACCAATAAGTGTTAAAGCTAACCCAGTACTAGTTAATGTTCCACCGTTATTTGATACAGCTCCTGTAATATTCCATGCAGCTATATTACCATTTCCTGACTGTTTAGCAATTAAAGTACCTTGGATAGCCATTGATTGACCTGTCGCTACGATAAGTTGGTTCGTAGTAGTAGCTGCTGCACCATCAGATGTAAGAACTACAGCAGGTGTTGATGTTTGCGCACGTAAAACAATTTTTCCAAATTGAGCGTCTCCTCTATCGTAGATAGGACCGGCCGAAAATGTATATTTACCAATCTGCGCAGCTAACGATTGGTAACCAGCTGCAAATGAATATTGACCTGAAGCAATATTACTCCCACCTATTACTGATGAACCTGAACCTGAAGCTGTATTATCATTACCTAAAATTGATGAATTATCACCGGAAGCAAAATTATTGCTACCTATAGCTATAGCGTTCGCGTTGATCGCCTGAGACATACCTAATGCTATTGCGGATGAATGGGTAGCTTTTGCACGGATACCTATAGTAATACTATTAGCACCGGTTGATCCATAAGTTCCCGTATTATCTTTACCGGCTGCTGCAAAACTATCTGCACCACTGGCATACGATCCACCTAATGCCATCGCTCCTGCACCTGTAGCTGTTACAGAACCTTGATAGTTGGAGTTACTTCCTATCGCTGCTGACACATCTGCACCTGCAGTGATGATACCAGCTGAACCGAGTGCGATGGAATTTGCACCTGATGCAGTAGCTCCATAAGCGCCAGCCGCAAATGACGTCGACCCTGTAGCAGTCACGTTATGGCATCCAATAGCTACACTATTATTACCCGTTGCGACGGGTCTTGCATATGATCCTGCTAATTCTCGATTTTCAGCATAGCACTTCATTGGTTTCTTATTATCTATTTGCCAATTTGTACCATCACATACAATGTCTAAACCTTCACCGCGTCTTAATATAATTGTAGTTAACCCATCGATAGTTTCAGCTGCATTTGGATCTATAGTGATTGCCTGGGTATACGTGGTGTTGGTATTCCAAATACTACAAGTAAACCCACTACCTAAAGTAGCGGCAGCAGTTAAGCTGACAGTAAATGCACCTCCAGTGCAATTTATTATTTTACCTAAATCACCTGCAACAACTGTATAAGCTGCTGTTTTATTTGATATGGTTTTAGTAGCACTTGATCCGCCTGAAATAGTAACATCGCCGGAACCTAATATTGAGGTACCGTTTATTGTTTTAACATTTGCGCCAGATACCAATGTCGCTTGTGCACCTAAAGCAGTTAACGCACCCAACGAGGATGTTTCACCTGTACCACCGTTGGAAATTGGTAGAGTGCCGTATGTGGTACCACGTAACACCGAAGATAAACTTTTTGTCATAATACTATCTCTTGATTTGTTGGAGATATTGGCCAAGAGACGCTATATGGGAACCCATCTTGGTTAGTAATATCTCGAAGCTTTTGTCTATATTCAAGCCACGCTACTTTATCAGTAGTTGCGTCAGGGATTTGAGTCCAATCTGATTCTAATAGTAGTATATTGCGCATTCTTCGTACTGTAGTCGATTCAAGTGTGGTATCGGCCTGAATTTCATCTAGTGATTTATCTTGAATAATAATATTAAAAACCTGCCCACCTTCAATATACGGTTCAACCTGAATGAGTTTTTGTGTTGAACTATGAGGTAAGGTAGTGGTTACAAATGTGCAACCCTGATTAATTAAATAATCTTCATCGGGTATACCGTTAGGAAAACTCACATTTGGAAACATACCTACGACGGTGCTAACCGTTTCAATTTTATTGTTTGTTATTTTTGCGATCAACATTAATGCACCTTAAACGTAAAATAGTTTAAAATTATATAGTTCTACATAACTCGCTGACGAGTACGATCCATCATTATATAGTCTTAATCTAATATATCTTGCTTGAACTGTTGTAAAATTAACAGCTATCCCTGTAGATGTAGGACTATTATCCAAATAATTAAACCCGTGAACATTTGTCCAGTTAGCTGAGGTTCTTGTTTCAAGGTTACCGGACGATGATATATCTAAGGCTGCGTGTGTGGTTTTTCCATCGGAAAATGTTTGATAGTATCTCGCATGGTTAAAAGTTCTAAGCTGACCTAAATCGATTACTATACATGCTGGGTTTGCGCTAGTGATTACGGATCCTACAGAAAACGTAGACGCGTTGTTTGCAGATGCAGCCTTCGCTGTACGGTTAATAGTATTGGTTTCTGACCCTTGGGTATTTAAACAACCAAAAGGTGGCCATGAACCTGTAGCAACAGTACTAGAGATGTTGTACCCGTTAGGTCCATAATATGCATCTGTCGTAGGTGTTCCTGATCCAACAGTAGTCGTACCAATTGCTATACCAGCTATAGATGCATCAGCAAAATTTATCCCTGTTACGCCAGCTGGTCCACCGGAGGTTAGCATTTCCAATACCTGTAAGGAACTCATTTTATGTCCTTAGCTATCAAACCAGTCCAAGATACACCTCCGTCATGGGTGTAAAAACCAATAGTATCTCTACCAGCAGCTGTTAAAGTTGGTACTGTTCCACCTACCCATTTGATACCTGTCCACCATGTAACTATTGCTGAACCACCATTTGTCAATTCTAATATAAATGTTGCTAATGTATCTGTAACTGGTACATTACTAACTGTTAGAGTTGTAGCTGCACTTATCGTTTTTGTAAAAGCGTTACCTAGCGATAAATTAATATCGTTTGCAGCTAATGTTATTTTTGTTTCTTTTAATCCTGCTATAGTAGGCGAGGTGTTAAACACTAATGAACCTGAGCCTGTTTCGTCTGTTATAGCTGCTATTAAGTTTGCACTGGATGGTGAAGTTAGCCAATTTGTTACGCCGGTACCGTAGGTAATAACCGAGGATGAACTACCAGAAGGTGTTTCTAATAGTTTCCAGTTTGCTGATAAACTATTATATACGAATGAAACGTACGTGCCACTGACATCTAATATAAAGGCTGTATTATCTGACTCAATGGTTTTTCCTGTATTCGGTAACACTGTTACAGGGTTTGTTCTAAAGTTGTTGTTGATATCTAAAATCGCAACAGTAGCTCCATCGGTTGGAGAACCAGGAAATGTAACAGAGAACCCACCTAATGTTGTGTCGCATCGAACTAATTCATTAATAGCTGCAGTGTAGTTAGAGGTTTTAATACTTGATGCGGTTAAACCGGTACCACCTGAACCTGATGCTCCAGATGACGCTATGATGTTAGGAGTTTCTAATACTTTCCAATTAGAATTTGCACCAATATACATGAGTGTAATATATGTGCTGTCAATATCTAAAATAACAGCGCCACTATCAAACTCAACCGTGTTTCCAGCGGCTGGAACTAATATTAAATTATTAGATCCAAATGTACCGTATACATCAACGATACCTACCATAGTTCCATCGGTCGGTAGCGTCGGTAATGTTACACTAAACATCCCTGCAGCGGTGTTACAGCGTACTAGTTCGTTGAAACCCGCTAAATAATTTGAAATTTTAATTGGCGTAGGTTTAAGTCCAGAAGCTGAGGTATTTCCACTGAAAGTAAACGGAATAGTTAACAAACGCCAATTAGTTGTTGCTGCGTTATAAACAAATAACGCGTATGCTCCATTTACATCTAATGTTAATGATATAGCATCACCTTCAATAGTTGCGCCTGATCCAGGTACTAATGTAACAGGATGAGAACTAAAGGTTTTAGCGACATCTAAAATTCCAACTTGTGTACCATCTGTCGGTGATGAAGGGAACGTTATAGTAATTGGGGTTTCAGTGGTATCAGCACGTACTAAATCGTACATCTCCGCTGTATAGTTTGTGGTTTTAATAGGGGTTGCGAGTACACTACCCCCACCTCCCCCACCGGTATCCATAATTGATGCTACACCATTAGTGATTTTTAATACACCTGTTGTAGATGTCGACAATCCACTAATTGAAGTTAGTAGACTATTAATGGTTTGAGGTGCAACACCATTAATAGTTAGGTTGCCGGTACTAGCTGATATATTATTATTAACGTGATCTAAAAAAATACTCATCCTGTTACCTCAACCGTTTGAACCGTTGCGACCCATTTAATTGATTTTCCAGCTTCCCCAACTACAGATATTGATAATCCTCCGTATACAGTATCAGCAACCAAATTTGCATCCCAAACCATGGTATCTTCAGCTAATAATTGTTTAGATGGTGCACCTATAAAAGATGTACTAGCTGGTGTCGAATTCCGGTCTATACAACCTTCAAAAATATATGCTGCGCTTTCATTATTGATGTCAGATCTTCTTGCTACAATATTAACCCTGAAAAAATAAGTACTATCATTTGGTAAAATAACCTGATTGTTTAAACTTGCTGCTTCAGCATCGCTTGTCAATACGGTGATAGTATCATCTGACGTTTGTGCTCGCAACACCATCATTCCAAATTGAGCGTCACCAGCTGCGGTAAATTGTCCTGACGCGTAAGCATATTTACCGGTTATACTCGATGATGAATTTGTTCCAAGTGCTACTGAATTTGAACCTACAGCGTATGGCCGTACTGAAGTAGGTGTTGAGTTTTCAGCATATAGTCTAGTGCTTCTATCTGAATTTACTTGCCAATTAGTACCATCGCACAATATTTGTAACCCTTCACCGCGATGTAGGGTTAAGCTGTCAACTCCGTCTATAGTCTCTAAACCGTTAGGGTCAACAGTAACAACATCTGTAGAGTTTGAAGAACTATTCCAAAGCGTAATATAAAAACCAAGCCTAATTGTAATAGCTGGTGGTAACGATAATGTAAAAGAATTACCTGTACAATTAAGAATTTTACCACCGTCGGAAATATTTACCGAATAGGTGGAAGATAAATTGATGATAGGTATACTAGGAATATTGCTATTAACCGCACGTGAATAAACAGTGCTAAAACTCATACACTATCTCCAATAATAAACAAAAAGAGTATTTACTCTTATTTTGCATACGCATATTTGTAACCGTTTTTAAGTACTAACGAATAATATTATTTATCACACATTGTGATATGTTAACTATACAAAACTCAATAGGTATTTTAAAATGATAGTTAGCAATATTATAAAACGTTGCCCGATACTACAACCTCGAGTGTTTTTACAAATCTAATAGTTGCTAATCCTCTTGCTGCAATAGTAATTGATGTTTTTACTCCGGTTTTACCTGCAACGTACATATACAGTACACCGGTTTTATTTAACGTAATAGTACTATCACTATCATTATAAATCGATACTGTATCACCTATTGAAAGCACATTTGGAGCGAGAACAACATCACTAAATGTATTAATTGTTTTACCTACATCACTGACCATGATAGTATACATTGAAAAAACAGGTTTTAAAATGAACTTACGAACGTTTCCTAACCCGTCAGCCACTATACCGTCAGCAGATACGTTACCTTGTGTTGATATACTGGTATCAGCAGTAATTGTACCTGATGTAGATATATTACCAGTAAAGGTCGCACCCAATAAACTAGCTTTACCTGCTAACACTAAATTAGTAGCAGTGCTAACAGGCTTATCTAAATCAGCAGTATTATCAACTTGGTCTAAACCAACATCAGCTTTTACTAATGTAACAATGCCTGTTTTACCAGCTACGGTATCGACAGCACCGGAAGTAATATACACATATTGTGAACCTGACCAACGGTACGTTTTATTTGTATCAGTTTCAACATAAATTCTATTTGTGATTCCGGTTACCGGAAAAGCTGATAATGTTGCATACTCTTCTATTTGATCAACAAATGCTGGTAAATATTGTACATCGATCAATGTATTTGCATCAAGAGGACAATATCCATTTGGCGCACCTTTTTCAGATGATGCTTGATATACATCATCATGGTTATGATCACCCGCTGCGACATCTAACGAACTTGTACCTACTGGTAATCTAGCAACATCAATGGTATTGGCGGTAATGTTACTTGCATCTAAATTATTAATAAGGTGTCCGTCACCTGTAATACCGTCCCAAACATCAAGACCGCCAACCACTAATAGATTACGACTGATGGTAGCGTCACGTGTCACTGACAAGTCCTGATTTATACTAACGTCTGTACTAACTACTAAATCACCGGAAATATTAGCTTGACCATTACTAACAGAAAACGCACCGGTTAATGCAAAATCTCCACCGACTGTTAAATCACCTGTAATAGTAGCGTTTTGACCAACTGTTAGACCGAGACTGATTGAACCAGTTCCATTAATGCTATAATCACCTTGTACGATATTATTACTAATAGTAGTAATATCACCTGTAGAGCTTAACGATCCAGCTACATTCACGTCACCGTTAATTGTAACCGTGTATGCACCTGGTGCACCAGTGCTTACAAAACTCAATGCAACATCGTCGGTAGTAGAAGCATCATTAAATTTTAGAACACAATCATACGTGTTATCAACGCTCCAAACCCATGATGATGGATCGGTTGTTAGATCTGTATTACCCCCGTGAGCTAAGACAACAGCTCCTCCTAACACCGGTGACGTTGCATGAGATTTTAAAGTATTAGCAATAAAATCTCCGGACGCTAATAATGAATCTAATGTATAATTATTTAATCTGAAGGTGTAATCTTGTGAACCTGATTTATCACCATGAAAATCGATATATTGACCAATTTCCATTACACCTTGCTTATCTATAGATGGCGATGCTTTTGCCCACCATGAACCGTCGACAGCAGTTGCTAATGTTAATTTTACCCAGTTAATAGGAAGTCTTGCAGGTTCAACAGCTAGCATATAAGGTTGGTCGTTTACAACTGCTATTTCACCTTTTTTAGCTGTTAAATGAGGTAACAATGTTGGCCAATCTAATCCAATATAAACATTACCAGATGTAATTTGAGGTGGCCAAGTAGCATCCATGACACCGTTGCGTTCAATACCTACATAACCTACAGGTGCATCTCGACCTATCGTTGTAGCAATAAAGTCAAACGCAATAGTTTCATCTGCTGGCACCCATGCACCGTCCTGCTTAACGTACAGTCCAGGATTGATATCTGTTTGGTATGCAAAATCATAATTTTCGTCAGCTAAGACCGTGACCATTTCACTCGACGGTACATAAGCTACAATATGGTATTGTTTAGGTGTTGTTAATGATGAGTTTAGTTCATCGAGTAATGTGATCATTTTTAATCCTGTGGACATAGTTCCAATAAATATATATTATTTATTTGATTTTTTACGAAAAAGTCTATATAATATTAAAGATTGTTAATGAAGAGGGTTTGCAATGACTGAAGAGCAATATAAAAAGATGTTAGAGCTCATTACGGCGATGAGTAAACGGTTAGGATATATGGAAGATAAATTAGATAGGTTGTTGAAAGACAAAAAATAAACTATTTTTGGTGGAGGGTTGTATGGTATACGGTGGAATTTTTAGTTTAGTTATAATTTGTGGTATTTGGGTAATTATGTTTTTACGTGATGCAAAAAACTTATCATGCAAAGACTTAATAAAATATATTGTAGTTGTTATCGCTATTATTTCAGGTATTGGATTTAAACTATACGGTAAATATGAAATTGAAAAATTTCAAGATGTTCATAACAATGACGTCGTTTTTACATATATAGATTCAATGAATATAGTAGATTTGCGTAATAAATTAAAAGCATGTCAAATTGATTCGAGCAATTGTACGATTGTGTTTCCGCAAAAATAGATACACATAGAAAGAGCGCACAATGTGCGCTCTTTTTTATAATTCTTTTATATTATTAATAGCAAGAATTCTCTTCATTAACGATAGGGTCTGTCGATTATAGTTCTTATCGATATACACTAACAAGTCCTCTTTTTCATCGATGATAAGTACTTTATCTTTGAACTTACTTACATCAAATAAACAATCATCCGTAAAAAAATCTGTAATAAAATTATAGAATGTGTATGTGAACGGTTTACCTAATTCACATAATCTCTTACGTCTTGCTAACCTATCGTAAACGGTATTCATGGCTTTTTAATATAATAGAAATGTGACCTTACACCCATGAATGTAGCATCACCTTCACCTGCCATTTCCCACCCATAACGTGTTGTCATTTTTTTGGTAATCATACCGTAAACCCGTACTCTAACAGGGTCGGTTTCATCACCACCGTAATACAAAACATCTACGGTATTAGCTTGAATAAATTTAACAGCGATATTAATTACTGTAGAAATTAATTCAATTGGCTTGTTTGTAGGGAATCGTGTATTTACAGGTTGTCCAGTATTTGAGTCCATTGGTGCAAACGCATAATACCATGTATTATTCGTTACAGGTGGTGCTGGGTTAAATTGTCTATAGATCATACTATCTTCTTCAATTTTACGCATTTGTACTGCGTATTCTTGACCATCGACAACAAACGAACTATAGTACGCATCTCCGTGCCACTTCCAATTTAATCCATTTTCCTTATCGTCATATAACTCAAATAATCTCATGATTATTTTGCGTAATAGTCGCGAATCAATGCTTCGAGGAAGCTACGATATTGAGGAATTGCACTCAAATACGAAATATCAGCTTTATTGACATCTTCATTCGATGAATTTTTGAATTCGTTATTTTCCATATGGATTTGATATTTGCGAACTCCACCGCGAGCTTGAGGATCATTAGGACCTGACGGTTTCGTAAAGATAATATAAAGCTTACCTTGTGCAGAATATTCATTAAATTTGCAAGGTTTATCTGTATAAGCTGTACACCATGCTGTACCGCCGCCATACAATTGAGCTGCTGCTTCTGTTTTTGGAATAATTACTGTAAAATCGTCAGATTTAAACCCGTTATAGATTTCAGCTCCTTCCAATTTAGTTTCAGCTTTTTGTTGTTTACCCGATTTAAGATCTTGAGCGACAACTGCATCAACAGCTGCAGCGAAACCATCATCACCGTTATAGATAGGGTAATTCATAACACTGTTAGAATGTCCAGCTGCAACTAATGCATTTTTAACAACAGGTTTTTCAAATGCTTCTAAACGTTCTTTAAGTTTTCCTAACTCAGCTAATTTAAATTGATTATTAGCGTACCATTGCATAACGCGTACAATCGATTTATTAGCTGGCATACCTAAAAATTTTGAAATTTCTTGTACGAGTGCTAATGCATTTTCAGCTTGTGGTTTATTTGGAGTATCATCAGCAGCGTATGCTTGTAAAATAGCTTCCGAATTTTTAGCAGCTTCATCTTCACGAGCTTCATCAATTTGATAAGACTCATTAATACCTGCCAATGTAAGTAATCTGTCTAGATCTAACATGGTTGTGTACACCTCATTTGTTAATTTGCTAATAATTATGTTATTGTATTTAGCTTTACTAAATACCTCAAGTGAAAAAAAACGTCCAGCTCCTGACGAACTGGACGTTTTTAATTGATATTTTAAGCGTATACCATTGCGGTTATAGCCATAGCTATTAACAATGGATTATAGATAAAATAACCAAAGCATGAAAGCAAAGTAAGTAAGATGTATTTCATATTTGTATCACTCATGGTTGAGTTTTAAATTAAAACTAGCCATTCTTATGGGTTGGCTAATTGTACGTGATATGTTAAACCACACAACACGATGTATTATAATATATCGCTCATCTATTTATACAGTACTTTCATTGAAGATTATCTATTATTCATTGATAATTAATTCATTAATCATTAAGAATTCCACAAACCCTAATTTTTCACCAATCATTTTTTTGTAGATTCCAGTAATCAACGCATAATTATCAGCTTGTCCTTGTTTTTTAGCAATCGCTTTAGCTTTATTCCATCTACCTTCCGCTTCACTGGTAGATATATGATGTTTTTTAGCTGTCTTTTTAATATATGAAGTAGGCATTGTTTAAGTCCATTAACAATTTTGCGGTAAGATAATATCGAATAAAAACATTTATTTATCATTGATAATAAATTGAATTTATAATATAATACATCCGTAGAGATATAGTTTTTAAAAAAACATAAAGGATGATAATATGGATTATAAATTAGTTTTTGCGAATGATATTAAGATTGAGTCACACGCAAAAGGGGTTGACGTAGTCATTAATAACGAACATACAGCTTCATTTGCTGAACTATCTAACGTAGTGAAGTTATATCGGACAGATAAGGATGAATGTGTCAAGCGTCTAACAGGTGGTTCATTTTTCTTTATAAACGGACAACTCATTGATCATAGAGATATAACATACCAAGGGTATATTATGACTGATTCAGATATTTCTGAATTAATGTCAAAGCTTGGCTATGTTACAGGTGTACCAGTAAAAGATCTAAAAGGTCTACACTTAGTGAATAGCGGTCGCAGCGATTATACGTTAATTTCACCGTATAAGCGTAGAGGTCTAACTTTAGGTTCAGTTGAATTATATCATGTATGGAGTACGTTTTCAAGTAATATTAGATTTTCATATAAAATTACAGTAGAAGAAGGTGATGTAATTTTTAATAGACCTCTATCGAACCATAAAGTATCAATTACATCAAAAAACTGGTATAATATACTATTAAGAGATAGTGAAGTATGTTTATCAAAAATAGTTAACATATTTGAAGCAAAATTTGTAAATCTATCAAACGAGAAATGTTTAGGTAAAGATGTAGCTAATATTAATGAACACGCTAATATTAGATTTGTTCAAGAAATCATAGACGATACATCAAAAACATATGCTGATGATGAAGAAACACATTTAACAAAATTAAAAGCATGGCAATACGTCGTTGAATTAATTCAATATGATACAAACGATGGAAAATACATAGGTCAGTTGTATCAAATTGCAAACAACTTATTATGGGTAAAGTAATGGATGAACAAAAAATAACCACATATCAAAAAACAATATTATTTCATTTCGCAAGTGTTGAATCTAAATTATTTCGAAACCGGTTTTTGTTGGTGTTTATAGCAGGTTTAATTTTAGCTTTATCAGCTTCGATCGGTACGTTATGGTACAATAACGGGTTAATTCCATCGTTAGAGTCAAGTACAGTATTAGTTGTTAGTGTACTAATCATGATGTATTTGATTCAAATAAACAGATATTTAACCGCAGCATCTGTATTTCTAATTGAACTTCATACTAGATTGTTTATGTTTATGAGAATTTTCAAACAGTTTGATTCAAGTGATGAAAATGTTGATTTTAAGACAATTCTCGAAACTGAAATGGATCTATTAGAAAGTGAGATTAAACATCGGTTTAAACACACAATACGATAGATTCTTAAAACTCTAGTCTAAACCCCTAGTCTAAAACCCTAGGGGTTTTTACTGTCTACTCGACTAGCATAAATACGTAATCTATTTCACCAATTATTAGAATATAAAAATGAGCACATTTTACCAATTTTTAGTCGAGTCAGAAGTAGCAGATCAATGGCTATCAACTCACGTGAGACATACAGTTGATAAGTACCCAACCCAAGAAATTATTGATGGTTTAATCCACTCATATCCATATACAAAAAAATTACCTGTATACAGAAGCGTTAATTTTGCTGATGAAGAACAGTATAGAACATTTTTAGAACAAACTGACCACGGTACTAAATTATCAACTAGTACTATTACATCGTGGTCACCTGATGCACATACTGCGCACCAATACGCTGTTACACGTCCAACGTTCTTCGACGGTGAAGGTAAGTTTGCACAACCTGAAGATAAGAAACGCAATGAACGCGATTTTCTAGTCGGTACAGCGGGAGTTGTATTAAAATTAAATGTACCTTCAAATTCAGCAATTGATGTTTCACAATCAAAGTACACCCATGAAAGTGAGATCATCTTAGTACCTGGACATTATGATATATCTATCTACAAAACAACCATACCGTACGTTAGATCTATTCACGATGAAAATTATGATGAAATTATCCAAGCGTTAGATGATTTAGATTCAGGCTTCAATAGACAAAAACTTGAACATGTTTTGTTTAGATTTGCTGATTTATCAAATGAAGCTAAAACTAAAATTTGGGAACTATTTAAATTTAAAGATAAAATTGATACTTATGTAGATGTACAAGGTAGTGATCAATCTGAAGATAATGTTATTCGTGTAGATTACGATATTCCAGACGGGTTATTGTACTGCTATAGAATTTTATTACCAGAACATCAACAATCGGTTAGGTTAGCTGTTAAAAATGCGTTGCAAGACATCAGTAATAAAATTGAAAAACTTGCAAAAGAAAAAGAAATCGATCTTAGAACGGTTCGTATTCATGCATCACCTACTATCGTATTAGGTGAGTTAATTACCGGTATCAATGCATTTAGAAATATCGATAATGAATTGCAACAACGTTATAGAAGCGTTGAAAATGAAACTGATATTAAATCGATTGAAAAATTACCACACGATGAAAAAATTCAAGCGATTAAACGTTTCAGTAATGATTTAATTCAAGTGATCAACAACCTACCTAAACAATAATGGATAATTACAGAATTGAATTTTCTAACAAGTCAAAGACGCCGTTTGAGGTTGGATACCGATCATTCAATTCTCAAACATCCTTGACTTTACCAGGTAAGAATAGCGTTAATTATGGAAAAGACTTAAATTCATGTTTTTACCATTTATTAGAAAGCTTTAGTAACGATTTACCACCAGTTAATCCGATTGAAGGACAGACGTGGTATGATTACGACAGTAAAGTCTTACGGATATACAATTTAGATCGATGGGAACGTGTCGGTTTAATGGATCCTCCAACAGTACCAAATGATGCTGTTGGACCATCTGAAATGCAATCAATCATAAACCAATACCTTAAAACAGATATTGGTGAGATGGCTGGGCCATTATTGTTAAAAGAGACGTCTATTGGTGATTCTGACAACGCTGCTGTAACGAAACGGTACGTAGATAATCAACAACCACCAACGATGAATGATTTGGTACCATTGAGTGGTAATCAAGTCGCGATAACAGATGGTATTATAGTCGAAGATGTACCAATTAGAGAGACTTTACAAGCTGTTACCAAAATATACGCTGACGAAAACTCCCCATCAGTACAACGGGTTAAAGATAGTTTAGTATTAGTTAACGGTAATGCAGCAAAGAACATCATTAACGTTGTTAAGTTGGTACCCCATAACCAACTTTTTGTATTTGGTTGTATTAGTCTGTTAGGTTCAAATGCTTTTAGAGATGTACCGTTAGGTAATATAGGTGACATCATAAATGCCAGTTTAACAGTTACCAAAACTGGTACAGCTAATGCGGCTACTGTTAGTGCAAGATTCATTTCACGTGATGGTATAGTTGATACAATTAGAGTGATAAAACATGGTGATTTAACATTACCTGTGTCAGTATATTTTACTATAACAGGAAACATAGCATGATAGATACATCCTTAATAATCTATTCTACAAACTCAATGTTACCAAAATCGATTACAGTTGCTCCGCGTACACGTGATACTAGTACATCACTAGTACTACACGGAGATGGTACTTTTAACTATGGTCATGAACTGTTAACAAACCTGTTACATTTAGCTGAAAATTTTAGTAATAGTACACCACCTACTAACCCAATATCTGGTCAAAAATTCTATAATAATGTTGAAAAACTGTTATATGTATACCACGATATATGGAATGAGAGTATAAGTTCATATGTCGGTGAGTGGACACCGATTACTATTGTAGAAAACTCAAGCACGTTAGATATAGTGTACGAGTCTGAAATCACGTCAAAGCATAGTGATCGAACACTATCACAGTATGTTAGTAAAATAATTCCATTGATTGGTAATAATTCGCCTGTAGAACTAACATTAATTGATGTTCCGCCGGAAATTGACAATCAAGCTGTTACCAAAAAATACGCTGATTCGATACTATCACGTCCTGTACCGTATGTACCTAAAACAGGTACAGTTACAATGACAGGACCATTGATATTACCTGATACTGCGAGAACAGACAATGATAATACATTAGTAAATATTAAATACGTCTACGAATTAGGTAGGTTCGATATTAAAGATGAAATTTCATCACCGAACGAATATAATGTAATTACCTACTCTGATGTTGGTCGGAAACAAGCTGATGGTACCGATGATGTATCACCTTGGTTCACAATGATATATTTTAATGAAACTATTGCAGACGGTTTAAACAATAAACAAATATCTTTACCGTTTACATTCTCAACTGCCGTGAACATAGATACATCGTACAACTATAGTATGGCTGTAACATGCAGTTCTGTGGGATCTAATGTTGTCTTACATGCAGTAGTAAATTCAGGTTCATCAATTACAATAACTAGACCGGGGACTACAGGAGAGTTAAAAATCTGTGGAACTGTGTACGGTTTCCGGAATAGATAGCAGGTTAATTAAACAATGACAACATCAGCATATACAGTTAATTTTTCTGATACAAATAAAGCACCAATTGTAATTGAACCAAGTGAGTTAAATTATGATACAACACTAACCTTATTTGGTAGGGATTCTACCTCTTGGGGAGCTCACTTCAACAACAACTTAGTTAAAATACTCGAAAATTTCTGCAATGATTATGTACCTGGATATACAGGTCAAGTATTAGAAGGTCAATTATGGTATGATTCTGGTAATAAGCAATTAAAACTATGTACCGATTCAACAAATGTAGAGTGGATGCCTCTAACACGGATACCATCTCCAGAGTTAACAGGTATAGTTACTACATCTATATTAGATATTCGTTTAGCTGATTATATTCCGTTATCAGGTAATCGTATTGCCATGACCGGTGAATTGTTAGCTGTAGCAATTGATGAATATAGTAACCCGTTATCAGTAGCTACAAAAAAATATGTAGATTCAATAGTATGTAAATGTGCTACTAGTGATGGCAATTGGGTTAATAATTATTTGAGTGATACTGGAGGTATCATATCAACTACTATTATTTTACCAAACAACATTACCAATTTTAGCTACGCAGCTACAAACCTGTACGTTACATCGAAAAATTTTATTACAGATACACTTGCACCAGAGATAACGGTTGCTAATAATACAGTTGATGTTACTAACAACCTATCAGGTATGTTTACTGGGTGGCCACCAGCTGGTACTGGCATCTACAAATACTATGGAACGATTATAATTCCAGGTACCACAGCACTAACTCCACATGTATGTGTATGTACATTTACTGATGCTCTAGCAACAACATACAATGTAAATGTTTCAGGTACTATACTGAACAATAAAGATGTTGCAGGTACAATCGATACCGGTTCAGCTTGTGATGCTTATGTAGATATTATTTCAGGTACCGAATTTCAAATTAAATGTTCAGCTAGCACATTTGCTCAATTGATTTATGTAACAGTATTTGGACATAAAGCTTAAAAATATTATTGAAATATAAATGTAGATAATATATAATACAGGTCGGTAAGATAGACTTACCGACCTTTTCATTTTTAAAGAGGATTTCTTTAATGACAAAAAAATACGATGTACTCGTCTACATTGGACGTTTCAGTCCAATTCATAACGGCCATATTGAAACTATCAAAACAGCCGCTAAACTTTGTAAAAAACTAATCATTATTGTTGGTTCATCTCATGGTCCAAGGACTATTAAAAATCCATGGACGTATGATGAACGAAGAAACTTCATTATTACATCACTTGAAAATATTGATGATCCTGATGTAAGAGCACTTGACGTAGATATTCAGTCAGTTGTTGATTATTTGTATAATGATGAACGATGGGCTACTCATATTCAAAATATTGTAAATTGCAGCTCAAATAGCGATAATATCGGTATCATTGGACATGAAAAAGACGAATCAAGTTATTACATTCATATGTTCCCACAATGGAAAAAACATCTGATTAATGCTGTTGAGATTGATAGTAAAGTTATCAACGGTACTGATATTAGAAAAGCGTTCTTTAATTATACGATTGAAAAATTTGTAGAGTATTTACCTTATTCAGTTTATATTGATTTGTATACAAAATCGTCACTACCACCCTTTGTAGAATTGCGAAAAGAAAAAGAATATATTGATCAATATAAGCAATCTTTTTCAATGTTACCTTACCCACCTATCTTTGTTACAACTGATGCTGTAGTAATACAATCAGGGCATGTTTTAATGATTGAGAGACGTTCGTACCCCGGTAAAGGACTATGGGCATTACCAGGTGGTTTTGTTAACGCTGAGACAGATCGATCATTACAAGATGCAATGTTGCGTGAATTACGTGAAGAAACAAAACTTAAAGTACCTGATAAAGTATTGAAAGGTAGTATAGTTGATAAACGTGTATTTGATGCTGTTGGACGTTCATTACGCGGTAGAACAATAACACATGCGTATCATATCAGATTACATGATGGTGAATTACCGAAAGTTAAAGGTAGTGATGATGCAGCGAAAGCAAGATTTATTCCGTTAAATGAAGTTTCAAGGTCTAATTGCTTTGAAGATCATTTTGAAATTATTTCTTGGTTTACAGGAGTTTAATATGTATAAATCAAACGAGTATAGTGATGGTTTTTCTGGGTTGATATTTGTTATATTTCTTGGCATTATAATTATCGGCTTTGCATATTTTTTTTTTCACCTAATACATCATCAACACCCACACCAACGTCATTAGAAAGAATTCATTATATTCAAAATCTTTCCCGCGAAGAAGCTATTGATTTGTTACTAGTTGTATCAACGTATAGTGATTGCTATAGCTGTACAAAAATAATCAATAAAGCCATGGTCACTAATACAGGTAAACAAAAATGAAAACGATATTAATTTTATGTTTACTGTTAGTAGGTTGCGATTCATTGACAACCTCGCCAGGACCAGATAGAGAGGTCGTAAGAATATCTTACATCAATAGTTTATCACCAGAAAAAGCAAAGGGAATCTTAATCGCGTGTGCAGATGCGCAGTGGCGCTATAATGTCATTGAAAAACATATGAAGTATGAGCAATATACCTATGGAGTACAAAAATGAAAAATTTGTTATTAAATTCAGATAGTTACAAATATTCAATGCATGTTCAATACCCACCTGGAACTGATTACGTATATTCATACATTGAATCACGTGGTGGTATTTACGACACGGTAGTGTTTTTTGGACTTCAGATGTTTATCAAAGATTATTTGATGAACCCTATTACGATTGAAGATATAGATGAAGCTGAAAAAGTATTATTACCTCATGTTGGAGTTTTTAACCGTGAAGGTTGGGAATATATTATAAAACACCATAACGGTAGATTACCAGTTGAGATTAAAGCTGTTAAAGAAGGTACGAAAGTACCTGTTAGTAATGTATTAGTATCGATTATCAATACAGATCCAAATTGTTTTTGGTTAACGACGTTTCTCGAAACAGCATTATTGCGTGCTATTTGGTACCCAACTACAATTGCAACTCAAGGTTATTATACCAAGAAGAATATCAAAAAATATTTGGATATGACAAGCGGTATTATTGGTGGACTTGATTATATGTTAATCGATTTCGGAAGTCGTGGAGTTTCTAGTTTAGAAAGCTCAGAAATCGGTGGAACTGCTCATTTATTAAATTTCAAAGGGTCTGATAATGTTTTAGCTATTGCGTATGCAAAGAAATATTATGGGTGCACAACAGCTGGCTATAGTGTACCAGCTATGGAACACAGTACTGTTACCAGTTGGGGAAGAGAAAATGAATTTGATTCCTACAATAATATGGTTGAAAAATATAAGGATTTTCCAATCGTAAGTTGTGTTTCTGATAGTTATGATATCTTTGAAGCATGCCATTATGTTGGCAAACATTTAAAAGATAAAATTATTGCTAATAACCAGACCTATGTTATTAGACCTGATTCAGGTGATCCGGAAAAAGTAATTGTTGAATGTTTAGAGATTCTAAGTGGTTATTTTGAATGCAAAGAAAACCTTCATGGGTATAAAGAGTTATCTAATGTCAAGATATTATGGGGTGATGGCATTAATCATGATAGTATTGAACAAATCATGTATGTAGTTGCCATGGCCGGGTATAGCATTAATAATTTAGTTTTTGGTTCTGGTGGAGCATTATTGCAACAAATGAATCGCGATACATTAAAGTTTGCTATGAAATGTAGCGCTATTAGAGTGAACGGTGTATGGAGAGATGTTTTCAAAAATCCTGTAACTGATAGTGGTAAACAATCTAAACGTGGAGCTGTAAAATTATATCAACATAAAATTGATAAAAAATTCGTTACAGCTGTTGGTGCACCATCACCTGATTATGAAGATGTTATGGAATTAGTGTATACAAATAATAGATTACACCGCGATCAAACATTAGATGAAATCAGATGTTTAGTAAATATGTAACATCTATTCTAATCTTTGTTCTCCTTTGATCTCCCAAATGACAATTAGAAAATAATACATAGATATATCTTTTAGTTGTCATTTAATCTCCACTATTCTCCTTTAAATTCCAAATAAAATTTTTCTATTCTTTTATTCAATTCAGAGATATAATTATTTCTATTTTTAATAAAGACTTGAGGGTTCATTTGTCTTTCGACAGCTATAATAGTAACAATTTGCTCAACATCGATACCTGTACCTTCAAGTAACGCAAGTGAATAGAAAGTTTCTTGTAAGAAATAATCATTGCACATTTCATCTGTTTTTACATTATTAGAAGTTTTAAAGTCAATAATAGAAAGAAGACCTTTGTATTCAGCGATACAATCAACACGTCCTGCAACTTTAAGAGCGTCACTATATAAGCCAGCTTCTTGTATGGCGATATTATTGATATTTCTAAGGACATATTTTAATTTTTTGAACAATTTTATATCAAACGGTGAATATTCACCAATCTCAGTATTGTTTAAGTAATTTTCACACATAGCATGAACAGCTGTTCCACGATCTGCGCATCGTTTTGTTTCAACATCAGCAGCTTCTTCACCTAAGCGTTCTCTCCACTCGATTAGAAACTCTTTTGGTCCGTACCCTAAAACGGAAGTAATAGACGGGTATTCATTACCATTACAATTATAGTGTCTGATCCCATGTTTGATATCAGTTGTAATTTCAGGTATTTGTATCGGTTTGTGATTAAATTTCATATAATACCAACTTAGTCAAAATTGGTATAATATAGTATTAAATTAGATATTCATACCTGTAAATCTAATGAATACGATTTTTAATTAACATAATCATTATGTTATTGTAAGATCTAACTATAATATCATTTAAATTATCGTTACCTATGTTATTTACGTACACGTGTCTTATAGCGAGGGTATACATTACCTGAAGTCGGTCTTAACTTGTAATTAACTTTTGGGTATACGGTATTAGTTACTGGTCGTTCAGGGTATACATACAAATGCAAATTGGGTGCACCTTGTAGTTCACACATCCATCCTCCCGGTATACTAGCTAGTTGTTCTGTATTAGCTAGTTGATCAGGAATTGCATGTTTAGTAATATAAGCTAATGCATCTGCCTGTGTCATATTTGGATACATCTCCAAGGCGCATGCCAAAACTCCACAAACCTGTGGTGATGCCATCGACGTTCCAGTATCTATTGAGTTCCCATACAATGGATTTCGTGGATTAAATATCATAAGACTGCTACCTGAATTGTAAAACTCCCTGGAACTAATTATTGTGGCACCTGGCGCAAAAACGTTAACTTTTGGACCACAACAACTCATAGTCCATTTAATCTCTGTATTGGTCGCCGCAAACGGAACGGGTACATAAGAATCAGTAGCGCCTACGCAAATAGCGCTAGGTGACGCTGATGGTACATGACCTCTATTATAGTAAATCTGACTAGTCGTACCATCCTGTATGATTTTAACATAATTGTTATAATCCACGCCACCCGGTATATCTATTTTGGCGCCAGTGTTTCCAGCTGCTCCGACAATGATAATTCCTTCAGATATTGCATCTTCGATATCAGCTATCTCATCCGTATTTGATATTTGGATTGATACCGTTCCGCTATCCATTAGTAACCCAGCGGATCTACTTTCAATATCTGTAACTGGATCAAACCCATTACCGATTAGGGATCCACGATAATTAAACTGCGTTACACCATTTGTACGTAGAATCCTACCAAAACTACAATTGCATATGGTCGGGTTTTTAATACCTGTTAACGGATTGACTGGCTTTGAAGTATGAAACGCTCTAATGTAATCCCACATATGACTTCGGAGTGCAGGAAAGGTATCATCGTTTGAGTTTGAATACGGACAAATATTAAAAATATTTGCATCTCTTGCCCACCCGTTTTCATTACCAGCTGCGATACCAGCGACATGACTCCCGTGACCTGAATTCACATCCCTTGAATAATTATAAGCTGTTGAGGTATTACCAGTTGGTTGAACTATTGGGTCTAGATTAAACCAATTAAAATGGTTAACTCGTGTACCACCGGTACCATCATTATTAATGCTGAATGATGGGTGGTTTGGTTCAAACAGTCCATCAACAATAATAACATCAACGTGTTTTCCACTTAAACTGCAAGAAACAGTTCCAACTATATCTTCTACTGCCCCGCCTGAGCGCCACTGCGGGGTTTGGTGTTCTTCTGTGCACCGTTTCAGCCCCCAGTTATACAACTGTTCGGTTGGAGTTACTTGATACCGTTTACTAAATTTTATTGATGGGGTCGTCCAGAGCGGGGTATCAGCAGGTATCATACTAACTGCTATTACGTCTAGCACTCTAGGATCTTTTTTAATCTCCTCTGCTTCAGCTGCCGTTAACATATAATGAGTATTCCGGCTAATTGGTCTCTTATGCGCTACAACTACTGCTCTGTCAGGAGTATACAGATTACCGCCTGGAGTTTCCATATCACTATAGAAACCCTCAAGGTCATCAAAGTTCTTTAATGTAACGACGTACTCTTCTAACTCTACCATGTTAGCTTTCCAATTTAACTAAAGTTAAATACACTGTGAATGATCCTGAGGTGGTATTCGTGTTCGTAACAGCAAGTTCTATATCAGTTGTAGGTGTAGTCTCATCGTTAAACCCGACCACCCCTGGTGAAATCAACACTGGGGTATTTGATGTTGTAATCACTTCCGCTATAACACCGGGTGTCGATGGATCCACTGTCAGGGCCCTGCTAGCATCTGCGGCTCTCGCTGACTTACTAGAGTAGATACGAACCCAAGCACCACCTACAGTGGAATTAGTACTAACTTTATATAGAGCATATCCTTTAAAGCCTACTAATGTTAAATTTGCAATTGCTCCAGCAGCGATTGTACCTGTGGTACCTTGAATAGTAGTTCTACTTGACGTACTTCCCCCACCACTACCAACTAGCGTTGATGGGTTAACCCATGTTAGACTTGTTCCTGTACTAGCTAACAAATAGTTATTAGCACCTAACGCAGTACCAGCTAATGAGGTACCGTTACTCGTAACAATACCTGCTGTAGGAGCTGTTAATCCACTACCAACCAACGTTGATTTATCAATCCAAGTGTAACCTGTATTAGTTGAATTTATAGCTAATAATTGATCAGCGATACCGTTTGTACTTGATAAAACAGTTCCATTACTCGTAACAATACCTGCTGTAGGAGCTGTTAGTCCACCACTACTTGTTCCTGATCCTGAGGTAGCTGTAGCTGTAAGATAGTTATTTCGGTAAGTAATACTACCTGCACCTGTACCAGCCATTGTGATCGTGACCGGTACAGTTGATACAGTCACCCTACCTGCACCTGACCATCCACTACCGGAGCTGTTAATATTACCTTCTGCTATTACTTCTGTACCGTTTTTAATCGTAAGAGATGCAATACTCCAGGCCTGTGGTGTGGTAGACGCTGAACCGGTGCCGCCAGTTATCCAATAATCTACTGGTGTACCCGTAAGTGAAGCTGGAATTGTAATAGTAGCAATAGTGGCAAGTGCAGTGTTTGTTTTTGTTGCAACGGTACTTTGAACCATCACTACAGCGCTCGCCCCCCCACTACCGCCACCACTACTGATACCAGTTAAAGTACCACCGACCGCTAATACCTCTATAAACATATCGGATACAGTCGCAACAGCTGTTGAAATACCACTTAACGCGCAGGTGTACTGTCCAGATAGATTCATTGTATATGATGCCCCAGCTCGTAACGTTGTCATAAACGTTTCACTTGAACCTACTCTACGTATGGACGTTCCATTAATATCGACATATATGTAATGGACACATATTGGTGCTGAACCTGTAAACTTTGTTTTAAAACCTACTGTAATACTTACCATAGTATCTACTGTTACCGCAGGTATCTGTAGCGATATCAATTGTGTAGGTGCACTCAGACTTGCATATGAAGAATTTGATCCATCATGTAGCAGCCATTGCGATCCAGTTTTTTCTGTCGTTTGTGTCGCAGGTAACGTTTTTGTACCTGGATCATGAACAGCAATAGCGTTAGAATTAATCATCGAAGATGATCCACCACCTAACTTAGATGGGTCAACCCATCTTAGACCTGCTCCTGTACTAGCTAACAAATAGTTATTAGCACCATACGCAGTACCATTTAACGTAGTTCCTGTACTAGTTACAATACCTGCAGCGGGTGCGGTAAGACCCCCTACACCACCCCCACCACCCGAGGATATCGGAATATCTGCAGCCAACGCTTTACCGTACACCAACCAATAAAAACCCGCTTCCCTCCCGTCATACCCACTCAAATCCTGTCTAAAATATTTTACCCCTGTGATATTCCCGTTCGTATCTGTGATTTCATCACATATCTGAAACTCTGAATCCCCGTAAATACTACCGGTCGTCGTTGTGGATGGCATGCGAACCGATGATGACCAACCATACAGACTATTAGCACTCATAGGTTTTGGTAGGGTTAACGTACGAACAATGTATGCAGTGTTGGGGGCCACCATCGCTACATAACCCCATTGCATTATAAACCCATTTGGAAAAATTTGATAACCTGGACTTTGCATTAACGAATTTAATCCTGATGGGCCAGAACCAGTTCCTGGAACCGCAACATGGTACTCTGACCATAATCTAATTTCACCGTTAGTGGCCGTGGCGTTTGGGTTCTCATACTTGTACGTTCCACCTGGGGGGACAACAAACGTAATATTTTCTAACGCTTCGTTACTCGTCTCACCTACGTTGATACCATCGACAGTAACTTTATACCGGTTCGGAGTCGAATTTCCTAGTACGATATTAACAATTCTATCACCGGTATCGTTGTTAGTATACGGTGTATTAGGGGTGCGAGAACTCATAACATTGACCCAAGAACCAACACCAACAACATTTGGAGTGCCACCACTCCCGCTTCCCACCAACGATGATTTAGCTACCCACTCAGGAACCCCGGTTGAATTTATTGTTAAAACCGTATCGTTATTTCCATTAGACGAGGATATTGCTGTACCGCTACTATACAAGAACCCTTTTGGGTTAGATGTAGTTGTTACGAGTCCTAAACCACTCAACGAATTCCATTCATAGCTTACCGTTGTACCCGTCAACTTCGTAGATAAAAGTTGTTTGTCAGACGCTCCAGCTAACCCAGAAACTGTGGTACCATTACCAACCAACACTCCCGTTGGGGTGGTTGACAACCAGCTCGGTAAATTATTTGGAACAGGTGGTGTGATCCATTCAAAACCATCTTTGCTTGAATTTATAGCTAATACCTGCCCGCTAGTATTTGAAGCATCAATTGGAATGCTACTTATTGGGTTTGTACCATCGCTCCATAAAACACCTAGACTGGGTTGAGTAGATACATTTAACCAAGCTGGTGTAGAACTAACTGTTGATACCTGACTAGTAACATAATCAGTCATGAATTTTTTATGAACTAACGTATAGTCATCACCACTAGCAGCATATATTGCATCAGAGGTGTATTGAATTTTTGAAACTGAAATTCTGCGGTTATCATTATCAAAAACACCTTCACGTAAATATCTTTGATCAGCATAACCTCTCGTTACAAAATAATTATCAAATGCAGGTGTATTACCACTAGGTACGTTACCTGCAGCAGGTATAAAATTATCCAACGAACCAAGTAATGGTTTTGTTGCTATCATACTACCATCAACTTGAACATCTATACTTAATGTATCAACAATACCTACGAGATCATCTACATATTTTTTAGTTACTAAAGCAGTTGTATCACCTGAGACGAAAGTAACATCTGTACTATATTTCAATTTATATTTTGATAATGCATCTGTACCAGCAACAAAATTACCACGTGGTAAATAATGACTATCAGAATAGCCTTTTGTCACAAAATAATTATCGAACGCACTCGTATCACCAGTAATATTATTATCTGCTAATGAGGTGATTAGAGGAACAGTTAAACTGCTTGAACCGTTAAATGGACTAACTAACGCCCATTCAGGACTATATGGAGCTGCACTTGAAAGTCTACGAACTTTTAACGATTGCGACGTAGTATCAAACCATAATTGACCTAACGTGCTATGAGTTGGTCCTTGTGCACTACAGAAATTTTCAAGCATATGTACTAAATTAGTCCATAAAGCTTCACCGAACGGTGCAGTATTCATACCATGTATCGTTAACGTGGTTGATGTAGTGTCTATAGTTGTAGGACCAACAGTAAATTGTGGTTTTACAATAGCTCCAGTTATACCTGTATCGGCGTCTGAACTAAATTTAATTGTATACGTATCTGTCATTTGTTATTCCTTAGTAATTAATATCGCCATATACAGTAGACGGGTTTTCAATAGTTAAACTAGCAGTAATGTTTGTTGCATCAATTGCGGGACCACCCTGTCCACCAACACCTCCGGGTATAATAGTCGCACCGTTGGCAGGAGCATCAAAGCATGCATCGCCGTCACCTCCCCATCCGGATATACCACCTCCCCCACCACCGACACAACCCCATAGAGTATTACCTTCGACGGGTTTATCAACTCCACCCAATCCTGCTCCCGGACCTGTACCGTCACCTCCACTACCACTTTTACCTCCAATATCTAACGTAACTCTTGTATCTAAGCTAGCTACCGGTAAATTGTTAGGGAATCCTGCATCTATAAAATCTTGAGCTGTTGGATCAGTTATTGATGGTATGATATGTGAACCGCCATTTGGACTAGTACCTCCGTTAGCTCCAGTTACAGAGCCCCCTGCTCCCGCGCCCGCACCCCCGCTAGCGCCAGCTACCGTATAAACTTGTAGTGAACCTGTCGATTGTTGGTTACTAGGTGTAGGTGCAGGAAAAAAGTTATCATAATCTGGACTGTACCGGTATACGATATTAAATGGTGTTGGGTACGGGTGAGGGGAAGGATCATCATACTGATCTCTAAACGATACGTACAATTCACGGTAAGCAGAATCAAACACGTACATATATTCAGTTAAATCAAACTGAATAGACGTCTGGTATGTCCCGTCAGAGTACTGATACCAAATAACCGGTATAGTTTGACGTTGTAGATATCTAAAAGCTTTTGCAGTAGAGTATGATAACCACATAGTGCCACCTGCACCACCTCCCCCACCACCTCCCCCGATCATACCTCCAGTACCAGGTAATATATTAACCGGTATTGCACCCGTTAGTAGTTTTAGACCCGGTCCACCATTTTTACCATTTCTAGATGATTCGATTGTGCTAGCGTTACCACCCGCTCCGCCCGCTCCAACAATACTACTATTCATAATTAGGTTAATTTTAGAGCTTCCAGCTAACCCAGCCATCTCAATAGTTAGAGCAGCTCGACTTGCTAGAGCTGATGTAATATTTCCATTGACGTAAATGTTTACTGTTACAGGAGTATACGCTAGTATAGCTTGTGATAAGTTTGCTGCGGTAGAAACATCGTCTAATCCGACAGTCTTAGCATTCGATGAAGGTAAATATATATTTGCTACTTTATTAATAATCATAAGGTTTAGTGCGACTTGTGTACTAGCATTATACACTGTATCACCGATTCTAATAAAAAATGTAGCCATTTGTGCCACCACTAACGGAGTTCCTGAAAGTGTCCCAGTTGAACTTAAAGCTAAACCTAACGGAAGTGCTGGAATTATACTAATTACTTCGTACGATCCTGACCCTCCGGTAACAGATATGACGTCTGATGATACAGCAGAACTAACTTCTAGCATAGACGATTCAATAAGAACAGTAACTTTAAACTCTGCTACTGTTTGTAGAATAAACGTTTCGTTGCTACCTATTGTAACACCTGTGAATACGTCAGTTACATTAACTCTAAAATGTACCTCAAAAACATTGGAAACCATCGTTCTTGCGGTACCTGTGACAGGATCATTTGATAATGAAACAACACCACTCGTACTGTTAATTTTTAAATATTGCTGAAACATTTCCATCGTTGTTGCACCAATAGGTTCAACAGAATACAAATATCTTCCTGACCCGTTCACACCTCTAACGAGCATGAAACCCTGCATAGGTGAATTCGTAAACCATGACATATAGGATGACGGAGCAGAACCATCTATATTTGTGAACGCTTGACTATTATCTACAGATACGACTGTAAGTTCATCGTAAACTGTTAAAAATATTTTTGATGCGGTAGCCTTCATTGGAATTGTATCTGAAACACAACAGTAAATTGCCGTTCTGGCTAAAGGTAAAGTAGATGTAGCATACCCTGTCATGACACCTGTGTTGCCATCAATATAAAAATTCCGAGGTAATTTGGATGCAATACTATTACCGCTAACATCGGATTCAAAAAACGTGTACGATGGTTTACCATATTGAACATTAGTGTAAAATGGTATATTTAACTCAGTTGTAACCTCTGTAATACTACCTGCTTTATATTCGTATACGTTTGATCCTACCACACACATCACTTCACGTATCGCTGAGATCGTTGTTGCTGTTATCGGGTCTACGATATTGAAATCAACTGCAACATCATCTGTTCGACCTTTTGCTGAATCAGTAATATAATAATATAATGTACCAGTAAATGCTCTATTCGCTTTACCTGATATTATATTGGGTGCTGTTAATGTTAAACCTATAGACGGTAATGTTTCTAGTACTCCAGTAACAGAGTTAATTTTTGATTTTACCGCATTTATTTTATAGGGAGGTACACCGTTCAATGGTACAATAGGTGTTATATTAATTTCATCAACGTTAGCTACACCTGTAACCATGTAATACTGAGATGTCCAGGTAAGCTTATCGTAAATATTGAAAGTAAGTGATGACATGTTCGAACTAAATTCACGATTAACATCCTGAACAAGATATGTAATTGTACTTGAACCTGAATACAACCATGTTTTGTTTGTACCTAGCGTTTTACCGTGTACAGGATCGTATCCCCAATTATTTGCCCACAGCTTAATATGTTTCTCAGTTGTATACGTATCTGATGTACTATTATAATAAGTATACCCGTTCGCTGGATCTAGCGGTAAATCAGAATCGTAACCAGTATTAATTAGTTCAAGCTCAGGTCTCAATGTACCGGAATTTCTAATAACACTATAAGGCATAAACCCATCGGATATCGTATCAAACACTAGTATCGGTTCAATCTCATCTCCAACAAATGCGACAATTTCTTTAATATCGTTTGATGAACTAATATGTTTTTTAACGTTAAAATCTATAGTAACAGTCTCAGGTGCAACCGAACCGAGGCTATCTGTAACAGAAACAACAACCGTGGTTTTATTTGGTGCCGTGATTGGACCTTTGATTTGATATTTTGTGTTACCGTAGTATACGTCTGGTACCGTTGCAAAAGACATACCAGCAGGTAAACCTGGAGCTGCAACATATGAGTACGGTGGTGTACCTAATTCAGCGGTAATAACATCTGTAAACGTGTCAAGTATCGACGACTGGTTAACATACATTTTAAATGTATTAGTTGTTAATAGTGGTATACCTACCACGGAATCTCGAATTGATAATATTATTTCAGGGATATTTTGTGCTTCGTGCCCAGTATTGTCGTGCGCACCGTAATGAAGCTTGTAAACACCTGCTGGTATTCCACCACTAGCTACATTTAATGTACCATCTGCTGGAACAATTGATGCACCTGCTGGTAATTCAGTTAGTGTCGCAGTGTTGTTAGCTCCGTCGGTATATACGTAATCAATTAACCTATACACATAAGGTTTAACACCGTTGCTACCAATCAAAGGTTTAAATGAAAACGATTTTGTCGCTAATTTGGTTATTGAATTTTGACCTGGTGTGGTTAAACCTACCTCAAATACAACGTAAGCATTAATATCAACTTCTGATATGGTTGATGCTAAGTTACCCACAGAATCTCGTACCCCAACCTTTAATGTCCCGACATACGGAATATACGTCTCAACAACTTCACCATCTATTATCTGTGTAGATAGCCCGGTATAAGTACCTGATACAACTCCTGTTACAGAGTTAACTGTAACACCGGTTGGATATGAACCGGATTGAGAGCTAGGTATAAAGTAAGTATATGGGGGCACACCTGCGGTTACGCTTGTGAAACTATTGAAATATATATTAATAGGTAATGGTCCAACTATTGCAACATTAGGTGATGCAGTCGCTGTAACAGTTTCCTCAATATTAAAGTGGAAGTCAGCCGTTAAAACACTTTGTGTGTTATAAAAGTCCCGAACTCGTATTGATACGGCTGGGGTTAGTGGAATAACACTAGTTTGTGATTGGTCAGTATATGTACGCTTTACACTAGTTGGTGCACCTATTATCCGTCCTGTTGATTGATTTATAGACATTCCATTTGGTAAAGCTCCGTTAACTATATAATACACGTAAGGTGGCCGCCCACCTGTAACGGAATCATATATCGAATTATTAAATGTAGTCTGTCCTATAAAACCTGTTAGATATGTATTGCCAGATGTAGTCGCTACAAACGGTACAGTAATAATAAAAGTGATTGCACTCTTTTTATATGCGACAAATCCTCTAGAATCTCGAGCTGCAATATATGATGTTGTACTGAATTGTGATTCTGAAACAACCGTAGATACTGTTGGTGTTCCTGATATCACACCAGTAGTTGTGTTTATAGTTATTCCTGTAGGTAATGGATCACCACTTGTATGCACAAAATACTCATAATATTCACCAACCTCAAGATTTATAAACGGTACACCTCTTGATGCTGTTATGGGTGATAACGGTGTAATAGGCGTGTTTATGGAATATTGTAATGTAGCGTCGGTACTTGTCGCATATAGTGGTTTTTTTCCGGGTCTACGGTTTCGAATTGATGATATCGGCATATTTTAACTTGAGTTGGATATTACCTAAATAGTAAATTGTATTTATATGAGGTGATGAATGGATCATACAGAATTATTTATCGAACCTGAATCACGTATACAGGTTTATTGCACCGAAGACACGCGAAACAATTTTCAACGAATCGCTATAGGTACTACAATATTTCAAACTGATGGTGATTCTGGGCAATACACGTACGATGGGACACAATGGGTTAAACATTCATCTCCTGAACCTGAACCAATATTCACAGATTCAGATATAGCTAATATAAAAAAAATACCTGAACTATGCACCTTAAACGATGTTGTTCAGTATATTACAGACCATAAAGATGTGTTTGAAACAATGTCATCATTGAATGCAAAAATTGATTCAAAATCTGATATTGCGGAAGTTTATACGAAGCCAGAAATTGATCGAAAGCTTTTAGCACTATCAAACACTCCATCTACAGCTTTAAAAACATCAGCGGGTTCAATTAGTGTTCGCGCTGCAAAACCACCATTTGCAAACCAAGTGTTAACCGCAATCAACAAAGAGCAAGCTGTGTGGATAGACCCTGTAGTACCGGTTACCTACGTAATGTACTTACAAATTGTAGCACGCTTAGATGAGTTAGAGCGGTATCAGCGTGAGAATGAAGCTAAGAAACGTGTAGCATCAAAACCGAAAACGGTATCCAACTCACAAAATCGAATAATTTTCAAATAATAGGTATCCAATGTCACACAATGTTACTTCAAAATTAGTATTAGACGTACAAGCTTCTATAGTTACCGATGTCTTAGATATGCATGTTGTTGAAAAAATAACTAAACATAAAGCTGAATACGACTTTAAAACTTATTCAACAGGTTCAGTATTAGTTCCAGCAAATACCTATGAACGTTCATTAGGTGTAAGTTCAGCTGTATTAGCTACAAGTTCTAAAGTATTTGGAATTCGATTATCTTCAATGTCATCTCCAGTTGACACATCTATATTCTCATACAGCGGGACATCAGTGGAAATAATACTGTCAAACACTTCAAGTGAAGATGTGATTGTTGAGTATATTCTTGCGAGTGTATAAAATATACAGTGACGTCAATTAGCATGATTGACGTCCCATCTTTAGGTATAAGCTTGCCCAGATACAACCCCGTATATTTTATCTCCATCACCGAAGAACGAAAATATATCAGTTAGATTTGCAACAGAAGATGTAACAGGAACTTGATCTTCAGACCAGTTGATTGTTCCTCCGGACCATGTAATACTGTGAGTTCCAGTATATTTTATCACAAGTGTTATACTTTTACCTGTCATTGATATGATCGACGGCATAGAAATAATTGTATCACCGGATGTTGTAATTTTCTGTAACGAACCTGAATTAGGATTCAAGGTAATGTTAGTGCCTGTTGGTGCCGCAATAGTTTCAATAACGCACTGAGCGATCTGTATAGATTTATCATTATTGATAGTTAGCGCTACGGACGGATCTACAGAACCGTTTGAGGTAACACTAAACAGGATTTTAGATCCGTGGTTAGTGGATGACCACATTTCAGTACAATATGCGCTAATAGTTGCAGATCGATACGATTCTTCGGAATCCCAACCACCGAACATAATGTTACCTAGTAACGTACCTGAATTTACCGCTGGTGGAACCGACGGAGGTGTTTGACCTGCAGGGTAAATAACAGGAGCTTCACTCGCAAACAACCCTACGCTTGCGCCGATGGTCGAGTCAGCGTTTGGACTGTATACCGATACTACTGATGTTTTTTCATCTACTGGATCATTTACAAACACACCGTTCAGGGTTTTAAGAGTGCCTGTACTTGTATCAAATGTTAGGTTTGAACTCTCACTAAACTTACCACCGTTTGCGAACAACACTGATTTATCGCTCATATTCAAGTTGGTAGTTGGACCTATGGTTATTCCATCTACATATTGTTTAGTAACGAGAGCGTTGTCATACCCATTGAAATCCGTTAATTCGAACCCAGTTGCATATTCAATAAAGTACTGTGATTTACTAGTTTTTGTTTTTGAAAACGCAGCACCCGTTTGAATATAATTGGTATCAGTATAGTGTTTTGTAGTGAAATAGTAATCATACACTGATGCAGAGGTGTTTGGATTTTTAAAAATATAATTATCGATATCAACACTATAACTTTCTAACGCTGCTCGTATTTTAGCTGCAAAACTATATTCATTTTGTACTAAATCGTGGGTAATATTTGGTAACGATAATACACCGGTTAAAGCATTGATAGATAGTGGTTGTCCAACTTTAATACTTCCTAGACTATTAGAAGTAGCAATATTATTGATACCCTCTTCAATACCTGTAAAATGCTCTTCAACGTATTTTTTTGTTACGAAATAATTATCATACTCGGACAGCTGTTTATCAATATCTGAACCAATAAAATTGTAGGTATCAGTACTGTACGCATCCTTTTGCATTTTTAAAAACGCGCCAGCAGTGTATTCGGTAATATCACTATCAAATGTAATATACGGTAAGGTTAAAACACCAGTTTCACTTATTTCAAACGGTACACCAACTTTAATACCACCCAACACGGTATCAGATGATGTAGGCAACACATACGAATCTTCAACTAACACGTAGTGTTGATCCGCAAAATATTTGGTCACATAATATGTGTCATAATATTGAACAGGTTTAGTAGCATCTTTATAGATGTTGTTATTGTTATCAGAGCTATACAAATCCGCTGATGTTTTTACTGATGCAGCAAAATCATACAGTTTTTTATTACTATCATACGCAAGTTGTGGTAGGGATAATACACCGGTAGCACTAATCTCAAACGGTTTACCTAATTTAATACCACCTAATGTGAATGCTGATGCAGCTGGTAACACATACGGACTAGTTGATCCTCCTCCCCCAAATTCTGATGAGTAGTAATGATCATCAGCGTATTTCTTTGTGATGAAATACCCGTCGTAATTTTTTTCAGGGTCTAGTCCAATAGTATTAGTAATATCATCACTGTATAACCAAACAGATGATTTAATAGCTGCTGATACCTCATATTCTGAAGGAATTGCGGGATCTGTTTCAGTCGCTTCGACTGCTTCTGTGTATACTACATCTTTTAATGATAGAGTACCTGTTTGTGATACATCAAACGGTTTTGCTACCTTGACACCGCCAACAGTGGTACTCGATGCGACAGGTACAGTACCTCCACCGGTTCCTGTACCGTCATTCGCTGCGTAATGACCATCAGCATATTTTTTTGTTACAAAAAATTTATCGTAATATCCATCTGGAGCTGTATTATCACTACCGATAGTATTGTTATCATCTACGGATTTTGTTCCCGCATCTACCGTATATTCATTACTATCTTCATCGTATGCTACACCTTGCAAAGAAAGAGTACCGTCAGCTGCTACTGCAAATGGACCACCAACTTTAACACCCCCTTTTGTCGATGACGATGCAGCTGGTAAGTTTTTTAATACGTCATAATTTTCATCAGCAAAATGTTTTGTAATGAAGTGATTATCGTAATCTGAGGGAGATTTCTCAGCGTCGGAGAAAATATGATTATCTGGATCACCACTAACAAGTTCATTTTCAACAGTAACATCAGCAGCTATACCATATTCATTAGCTGATTCGTCAAATGTCATGTTCTTTAACGATATTTTACCTTCAGGTGTATACTTAAATGGTTCTCCTACTATCACCCCACCTACCGCTGTAGATGTAGCAGGTGGTAGTGTAGTTAACCCTCCAATTGAACCTGATGCTGCGTAGTGATCATCAGCGTATTTCTTTGTGATGAAATATTTGTTAAATGTTGGTGCGGGGGAGCTGGCTGTAGGAGCAATAAAATTATTGTCATCAGCGCTATAAACACCTTTTGAGAAGTTAGCGTTAGCTTGAAAACTATATTCGGATTCCGGAACTGAATCTTTTGTTACGGTTGCGTATGTTAAGTCCGGTAACGATAATTTTCCGCTAGAGTCGACGGTAAAAGGTGAAGCAACAGCTACAAGACCTGGACTAGATTCAGATGCGACAGGTATATCAAATACGCTACCACCTACCGGTTTCCAAAAACCGCCAGCTGGAGATGAGGTTAACACCTGTAATTCATTGGATATAGTATCAAACCATAGTTGACCAACTGTCGGATTCTCAGGTGGTTTATCTCTGCTAAAATTTTCTAGCATCCGCACTAAATTTGTTTGCAACCCTTCACCGAAATCAATACTATATTTGCCAAACAATGTCAACGGTGTTTGTGCTGTATTAGTGGTTTTTTCGCCTACTACAATCGGTGGTTTATAAAATGAACTAGGTATATTTTCATCATCGTTTGAACTAAACTTAATTGTATAATCGGTTAGTGCCATGGTACCATTGTATAGTATTTGGTGAATAATATATTATTTATACGTTTTGGTCAAATCATTATCACAGAGAAAGAGTTTAGGTCGAATAATCAACCTAAACTCTGCGTTGTTAGTGTTAGTACACGTCACCGTAAACCAACGATGGTGTCACTAAGGTTGGGATATCTGTTGCAGCTGTAGTTAGAATTGCTGGACCTGACACCCCACCTAATCCACCGTTTCCTAAATATGTGACACCTCCTGGAACTACTACACCTTCAGGTAAAGATGAAGCTGAACCACCGTTGCCACCTGTACCACCCATACCGCCACCTCCCCCACCACCTAAACCAGCAGCGTACCGGTACGGTTTTGTTAGTGTAGTTACATCTGGACTAGTACCTGGGTTACCCGGGGTAGCTTCGGATCCTGGCGTCGCAGGAGTAATCTCATGATACGATACCGCATCCATTATCAATACACCATCGCCTACTATAGCGGGTGATTGAGAGATTAGAGCACTCCATTCAGACGCTAACATGCGGGTAAGATTATTAGTTGGTAGTGATTCAACTATCGGTGCTGCAGAAGCGGTACTTACTGTACCTGGAGCACCGTTATTTGAATTAGCAGTAGGATGTCCAAAACCATTACCACCTGCGCTACCTTGCCAAATAACTAGTTTAGTTTTACGTGTTTGTGGTGTGAACCCTGTACCACCTTCAAAATCCCACGTTTTTGCTGGGTACGCATACATGTCGTAGTACAATCTATAGTTTGGATCAGTTGGACGGTTTGGATCTGGTAATATATAACTTTCTTTTCCAAATTGACCTAAGTATGCTAGACTGTTTTGGTTAACACGTCTTTCATATTGCACATCAATATACTGCGAAATACGGTTTTGATCATTTGCCCAACCTTGTGGACTCCAAATTTGTGTACTACCAGATGCTATAAGCTTTTGAATCTGAGCTACACCTGACTCCAATTGATACACACTCATGGTTTGACCTTCGACTAACGTCCAGCCATCTCCCCCTGCTCCACCACCACCACCGCCACCAGATATAAATGTACCTGGTAGTGATTCAACTTCAACAACAAGATCACCTGTATTGAGCTTCAAAGCAACACCACCGCCTTCACCATTTAACAAGGCTGAGTTAGTAGATGATCTTATACCTCCTTTACCGCCGCAACCTATAATATTACCGGATTTTGTAAAAACCTTAATTGTTGTAGCACTGTTTAAACCAGATGCTAAATTAATAGTTAGAGCAGGAGCATTGACAGATGTTGATCGTACCTCACCTTCAATATCAATACGAATTTTAATAGGTGTACTCAGTAGCTGTGCATACGATAACGCAGATGCTATCTGAATATTAGCTAACGTAATTGTTTTACCGGATGTAGATACCGATCTTGCAACAGGAATAATAACATAATCAGACGTAATTGAGAAACGTACAGTAGCAGACATTATAGTGTTATATACTCTATCTTTATACTTCACCACATAATCTTTAGCCTCAGCTATTGCATCTGCCGAACCGGTTAAACAACCAGCAGGTGTTGTAGCGGAAGTGTTAGTAAAGGTAAGCGACCCAGGTAATACTGTTTCATTAGCGGGACCTTTTATTGAAACAAAATCGTACTCACCTGATCCACCAGATAGTGCAAATACAGGATCATTTGTATGAATACTGTCTTTTTCGTAACTAACTGTAGTACTAATTACCGACATTGTCATAGGATTAATAACTTTTAACCGTAACACGTTAGATACGACTTTAACTATTTCAGTAAACGTGTCAGTTACTTTAATTCCCATGGTAACGTCAAGTGTATTGGCAAATGACGAACCACCTGCTGAAGGTTTTAAATTTATAGCACCTGTAGATCCATTGATTTGAAAATAATCTAGTACGTTATCTACAGACGGAGTTGTTAAATCGAACATATACGAATATCTTCCAGACCCGTTTTTACCGCGCACTAATGAGAACCTGTTAAAAACCCCACCTGTTAAAAACACTACAGATGAATTTGATTTGTTCAAATTGAAGCTAGTTACTGCAGCGGCATTTTCTGATAAATTATCTACTAATGTAGTGGAAAACTCGTCACATATTGTCAATTTGATAGCACTAGCCTCACCGCCAGATACTAAATTGTTATCTGCTACACTACAATATACCGTATTTGTTGCATATACAGCTGGTCTCGATGAGCTATCTCCGTTTAAGTTACCAAAAGTGTCAATAAACAGTCCAGTCGGTAATGATGATGTTGGAGCTGCAACACCGGTTGAATTAGATTCAAAATACACATACGGTACCGCACCACCTGTTACAGATTTAAAGAATGGAATCTTTAGTACTGTATCAGTCGTTACTACTGGCGAAGCTCCTGTTTTGTCAGTAATTTCAAACTTATCAAATCCACGAACATACAGTACTTCAAGAGGCGCGCTATACGCTACCGCTGAGATTTTGGGTGTAATATTAAATTTAACCGGTATATTATCTGTGCGACTACCAACACTATCCGACATATAATAATATAGTGTACCTTTATAACCTGCACTTGGAACACCAGCAATTGTACCAGGTTGGATCGTTTTTAACCCTAATTTAGGTAATGTTGTTTTTATTGGTGGTTTTTTAGTAAAATCGGTAATCGATGGAGTAAAATTTATCGTATACGGTGGTATACCTCCAACTGGTACAACTGGATTAAATGATACGTTCGTAAATTGAGCTATACCTGTTACGATAGGAGGTATGCGGGTAGCAGTACCTCTTAATTTTTTGTATATTTTGTAGTTAATTGTTACAATATTCGGGCTTTCATTACCTCTAGAATCTGTAATTTTAAACGTGTATGTATCCGTACTTGCATACCCGTACTTATGGAAAGATCCTAAAATTGGAATTGCAGTACCTGCACCTGTAACCATAATATTACCCCATATCTGTGGGACAGTGGTTGTAATATTTTTACTTTGCGCTGTATCGTAATATTGGTACCCCATCGGTACAATTGTTAATTCAGGTCTAAGTGTCCCTGATAACAATGTAGCGGTATACGGAGGGTAACCACCTGTTATATTATCAAAAATATCTATAGGTTTCACTACATCATCGATAAATGCTTCGACATCCGTGACATTAGCGGTAGATGTAAAATGATCTACGATTTTTAATGTAATAGTTTCTGTAACTTTTGCAGATGTACCAGTACTATCTTTTACTGAAAACACATACGGTTTATCAGTAGCAGCAGTAGCTGTACCAATTAAGGAGCATTTGGTAGCTGTAGTTGCTAATGATAACCCCGGTGGTAATAACGGATCAACAAAAAATGTATATGGTGGAATTCCTAATTCAGCACTTAAAATTTCTACACCAGTTGTAAGCGCTGAAGTATCACCTACATACATTTCATATGATTTAAGTGTAGCGAGAGATGTAGCTGCTACTGCATCTGATACATTAAATGTAATTGGAACGAAACCGTTCGCAACCGTATTTGTTGTATCAATTGCATCAAGTGTAAATTCATGAGCACCAATTGGTAAACCGGTAGTGGTACCTATCTGACCTGTTGCAGCTGTTAATGTTACACCAGTAGGTAAAGATGTGCTAGTTGTTATTACTCCTGCACCGTTTGTGTATTGATATTGTACCAATCTAAATGTATATGGTGGTACACCGTACACACCTTTAAACGGTGTGCGTGAAATCGGTTTAAGTTGAACCGCATCGTACGAGGTTTGAGGTAACCCAGTTGATAGCGTATCTAGTGGTTCTACAGCAAAATGTAAATATGCATTTATCTTAACATTAGCTATTTTAGATGCAATCGCATCAGTTGAATCTTTAACTGAAACTTTAAGTGTACCAGAATATTCTTTTAAATCGGGTACCGGTACCCCACCCACCAATTTTGTTGCAGTACCACCCACGTATGTACCGGATATGCTACCTGTCGTAGCGTTTAGTGCAAGTCCTTCTGGTGTTGTATCTTTTTGCGCTTCCGGAGTGAAAAAAGTGTAAGGTGGTGTACCTGCGACCACACTTGAAAAGGACTGAAAGTTTACAGATAGCGGTATCACACCTGTAATAGTATAATCAGCTGATTCAGACGGCACTGCAATGATTAAATCAATGATATCAAAATTAACGATAGTATGGTTAGCTACTTTAGTACCATAAAAATCTTCAACTGCTATTTCAACTGGTGATGTAATCGGTAAAACTTCTGTCTGTGAAGCATCAGTAAATGTTCTTTTTGTATCTGTAGCGATCCCTGTTAGTGTTCCAGTCGTTTGGTCAAGAATAACACCAGGGGGTAAAGTTCCAGCAGCTACCGAATATACATACGGTGGTCTACCACCGGTTATACTCGTAAATAAAGAAACATTAGCTGAAACACTATTTACAACACCTACAACTTTATTATTTGCAGTGTTCACAGCAACTAAATCATTAAGAACAATAAAAGTTAAAGTACTTTTTTTATAAGCTTTTCTATTTCTTGAATCACGTACAGCGATTCTACATACAACACTAAAAATTAATGCACTTACAACAGTTGTAGCTGTAGGTGTCCCTGTAATTTGACCTGTTGTTTGGTTAAGTGATAACCCAGCTGGTAATGGCGCGCCAGTAGGGTCAACAAAATACTCATAATATGTAGCTCCTGTTTCAGAATCTCTAAATGGTATACCGTTAAGACCTGTAACAGGTGTAAACGGTGTAATAGGAGTATTTGTTTTACATGTTACTGTATTGTCTGTTATTATGGCATATGTTGCCTTAATATTTTTATTTCGAAACTTTAATGCGGATGGTAGTGGCATATATTAACACCTAGGCAAAATAAATCATAAATTCAATCACTATATTTAATTATGTAGGGTACAGGTTTAAACCTGTACCCTCATTAACCTTAAGGGAATGCTTGACCGCTACATACACCATAAATTTTTGTACCATCTCCAAAAAATGAGAAGATGTCAGTTGTACCAGCAAGTGATGTCGGTACAGGAACAATATTACTTTCCCAACTAATAGTACCACTCCAAGTAATCGTATGTGCACCTGAATATTTCACAACAACTGATACACTTTTACCGGTAAATGCGCTAGCAGCAGGTAATGTGATAGTAACATTAGCCGTAGTTGATAATATTTGCATAGATCCTTGAGTTGGATCTAACGCCCATGTAGTTGAATTGGTATTGTATATATTTTCAACAATTCCACCTGGTATTACAACAGAATTATCACTCTGTACAATTAAAGCTGGTATAGGATCTTTAGCTCCATTTTTTGTAGAACTAATTACCAATCTACTACCGTGCGCTGTTACAGACCAATCTTCAGTACTGTAAGCTTCAATTAATGTACTTACATATTCAGTAGCTCCATCCCACCCACCTAATTTAACAGATCCTAATAATGTACCAGTTGGGTTGGTTGGTTTAGTAGCTGCTGGAGTGACAGGCGAAGGACTTGAAAATAATTGAACACTTGCACCTGATGTCGCTGACGCTGTTGGGTTATACACTGTTAACGCAGCTGTAGTATTTGTTGTTACCGCTTCCAATACAACTTTTTCAGTTTTTAATGTGGAACTAGTTTTATCATATGTAAATTTAGTATCTTCAGATAATGTTCCACCTGATGAAATAATAACTGATTTATCCGCAAATGTTGAAACCGTTGTAGGACCAACAGCTTTATCATCTACATATTTTTTTGTTACTAACGCTGCATCTTTTCCATTTAAATCTGTTAATGTGAAACCGGTAGCATACTCTAAAACTTGTTTAGGTTTAGATGTTGATGTATTATCAAATACAGTTCCTAATTGTAAGTAATTAGAATCAGCGTATTTTTTAGTAGTGTAATAATAATCAAAATCAGCAGCTGGTACACCTACTGCGCCAATATTATTGTTCAAGTCTGAACTATACGCACTACCTAATGTTTTTAAATTAGCTGAAATACGATATTCATTATGTGGAGTATCATATGTTACATTTCGTAACGATACAGCTGTACCAGTTAATAACAAAGGTTCAACAACTGTAAATCCAACAGGGGTACCACCCGTTGATCCAATTGAAGCGTAGTGCGTATCAGCAAAATGTTTAGTTACGAAATAATTATCGTAATCAGCTGGAACTTTACCAACCTCTTTATTGATATTATTATCATTATCGGAACTTAAAATATGTTTTTTAGTTTGAATGTTTACATCAAAATCATATCTATCATTAGCGTTATCTAATGTAATGTGAGGTAACGTTAACACACCACTTGAATCTACATTGAAAGGTGCACTAACTTTAACACCTCCTAATACAGTAGGTGACGATACAGGTAACGTGTACGAACTAGAAGATTTGACATAATTAGCATCAGCGAAATGTTTAGTTATGAAATATTTGTCATAATCAGTTACAGCTTTTAATGGATCGCTAAAGATTTTATTATCAATATGATCACTGTACGAAAACTCACCAGATTTGATAGCTGCAGCAAATACATATTCAGCTGGGGCTGCTAATACAGGAGGTGTGGCCGTCGGGTTAGCAGTGACAGGTGCAGTATATGTAATTTGAGGTAACGATAACACGCCTGTGTTACTCATATCAAATGGCGTACCCACTTTAATGCCACCTAACGTGGTATTGTTAGCTGCTAGTAATGCGTATGGGTTAGTACCACCTGCACCTCCCCCACCTATAGCTGCATAATGAGTGTCTGCAAATTTCTTGGTTATAAAATACTTGTCGTAATTTTTAGATACGTCTAAACCGATAGTGTTGTTATCGTCGTCACTGTAAATCCACTTCAGTGATTTAATAGCTGCATCGACTGTATATTCAGCTGGAGCTGCTAATACAGGAGGTGTGGCCGTCGGGTTAGCAGTTACCTCACTAGTGAATGCAAATTTTTGCAATTGCAATACACCTGTAGCATCAACAGCAAACGGTTTCGCAATCATTATTCCACCGACAACCGTAGCGGTAGCTATTGAAGTAGATGAACCACCAGGTACACCTGGTGTACCAATTGCCGAGTAACGCGCATCTGCGTAATTTTTAGTGATGAAATAACCATCGTAAAAATTTGCTGGTTTAGTTGTATCAGCATCGACAGTATTGTGTACATCGGTACTATATAAAGCGTTACCTGATTTAATAGCAGCTGTAAAATTATATTCTGATTTAGCTGAATCGTAAGCAACCTTAGCTAAAGATAAAACACCTGTCGCTGAAATTGTTAATGGGTCACCAACTTTAACACCGCCCATGGTACCAACTGAAGCTGTAGGTAAAACGTATGTACCTCCCCCACCGGAGCCCCCACTTAATTTCACGAATTTACTTTCTGCGTAATGTTTCGTAATATAATATGAATCGTAATATGTAGATGGTTTTGAGTTATCTGCATCCACCAAACCGTCTTGTTCAGAACTATACAATGATTTCTGGGTCAATAAGTTCGCATTTATTGTATATTCAACTTTAGATGAGTTGTATGTTTGCCCAGCTAATGATAATTCACCGGTTGTAGCATTTGTTGTAAACGGAGCACCAACTTTAATACCACCTAATACAGTACTTGTTGCGATAGCTAATGGTCCACTACTACCACCCGCACCTAACGACGCGTAATGATCATCTGCATATTTTTTTGTAACGAAATAGTTATCGTAATCAGTGATTGGTCTTGTGATATCTACACCAATATTATTATCAACAGTAGAGCTATATGCTTCACCGGTAACTTTTAGGTTTGTAGAAAAATCATATTGGGCAGGAATTGATGGATCCGTAGCAGTAGCAGGTACAAAAATTCTATACTCTACATCTTCCAATGATATATCACCTAACCCGTTTACAATGAATGGACGTTGTGGTCTAAAGCCGCCTAATACTAAACTTGTTGCAACAGGTAATGGACCTCCACTACCGGTTATCGTCGACCATCCAATAGTACCATTACCATCAGTGCAGGTTAACACTTGGTTGATAGCACCTTTGCTCCAACTTGCAGAGGTTCCATCGTATGCCAATATACCTTTAGTAGGTGTTGCTGTTGGTACCCAGCTAGGTGAAGATCTATTGGTTTCCCAACTCAACGAACCAGCTGAATCAGTACAGGTTAATACTTGGTTAGCAGAACTGCTTTTACTCCATACGGTATTGGTTCCATCATATGCAAATACACCTTTAGTTGGTGAACTTGTTGGGAACCATACCGGTAGTGAACTACCACCGCTACCTCCGCTACCTAACCCAGCATAATGTTCATCGGCGTATTTTTTAGTAATGAAATATTTGTTAAATGTAGTTGCTGGAACACTAGGTGTTGGAGCAATATAGTTATAATCATCGTAGCTATAGATATCGCCAGACATCATTAAATTGGCATCAATGGTGTACCTTGCTGATGACGGTGGTGTCACAGCTGCAGGCGCATAAGTGACACCCTTCATGGTTAATGCACCTGATGATGGAACCATAAATGCGCCACCGGTTTTAATGACGCCAGCGGTTGAATCAGTTGCTAACGAAAGTGTAGGTGTGCTTCCACTACCGCCTGAACCTACCGCTGTCCAAACGTTACCGGTTGATGAAGGTGTAAAAACTTTTAATAATCTGGTGCCTGTATCAAACCACAATTGACCTACTGTTGGGTTAGTAGGTGGTACGTTTCTACTGAAATTTTCTAACAGTCTTACTAAATTTGTTTGAAGGTCCTCACCGTACGTTATACTATATTTGCCGAATAGAGATAAAGAAGTGGAGGTTTTATTTGTGGATCTTTCACTAATTGCGAAAGGAGGCTTATAAAAATACCCTGCAGTGGTAGAGTCATCACTCGAACTAAATTTTATAATATAATCGTTTATTGCCATAGTATTGTTCGTATATGAGGTGAATAATACAGTATTTATGATGAGATATATTATATAACAATAGCACAAAGGTATACCCAAGGTGTTGATTCCTTGGGTATTTTATTTACTTGTAAATAATTCGATAGTTAGATACTATCAATTTATAAGGTGCTGAAATTCCAATATTTGAACTGTTTAGCATCTTCCAATTATCGTATTTACCTTGTATCTTTGATTTATATTTTGGTAACCACGTAACTGAATACATCATTCTGGCTTTTCCACGAGCATTACTTGATCTTCAGTAGTCATCCAGAACTCTACACCTTCGTGTTTATGACCTTCAGTCCATCGTAACGCTTCAATCAAGATTCTATCACCTACCTCAATGTATTTTACTCCATCGCCAATGGACATCACTTTGCCCCATCTAGGAGACTCTAAATCATGGTGTAGACTAGTAAAAACAATACCACCTGCTGATACGTTGTTAAAACCTACTTTACCGTGGTCATCATCAAATGCAAATAATATTTTATCGTGAATAGTTCTAACCTTCATTTTTAGCTCCTTTTTTAGCAGGTTTAGTTGTTTCTTCAACTGTTTCAGGTGTCGCAATCGTAATTTTGGGTGCTGTAGCAACTTTTGTATCTAATGATGTAGGTATTGTAACCGTAGTATTTGTATATTCAGGTGTCCGCATAATACTCACATGAGATGGTATAGGGTCTCTAACTAGTATATTTGGATTGACAACTGTATTAGCGCTATCATTTGTCGTTACAGCTGCGGGCTGAACAGTTCCATAATCAGCCATAATTTTCATCATTTCAAAATCTACAAACTCACCTAATGCTGATTTTACCTTTGACATATCTAATTCCTTAAAAACTCATTAAAATCTAATTCGTACGTAACACTATCGATATCGTGAACACCGAGCAAATATAATATATAACTCGATACAGAACTACCTCGTCCAACTCCCCACACCACTTGTTTTTCTATAAAGTTATCAATGATATATACTAAGGTCTTCAATAGTGGTACTAACTCTAATTGGCTAAAAACTTTAAATTCAAATTGTACACGTCTATGTCGTTCAACAAATTCAACTTCTGTTAAACTATCATCGACACCTGCTTGAACAAGTTTATCTGTTATATATTGTTTAATATCCATCGTATGATACTTTGGTGGTATGTTCCACTCTAAATCAAAAACATCTAACTCGCGTTTAAGTTTAATTTTTTGATCAGCTAACACATTCTTATTAAATTTAACGATATCATCAGTCATCTCAGTGACTGATAGTTTCGAATATTTAACCCACTTTAACACATCCTTTGGATGTATTTCAATAGTCCCATCATACCAAAGATCCCGGCTATTTAACACTGATTTCATATGAATTCTGCTGCTTCGCCTGATGAGTACGCAATGACATCATTTGTACTAAATTGAGGTGCTTCAAACTGCTGAGGTTCATAATATGTAGGTTGTTGAGCTTGTTCTTGGTACGTGACTGGTGGTACTGGATACGGTAGCTGATGGTTTGGATAAATCTGTGGCTGTTGTAACACTTCATGAGTACTATCAGATCTATCATTAGCTTCATCTGATAGTAGTGCAATTTTAGATCTAATTCGTTCCCACTGGGTTTTATTTGGTACCCAACCAGACTCTTGCATATCTTCTACACCTGACATCCAACTTTTAAATTCATTAACGCTAAGTTGTAGGTTATTTTTTTTAGTAGGTTTTTTCATTTAACATCCTCAGTTAAAAATATATGATATTATAATATTTAAATCATTATTTTTCAAGGTATTTTTAATATCCTATTAAATCGCCTACGTTTTTATGCTTTAAGAATCTAGTATACGTATCAGAAAAAGAGCACGATACCCATTTACCGTCACCTATATCAAGACACAACATAACGCCTCGTGAATGCGTTGGATATACATGAGTGCCTTGAGGCTTCCAATCAATTACATCTATTTTCATATATTCATGAGTACCTGCGCTAGCGCCGTAGCCAAGTGCATAAAAGGTGTTATTTGACAGATGACATACCTGAACCGTATCAATTTGGGTTGTTTCGGGGTCACACACGAGTATATACCAATAGCTGGGAAGTTCAATGTACCGATTATTGATTCTAACGGTGAGAGTATTACATTTACACTCTTCGACTACTTTAAACATGTTAATAGTAAAATCTTGCGATTTTAAGTCTAAGCACCACAAATAATTCGTATGTACTTTATCGTGTATACTATTGATCGCTAATGGGTTACCGTTTTCTTCATGGAATATCATTTAACACCTTTAAAAACATTATTAGTAAATTTTTAACTATCGTCAACTATATCTTTATCATAATTAACTTTAATTACTTTGTACGGGTATCGCGCATTTTTATAATGTGTTACACGTTTTTTCATCCTTGCATTTGCTGAATTAAAATTGCTACAAATATCTAGTACATTAACAGAATCTTTATCTTTGCCCTTTCTTAAACCTCTACCAATAGATTGTATAGTACCTACGAAAGATTTACCACTGTCTATGAAAAATAAAGCAAAAATTCTATCAATTGATAGACCGACTCCTGCAATTTGTTTAGTACATATAACAATCAAATCATTATTATGTTCAAATAAATCATACACTTCATCACGTTCCTTAACTTTATCACTACCGTGAAGGAAGTATGAATTAGGTATCAATTTTTGTAGTGTTCTACCGTACTTGATATTATTAACAAGAACTAACGTATTCCCGTGATGGTGTTTATCTCTATTAGCAACGATAAAATTAGCTATCCAGTTAGTACGAGTTTCATTTGTTTTGCAAAATTCTGTTTCTTCTTCGTACATTATCTTATGGACGTCCTCTTCAGGAACACCATGATCGATTAAATAACGTGTATCGTTTAACTGTAAAATGTTAATATTCAGTTGAGCTAACCATCCCTTTTCAATCAACTCATACGCAGGGTACTCACATAAAACTTTACCTAATGCGACGTGAACGTTTAACTTATCTGCAGCTGGTTCAGGTAATGTACCTGTTAGTCCGTACCGGTGAACGAGATTTTTACCGTGCTCCGTTAACAATTGATATAATTTTGCTGCTTTACTACCATGACAATTACTAACAACTGCGCCATTAGCTACATAATTGTGATTTTTTGAGACTTTTAAATTATAGACGATATTTGGTTTTTCAATTTCGGTACGTTTGACTAGTTTCATGCGTATTTTTTAAATTTATTAGATACTTTTGGTGATATTGTTTTTTCGCCGTTTATAGTAGATATTACATCTCCGTCACGGATAATATGTTTTTCACCGGATGTGTCAAATATATAAGGTACTAACATTACTTTGGTACAACAATGAGGTTTATCTATATTTTTGTATTGTCTTAAATTACTAACTACCATAAACCCATCTTCCATACCCAATTCATATGTTTTAATACTAATAATTGACCGTGACATTTAACTTACCTCAAAAATTAATTATTTCATGATCATCCGTGAGTTTATCCGCCCTAACATACCCATCAGTTGTTAAAAACAAATGATTACCCGTTACTTCAATTTTTACACCCGTATCAAACTCCAACTTATACATTTTTTCAGCGTTAGATTTAAGTAAGTTTTCATAAACGTTTTCTACAACATCTTCTTCGAAGATCTGACTAGCTTCGTTATATGATAATACATTTTCACCAATTTTAATATCTTTTAATATTTTTTTTGTCCCATCAACTAATGTTATATTAGTCTCACCCGATAAACATTCATCAACTACCACCATTTGAAATTGATTTATGAGGAGTGGATAGTTTTGTAATGTTTGCCACGTTGTTACGATATGATCATAATCAATGCTTGGGTTACCTGCATGGAAATGTGAAACATCTAATTGTAACGCTGTAAATTGCTTAATTGTTTGAGTTATTAACGATGTAGCTGGTACGATCGTTAACGTTTTACATCCTTGCTGTTTATATTTATCAACAAGAACGGCGTTCAAAATGGTGTTGTGTGTGATAATACACCCATCAGTTACATATAAATGATCAACATCATCAATGTATATGCATTTAGTACGCTCTTTACCCCAGTACTCTATTGATTTAACTCGTCTGTTTATTTTTTGGGTATGGTTTTGTATAGTGTGATGGTATTTGATATAATTTAACTTTTTTTCATGTGACGTGAAAAATATATCATGTATTCTGTGGGACATTGTCAATGAATGAGTTCTACGATCCTCAGATAATTTATACCAGTTACTTAAAACACCTCCTTGCATAATTACCATTTCTGATACTTGTTCAACAAGCTTAGCGTTTTGTACAATATGAACAGTAGTGCTACCTGAAGCTGATAGTGATCCAGTCACGTCACACATACCTTGTAAAAACGATAATCTATCTTTAGCAGCGCCGAACACATATTCTTTAGGTATGCGGTAATCGTTGCGCATATTTTGCTCTAAAAAACTGACTAGTTTCTCACTCTGTTCAGTGGTCGGTGTTAAATACGCTCTTACCTTTAACCCGTGAGTACGTTCTACTTGTAAGTCAATATCATATTTTTTAAAGTGTTTGGTAAAATCGTGTATACTGTAGCCTTTATCATATAATTTTTTATTCGGTTTGAAATAGACTCTTTCACCGTCAAACGATATAAATGGTACTGTACTACCAAACGTATATGGATCAACATCATATATTTGAGGTTCAAGATCAATTGGTACAGGAAACGTTGGAATTAACACGCGGCTATTCTTCTTTATTTGCTCCATCAATTCTAAGGTAGTGTGCGTTTTATACTTTGAATGTTTACTGTAACGGTGATAACTTAAATTATATACGAACCATAAATGATCAGGGTGCGCGTATGTAATAGATCCGTCATACATTGTTATTTTATACACATCTGTGATACCTTGATCGTGCGTACTTAATACTTTAGCTATTGTATTTTTAGGTGTTAGTACGTATTCACCCTTTTTAATTGCACCCATGGTAGTCCAACCAGTTGGTGTCATAACTTTACAGCGTCTTGGTTGAGCTTTTCCAAAACCTGTTCCAGCTAATGCGATACCACTGCCAGCAGCTAACATTGTATTTGCAGCTTCGATTTGATGAGCAGCTAACTTATAAGGTGTACCGGTTTTTGGATTTGTAATATGACTAAAATAATCTTCATTAACATCGGGCTGTACATCGTAAAATGTACCAGATCTATTATCGACAATATCAATATTATTATATCCTAATTTTCGTAGTGATTTGATAACCTCTGTCATCAAATATACATATGTATTTCCATTATTATAGAAAAATTTGATCTTACCATCCCATGAACCTAATTGAAATAGGGTCATATACTGGTACCCGTCAACAAATAACGCGTAACGGTCACATAAAAAGTTTATATGATCTGCATAGATACCTGAAAAATTACAATTGATCTCATCAGAGATAGTAACCCTAACTTTAGTATTGATAATCATTTATAGTCCTGTTTATGGAATTAACCAATCATCGTTCGATGCGATAATTAATCTTGTTAGATTGTTTAATGCGTACCCTAACTTATCATAACTACTCACAACACGTTTGAACTGGTCATGAAGTTCTTCCACTTTAAGATATTTTTCTAGCATGTCAAGGTACACTGGATCATGCTTAATATATTCTTCTTTATCTTTTGGTGTTAATACCCGATCCATTTTTTCAGTATATTTTTGCCATAATTTACCTTTTGTTGAATCAAGAACTAATTTTACATATTCTTTAATGTATTTTACTTCTACTTCTTTTTCATGGTAATAGTTGGCCCAACCGGATTGTTCTGCATTCACAACACTAATAGGTTTACCAGATATTCTTAAAAGATCTTCAACTTCGTCCAAATATGATGTGTATACATTGATAACTTTATCTAAATTATTCAAATCTTTCTTAATCAAATCGAGAGCTTTCATTACCTTCACCGTATAACGAAGAGTGCTCCTTAAGGAGCACTCAGTTTAAAATGCTTATTCTACAATAAAATCATCATCATATCCAGACATATCTACAGCTGTCGAATCTACTAATGGTATCGATACACCTATATTAGCTGGTACAGCTTCTGGAATTTCTTCAAGCTCAGCATCATCTTTTGAAATTTGCAAGAAAACATTTGTTTTTTCATTACATTTTTCAATAATTCTATCAGCATGCTGTGCAATATCTCTAGCGTACCATTTATTTTTCTCTTCGCCGTCGATATAAACATACGACCCAGCTTTTTTCAATACACCTAATCCAACAGCAACATCAGATAAACCACTTAATGGATTCATACCGGTATCGTATGGTACTTCTACTGTAACTGTTTGATAAGGTTTAGTAAACCTTGTTTTGAATGCTTCGCATTTCATTCGAATACCAGCGATACCTGCTTCAGCTGACTCACCTTTCAGTTTTAATTTAGTAATTAAAATAATTTGAGACAAGCTGTATCTAATAGCGCCATTAACTACCCAAGCGCCTTCACCTTGCATTAACTGATCACGTGATGCTGCATAGACCTGTTTAGTAACGATCATGCTAATATTCAATCCCTTAACATCGCCGACGAAGGTTTTAAGCATTTGTTTAATTTGTTTTGGGTGTTGCCCCTGATCAGCATTAGCATCACCTTTCTCGTATTTGTCTGCTTCTGTTTCAGTCTGTAACATATCACAGCTATCGATAGCGATCAATACCTTAGGTGCATCTACACCATCTCCGTATTCGCTACGATAACCTTTAATATACGAGCTTACAATTTTAATTACTTGAGGTATAGTTACTACTTGTACAGGCATATAATACGGGTCTTCTGTATCAATACCAATTGCTGACGCAAATTGATCATCAAAAGCGCCCTCACTATCTAGTAATAGAATAAATGCGCCTTCCTTTTGAGCTTGTTTAACAATATTTGCTAATAAGAAGCTTTTACCAGCTCCTGATGGACCTGCTAAACCGGTCACACGACCTTGAGGTATACAATGGTTAAAATCACCGCTTACGATTTTATTTAAAACGTAATTACCAGAACCAAACCAATATCTTGGAGGTGAAGTATCAGTACTTACACCTTCCATCTTGCTGATGGTTTTTTTGAAATCTTTTAAAAAATCCATTGTCATCACCTATAATATACATAATGTTAAATTAAGGAGATTCAATGACCGAGTCTTTTAATAACGTATTATTAAAAATCATTTCTCATTGAATCTCCATTAAGAGACATTAAGGAATAATATGTCGCAACGACAATTATAGATTAACTATGCTGCAACAATATCTGTATTATTCCAAAACGCTAACGGTAAGAATACTGCATCTGATTTCAAGTACTTGTGTAACCCTTGATATACGTACAGGTTCAATCCGTCTGTAGTTAATGCTGTAGTTAGATCAGCTGTATAAGCTGGTGTTATTAGTTTCAAAACTGCTGCTACAGATTTATTATCAATTGTTATGTTTTTATAATTATAAAAAACATACCACGAATAATGTTTAATAACACAATCTAAAATGCTAAAATCTGGTGTAGTCATGTTCATGCATGTACCTCTGGTTGGTTAACTACTGTGTAGTTAGTTGAATTAGGAATCACTAAAATATTATTATTAGGGAACACCGCTTTAAATTTAGCAGCAGTTTGTGTCGCTAATGATTGGTATTTCGATGATGATAATTCACCACGATTAATGCGTACTATGATTACAGAACCAGTTTTTAAACATAAAACTTTAGGCTGATCGCAACATCCTTCAGATGCTTCTGAACAATCCTCATCACCATCGTCAATAACATCGACGATATCAACAGTAACTGCCGTTGATGAGTTAGAAGATTTTGAGGATGAATTTGAATTAGTATTTGATTGGGTCTCCGCCATTTTTACAACTCCCTTATATTAAAAATACATGCTCACCGAGTCATTCGATGTGCATTGTATTTATTATATTTGAGAGTTGCAATTAAACGGACACCTTACAAAAATTTTAAACTAATTCTATATGTACTGGTTTTTTTGATTCCAATACAATTTGTTGTTCTACTACAGGGTTAACGTACGGTTCCGAATTTACTAACTTATTCCAAAACTCTGGATCTTTCCACGATTTAACGATTGCATCACTAAATTTAATATCTTGAATACCAAAATTCCACCAACCGTTCCAATTACCCCAGGTTTTGTTTGTTGCTTCTGCCCAACCTGAAGTTGTTTCATGTACTCTTACAGAATGCAATGACATTGAATTTGCATTCTCGCCATTATTGAATTGCGTATTTTTAATTATTGCATCAATAGCATGATACATCATTAATGAAATTGCTTCAGCGCTAGGTGAGGTAGGTGTAATAATAACTCGAGGACAATGATTAGCAATCATATTTTTAAATGATTCAGGTTCTGCATCCCAAATTGTATAAGCATTATCAAACGATTTTACAAATTCACCGATGGTTGGTTTAAACAACCCAAAATCCATAACCATTTGACCATTATCTAATTTGTCACCCTGTACTACTACTTCGACGGAATACGTATGAGAGTGTATGCTACGTTTACAACGCTCGCTAGAGCAATTTCTAACGATATGCATATTATTGAACTGAAATTGTTTTCTAATTAACATCGTTTTAACCCTCGATATGGTAGCTTAATACATCTGAATATCCTGGAGCGCTTACATCACCTTCAAATGTACATTTACATAAGGAAACTTTAATAGTGTGAGGTCTATCAATCGTTTTTAGTACTCTTTCTTTTATCATATGACTAATAACGCTACACACGTCATAATAAAGATTTTTTGATTCTGCTAATAAGAAATGACGTAAACTGTACGAAGCTATTTCAGCACTATCAGTAATTAAACAATGATCCAGTGAATCAATAATTTGCAAATATAACGCAGGCTCTACTACACGGTCAAACATTAATTCGATTTTTACAGAGCCACCTATATATTTGCTATGACCCATTTCAACGACATCTGATACAATAAAATTCATAACTGTTCCTGTTTACCTGGTACTACTGAAAGAGAGTTATGATCATAACTCGGTTTGATTATTTGGTTTTCTTCTTCATTATCCATAGGTCTTCGATCGTAAACAACGGTATCGATAATACCAACTACCATGATCGTGAATAAAACCCATAAAAGAAAAGTTTTTAAATCTGAGGCCATTTTTATCTCCTAATAAATGAGTGAGTAGCTAATAACTACTCACTCGAGCATTATTTAGCCAGCTTTGTTACGTCTTGCGTTTCGAAGTTGCTCTAAAATAGCTTCAGCTTCATCATCTTCATCGTTTGATACTTGAATCGTTGGTTTAGATTCTGCAGCGACTGCTACAGTTGCAGTAGGTGCTGATGTTGCTTGTAAAATATCACTGGTAGATGATAACGTCGCTGTAGGTGCACTAGACGCACCAGGAGTATAGGATGTACCGTTTAGGAACGCGTTTAATGCAGCATTAACATCATCTAATGATGGTTTAGCTGGAAGTAATGACTTCAACTCGACGTATTCTGATTCAATAAATTCAATTGTTTCATCATCTAACGCTGTTGGTTGTTTTGCGAAACGACTTCTAATATAACTGAAGTAATTCCCATCAACTGTTTTACGAGCAATGAAGTTACAACCTAATTTATAATCATGTGGTGGCTCATCAACATCTTCTAATGAAATATCCACCGCTTCATACACTTGTGATCTAATAACCACAGGACAAACCTTACCTTCATATGTTTCAGAAGTTTCTGGATTGGGTGGTAATGGATCTTTAACAACGTAAACTTGAGCTAACCAATCTCGACTACGGTATAACTGTTTACCAGTTACAGAAGTTTTACCTTCGTTTTTGTAATACATCACACTTGCTTTACAGATTGGGCATTGATCGCCATACATTTTAAGACATGGGACACGTTTCTTTTCACCGTTAATCGTAAGAATATGAATATCACGTTCTGCAAAGAACCATTGATTATCTATATCTTTATCTGGTAAAAATCTGAAAATTGCTTCTGAGCCAGCTTCTGCTGAAAAGAAAGGGTAGTATTTGGAATTGCCGTAGTTGGGTTGAGCGCTAGGTGCGCGACCGTTGCTTTTGAATTTTGATCTTAAAGCGTTAAGGTCAAAGGTTCTACGAGTTGCTGTCATATTAATCACCATTATTTTATCTTTATTAATTTAGAATTAGGTTTAAGATTTCTCTTTAAGGTGAACCTATACACCTCTACCATTAGCACATTTAGTTAACTAAACACACTCTACTATTATATGATTGTTTACTTAAAAAATCAATGTATATTCTTGATATCCGATAAAAAATCATCGTTATTCGTTGTTGGTAGTTCTACCTGTTTCATTAAAAATGTAATGTAGTCAGAAAACTCAACTGGTGTTAATTCTTTGAGGTCTGTACCGTAAATCTCATTATATTTGTCTATAGATAGTTGCATATTTATCACCAAAAAATGAATATTAACCTTGATTTTCGCAGTCTAAATATTTATAAAAATACATTATGAGGTCGTTATGAATTTACACACAAAAACACAATACGCCATTAAAGTTAATGGTATGATTCAACAAAAGTATGCAACATCAGAAGAAGCAAATTATCAGTTATCAGGTTTGAGACAATCACACCCAGGTATATACGAACATGCTTCAATTGTAGTTGTTTCAGATGATAATAGAGAGATGCTCCTTGGTTAATCGTTTACCTGAAATTAAAACTCTGTACAATAGACTTAAATCATCTGCTAAGTCTCGTAATATTGAGTTTAAATTAAGCATTACTGATTTATATGATTTATCGTTTCCGATAACTTGTCCTATTTTAGGAATACCTATGAAATTTAATAGAGGTGTACCACAGGATGATAGTTATTCGATTGATAGAGTTGACTCTTCTAAAGGGTATATAGCTGATAACATTAGAGTTATCAGCTATAGAGCTAATCGGTTGAAAAGCGATGGTACTAAAACTGAAATTATTAAATTATCAGATTATATTACACTATAGTACACAATTACAACACACTAAAAATATTAAGATAACATAGTACCTACATCATTACGATTTAGATAACAATCTTGTAAGAAATCTAACACTTCATTCATTAAATTATTACTAACCTTAGCTGTTTTAAGGAAATGGGTTAAATATTCGTTATCTTCTTTATCGCTCCAAATTTTTACATAAGTTCCATCTTTATATCCGTTGTTTTGACGGAAAATATTTAATGCGTTTTTACCAATATACATTTTATACAGATCGTTAAAATTCTTTCCTAATCCGTACCAAACTGCAAAGAATGATTCAAAGCAAAAGTAACTTTCATATGGATCTGGAGCTGTTACATGATGTACCAAGTTACAAATATCACCTCTAATTTGCGCTGCATCTAAAATAGTAAAGTCATCCTCAACACTATTAATAACTTCAACCATATTGTCCCATTCATCGTCAGTGATGGTGACGTTCCCGTTTGCATCAAGTACGTAACTCATACCAAAATGCCAGATATCGACCATTTCCATGATTACTTGATTCATGTCAGGCTCTTGATGTTTCCACCATTTATACCCGAGGTGCTCAATTAGTTCTGCACTCTCAGCTAAAATTGCTTCATTCCAAGCAAAGTGTTGAGATTTCCAATCGGTGTGTACATGTTTATTAAAACTATCTTGCATTGCGAACATAGTTTGAATTAATTCTTGTTTTGAAGCTTCGCTCATAATGTAACCTTATTTTTTAACATGATTTAAATAATACCCAACCCAATCCCCCATAAAGATGTTTTGCGCATCTTTAAGTGAAATTTTTCCCCTACAAATATCTTTTTGCATTTTACGTTCTAACACATCTTTATTATAAGCAGTAACATTTACACTTTTGTATGGTTGAGGCCACAAATTAGCTTCACTAGATGGTGCACCACCACTCGATAAAGGTAAAAGATGATCAAGCTCATAATGAGATAAATTTGTATCTGCATACCCGTATTTTTTAATTAATTTTTTTTTCAATTTGTTGGTGTACGATACCGGTGGACGTACCGTACTTGTCCAATTTGGTACACAAATTGTTTGATGAATGTTATCCTGTGTTACATCAGGGTTAATATCTCCAGGAGTGTAGATGTTTGGTACAGCTGACACGGTTGAAGATACAAATATCCCCAAGATTAATAATTTTTTCATATAGATCTCAACATGTTAAATGAATGATTGTGTGATATATGTAATATCATGCTTGTAAAAATGTTTATATTTTTGCAAGATCTGTACAGGTACTTCAGTTCCATATCTTTCGTACATTAAATGTAATGTTGATCGACTTGTAATATAATGGTATCCACGAAATACATCAACTAGATGAATACGTACAGATTTTTTATTTGGATTGAACCACGAACTATCAGCTGTTACACTTTCCACACCATTATAGTCTACTCTAGATGTTTTGACATCAGCTGAAACTCTATTTCCGTTGCAATAATATGTAATATCCTCGCCACGAATTTGACTATCTTTTGATTGATTAATTACACCCATCTCAAAATTATCTAGTACTACTTTTAATGAAATATATTCAGACATCATACCTATAATTGAGCAGTATGCGCCATGTCTAATATTATATGTCATATAAGGTAGGCTAATATCCATACCATTAAACTTTTCGGGTATACCCATATGTTCATATACATTGATAATAAAATCTTTATATTTTTCACCTTTAATATCATCATGGATATTAAAGTTGGGATAATTACCACTAAGATATTGAATTATATCAACAACTTGAAAACCATCATCTACATTTACATTCTGCGTTTTTAAAAAATTTAGCAAATTTGTTGAATCTGTTATGAGCTGTTCAACTGTATTCGGTTTATACATTGTATACTAGTTTAAGAAGTTGCTTACGTAACTCTATTGTATATTCTTTTAATACATTTTCATATGGAATATCATATGTTTCTGCACATTGTTTTGCAATGCTATCTAAAGTGCGCCAATGATCATCGTTAGGTGACTGTAAAGTTTTAATCCCGTAGTATACTAAGTTATCTATAGTTTGCTGATATCCACTCATTTAAATTCCATGCACAAATTAAACTATTATTTAATATGTACATTTTACGGGTAAAATGGTTGATAAACTGTACCGTTTTATGTATTATATCAAATACACTAACAATATTCAACCAATAACAGTTGGACATTTGAAACACTATTGTGACGTATTGAAAACCTTAAAGTTCTAAAAAACGACTGATAAATATTAATTTTACAAATAAGAGCATTATTAAATGAGTAACCCACTATTAACATCATTAAAAATACCAGGCGAAATAGTACGTTTACCTTCTGGAGGATTATTCTATGATGAAGGTGTAATAGACCCATCAGTAACGAATGCTGAGGTTACAGTTTACCCTATGAGTGCATATGATGAAATATGCATGCGTAATATAGGTGAAGTTATCAACGGTAGATCTATATCAAATGTTTTTTCAAGATGTATTCCTCAAATTTTACAACCAGATGAATTATCAGGTAAAGACGTAGATACTTTATTCATGGTTTTACGTAAAGTTACCTACGGTTCAACACTAATGGTAACATACAAACATGATTGTGAAGAATCTAAAACACACAAATATAGCATCTCACTGAACAACATTTTAAACACCGTAAAATATATTGATCCAAGTTTAATAGATGATGAATTTACAGTTGTTTTAGAAAATGGACAAGTAGTACAACTAAGACCATTAAAATTTAAAGATATTTTATCTATTATGTCAGATGCGAAAGATATTGATTATAATGATTTTTCACATTTTGATATTCAACAAAAATTATTACGTTCAACTGTACACTTAATTAAATCTGTTGATGATATTAAAGATCCTGCGTTGATTCAAGAATGGTTAGATACAATTCCGGTTACATGGTTTACACAAATCACTGATAAATCTGGATTAAGCAATTCATGGGGAACAGAAAACACCTATACAATCACATGCGAAGATTGCGGAAAAGAGATTGTGATTGATGTTCCTGTTAATCCGCTAACTTTTTTTTTGGACTTTTAAGATCGAATGATAAGCAACGTATCAGTAAATACCTAGAACAACTAACAAAAGAAACCAGTCGCATAATAGAGGAAATAGTAGAGTTGACTTATTATATGCGCGGTAGTATACAATATAACGATATGCTCCATTTATCAGTACCGGAACGAACCGCTGTTAGCGAGTTTATTAATACGAGAATGGAAAGCGAACTTAAAAAACCAAAATTTGCAATATATTAGGTGATATAATGAAACATGAAACGCAGGTGAATTATGGGTAAGATGACAGATATTTTTCAAATTGTCACACCGTCAACACCTACTTCGGTTGTTCAAGACAATCAATTGATGGATACCGGTTACGCTGCAACTAGCAATTACACGTGGTATCAGAGACTAATACAAGGTAGTGGTACTAGACTCACACGTTATAACGAATATGACGTCATGGATAACGATGTCGAGGTAGCTAGAGCTTTAGATATTATCGCAGAAGAAATGACGGGTAGAAATACAAAGACAAGTCTACCAATTGAACTTAAAATTCTAGACGAAAAACATGCTAATACCGAAGATACAATTGTATTAACGTTACGCACCGCATGTCACCATTGGTGTAAAATACACGGGTTTGATGCAAATAGATTATTTAAATTATCTAGAAACATGGTAAAATACGGTGATTGTTTCTTTAGAAAATCATCTAATTTTAAAAAATGGGAGTGGATACCATCAGGTGCGATAGTAGGTGCAATCGTAGATGACCGTGACGTTACAAATGTTTTAGGTTATCGTATCCGTACAGATACTAAATCTACTGGTGTAGCTAATAGTACCAGTTCACCTTTTAGAAATGCAGCTGATCATGGTAAGTTTGAGAATGTATCTATTGATAACATGGTTGTATTTTCAATAAACGATGATATGTCGGATGCTGCACCATTCGGTGAATCTGTATTGCGTACGGTTTATAAAACACATAAACAAAAAGAATTATTAGAAGACGCTATTATTATTTACCGTATACAACGTGCACCTGAACGTAGAGTATTTTACATTGATGTTGGTAAAATGCCTCCACATCGTGTCAAATCATACTTAGAAACGATTAAAAATGAAATTAGACAGAAAAAAATACCGTCTAATAATATGAATGGTCAAAGTTCTGTTGATTCTATTTACAATCCTCAGTCAATGTTAGAGGACATATTTCTCGCACAAAGATCTGATGGGGTTGGATCAAAGGTTGAAGTACTGCAAGGTGGTTGCTTCTCAATGGATACAAAAGTATCATTATTGGATGGTAGAGAACTATCAATTAGTGATATTGAATTAGAATTAGCTGCAGGTAAAGAGCTATGGACATATTCATGCGAAAAGAGTACTGGTAAAGTAGTACCTGGTATCATTTCTTGGGCTGGTGTTACACGTAAAGCAGCTAATGTTATGCGTCTAACATTTAACAACGGCGAAAGTGTTGTTTGTACACCTGACCATCGGTTCTGTGTATACGGTCAAGAATACAAACGTGCACACGAATTTACAATCGGCGATAGTGTTATACCTCTATACCGTCGTAAAGAATGCTTAAACGACGATTATCGTCGCGATTATGAACAGTTTTTTGACAATAGTACTAAAACATGGGTTCACACTCATAGAATGGTTGCTGACACTCTTAAAGATACCGCTGTAAAATATTGGGTGTATAAACCTGAAAAAAGCAACGGTAAATACGAAGTGAGACACCATATTGACTTCAATAGATTTAATAATAGTCCTTCTAACTTGTGTTTCATGTCATATATAGATCATCGTCATTACCATGCGAAAGTGACTGCAACATTCTTTAGGGATTTAAAGCACTCTAATATTGATGAATATAATAGAATTAAAGAAGCGAGACATAACTCTATTAGACGGTACTGGGATAACATCACTACTGAACAAATTGAAGCTCGAAGCGCTAAAGCTCGCAAAACTAAAAGTGAGTGGTCACAAGAACGCAAATCTAACCACAGATTAACAGTATCTAATTCGTTACGAAAATACATTAACGGGTTATCACCGGAACAGCGTGCAGCACGTGATGATGCATCTCGTAAGCATTTCGGTAAACATGCTAACAGTATTTTTAATGAAAAAATGTTGAATGATTTAGAGTTTAGAGCGCAAGTTTTAGCTAACCGTAGAAAAGCTTGGACTGATGGAAAACGACAATTGAAAGCTGAGCAGATGTCTGCTCAACAAAAACAACGCCATTCTGACCCTGAATATCAGCGATGGTATAGAAAACAGCATCAAGAAAACCAAAAAGTTGTATTTACGCATGATATGTTGAAGTTTGCTATTAATTTAATTAAAGGTAAAACATCTCATCAATTTACGTTAGTTGATGTTATTAGAGAGCTTAACGCAAACGAAGAATTAATATCTGAGTTACGTGATTTAAACAAACATAAAAATGTACCAAACTGGAACATTGATGATGGTTTTACCAGTTCAAATGTAAGAACTATGGTTAAGCAATTTGGTTATGATAGTTGGTATGATTTACGTAAAAATGAAAGTATACACAATCATACAATCGTAAAAATTGAGTACTTAGATGATACTGTCGACGTCGGCACGTTAACAATCGATCAAGATGAAGTGCATCATAGTCATCACACCTTCGCGTTAAGTTGCGGGGTGTTTGTACTAAATTCTCAGCTTGGTGAAAATTCCGATCTGGACTACTTCAGTGATAAAGTATTATGCGGTTTACGTATCCCAAAAGGATGGATGGGCAGACACAGAGAAGATTCAGGTGCTGTATTTAACGACGGTAAATTAGGTGCAGCATATATTGAAGAACAACAATTTGCTAAATTCGTTGAAAGGTTACAGGTATACGTATCAGCTGTACTAGACTACGAATTCAAATTATTTTTATTTGAAAGTAACATACAAATAGATAACACTATATTTGAAATTGCTTTACCTAAACCATCTAACTACGAAAAATACAAACAAGCTGATCTTGATAGTGCTTTATTAGGTACAATTGGTACCGCTGACAGCATTTCATGGTTATCGAAACGTTGGATTGCTAGAAACTACCTACAAATGAGTGAAGAGCAACTAATTGACAACGAAAACTTGTTGAAACAAGAAAAAGGTATTGATAGTAAAGATAAAACGTTACAATCTATTTACGGACCTCAAGCTGAAGGGGATATGGGTGGAGGTTTCGGTGGAGGTATGGGCGGCTTAGGTGGTGATCTCGGAGGTTTTGGAGGTGAATTAGGTGGAGGTGCTGAAGCAGCTCCGTTTGGTTCAGAAGGAGGAGAAGGTGAAATAGAAGGTTCAGTACCTGCAGAACAAACAGCGCCATTAGGCGGAACCGCTCCCGGATCAACTTCAAATGTAGCTTCTCCGCGGTAACTAACAATAAACCCTTCAACCTAAAAACTGAAGGGTTTTTTACCGTTTATACGAACATAAATAATAGATGATGTTTAACTAATTACCCGAACTAGAATGACTGATAATTACACTTTAGTATTCACCGACCCTGATAATCTAAATACGATTGAAATTGTACCGTATTCTATCGATTATAGTACCTCACTAACTTTTTACGGTAAAAACGCGTTAAACTATTGGCACGATCTTAACAACAACCTATTGCTATTATTAACAAATTTTGGGCATAAGAACCCACCATTGCATCCAATTGTTGGTCAAATATGGTATGATGCTACCAATAAACTATTAAAATATTTTGATAAAACCTGGCAAACAATTGTACCACCTCAATTAGATTTATCAATGTTTGTGCAACAATCTGGTGATACATTAAACGGAAATTTAATTATTTTAAATCAAGGGTTTAATGCTAAATCGATAACGACACGAGGGTACATAGAGCAACAATTAGCTAAATGTACATACGGTGATGAAAAGGGTACATGTTGGGTTAAACATTCTGGTAGTAATTATGTCGTGTTGTCAACATACGCAACCAAAGCTAAACAAACAGTTACATTACCATTTGAGATGGCTGACACACAATACTCAATTGTTGCTACTACAAACGATACAGCTAATAGTAACGACGGTTTGCACTGGACTACATACAATAAAACAACCAAAGATTTTCAAATATTTTTTGCGGGTAGTGTACAAACTTTAGCAATAGTAATAACAGGATTTGCAAAATGAAACAATTTCAATATTTAATGGAAATTACAGTTCCTCAAATTAAACAAAACAATAATACCGGGTTTCCAAATACAAAAAAACGTCAAAATGTATCACATCTCGTAAACATCAGACATGTTAAATTTGAACCGTATGAACCATCAAACAAGTTAGTAGTTGTAGCTGAAGCATTATCTAACGGTAATACGTACCAGCCAATGATTGAATTTAACGATATCGAGTATAGCGAGAACGGTAATAGTAAATTTGAAGGTACAGATGGCGAAGAGCATAAAATAAATAAAATTATATTAAACAGAGTTGATGTAAGCATTAACTGTACCTGTTCTGATTTTAAATTTAGGTTTGCGCACCAACATTATCAAAATAAATCATTAGTTGGTGAGCCACCTGAGCAATATGTAAAAGTTCCAGGTTCAAATAGACCTCCAGTTAACCCTGATAATGTACTAGGTGCATGTAAACATATCTTAGCATTAGAACAATATTTGAAACGTCAAGGTATATTGGTATGAAATTAATTGAAGTTTTTAGCATGCCTGATTTAGACAAATACACCTACACCGTAGCATCTAAATCATCACATAAAGAAGTATATCAATTTACGCTTCAAGATGGGCAACGGTTTATTGTTACATTTAAAATGTTATCAACGCCTGAAAGTAGTGAAATTTATTACAAACTGTTAAACTACGTAAAAACACCTGAACGTTTAAATGACCCAACAATAGCTGACCAAATACGTAAAAGTCTAGGCGGGATATACTATGTTACATTTCAAGATGCTGCAAAAGGTGAAAATGAGTATGATGCAACTAACAAAAATATAGATATGTTCTATATTCTTGGTCATGTTACTAAAATTCTTGTAGATTTTACAAAAAATCATAAAATTTTAGAGTTAAGTTTTGCGTCTGAGAGTAAAGAGTTGTCTCGTATTAAAGTATACAATAGAATGTCTACAATCATACCTAGATACACTAATTTAAAATTGTTAACTATTGATAAGGATTCGTCAATATTCAATTATATATTTACATCAAAGCAATAATATGTTATTAAGTGAAATTTTAAAAAAATCAAATGTTCCGTACGATTTGGTGCGTACATCTCCTGATTTTTTATACACGTTCCATACACCTAGCATGTCAATCGATGTACATATAATACCAAAAAAATGGCCATCTAGTGAACAGGTCGCAAATGCGTTGCTACGTAAAATAAAAAATAATCAAGACCTCGAAGATTCAAACATGGCTGACTTAAAACAGAAATACGGTGGGGTGTATGAAGTGACATTTCAACCTGCGGGGTCAGATTACTTTGGTATGACCAATACTCACGAAGATATGATAAAAATAATGAGTGCAGTAATTCAAATCGTTAAAGATTTCGTTTCAACGCACAAAACAGCTGAACTTATGTTTGTTGCAAATAAGAAAGAGAAAGGACGTGTAAAGCTGTATAACAGAATAGTGCAAACGATGCCTCAATCGAACAATTTTACCTTAGTAGATAAAGTCGATACCGGTGACCGAATACACTATATGCTTGCTAATAATGATTTAATTTAAACAGCTACCTGACCTTTAATCGTTGGGTGGCTAGTATAATTAAGTATTTCGATATCATCGTATTTGATATCTAGTATTGAATTGTATTTTTTACTAAACGATACAGTTGGAATACAATCGATAGTTGTACGAGATAATTGTTCTTTTACCTGGTCAATATGGTTCACGTAAATATGTGCATCGCCAATAGTATGGTACAATTTACCCGGTTTCAACCCGTGTACATGACATAACATATGTACAAATAACGAATAAAATACAATATTGAACGGAATACCTAAAAAGATATCACCTGATCTTTGATATAGTGTACAATCTAGAAATTTATTACCCTTTTCATCAAATCTAACATAGAATTGAGATAATGTATGACAAGGAGGCAATGCCATCTCATCTATATTAGCTACATTCCATGCTGTAACTATCATTCGTCTACTATAAGGGTCTCGGTTTAACAAATCTTCCAATTGTATAATTTGATCAATCTCACGCGTAAATATAACCGATTGAGAATCCCATGAAATACGGCTCATATTTTGAGATATACAATAATTGTACTCAGTAGGTGATGTAACTATACGTGTATCATTCCAATGACGCCATTGTTTTCCATAGACTTTATTTAAATTACCATCTTCATCAGCCCATTCATTCCAAATACGTACACCACTATCTTGTAAGTATTTGATATTGTCGCTACCTGATAACATCCAAATCAATTCATGAATAATAGCTGGATAATGAATTTTTTTAGTAGTTAATAACGGTAATTTGTAGTCACTAATATCATATTCAGCATTTACGTTAAATTTTGAATATGTATCAGTTCCGGTACGATTTGATCTCAAATCACCTGAATTGTACACATCAGATAAAATTCTTAAATATTCTTTCATGATATTATATCCCACTTTATCATAGCTTCAGCACGTTTAATAGCATCGAGTTTTGAAACATACATTAAACGTTTAGCAATTAAATGATCTAATTCTGCGCAGTTCCATAGCATCTCACCGGACAAACACGTTATTAATGCTGTATTCGCTACATACGGTACCCATATTGAGCATTTAGTATTAGCACGACATAACGCATTGAATTCTTCGCGAGTTTCAATACCTAGCGGCACTTCTTCGTTGTTCACTAAACAATTAGAGTTGATACGTTTATATTCCCACCCGGGTACGAACATAGGTGTTTTAGCTTCACATTTATACCAAATAGTACTTCCATCACCCTTAAACATCCACCATTTATGAGGTGTATTAGATTGCTCACAATCTTGTACCCATAATTTTAGTAAACATAAATGTGGGTGTGTGCTAGTTGCAGGTACAGCGTTTTTAATATCATCAGCTGTTAATTTAGTTGTTACATACACTACTTCACCGTTACTTTGTGTTACTATCATAATATACCTCCGGTTTTCTTTCCCATGGAAAATACACAAACGGTGCATTATCAGGTATCTCAGTAGTAAAGATTATATTTGGTACAATTTGCTGACATAACTTTGTAGATGAATATTTTGCTACTAGTACAGCAATATCTACAGTACAGTCTTTTTGATAATGTTTTGCACATGTTAATAATGTGTAGCCACTGTCAAGAATATCATCAACAATAAGAATTTTTGAACCCGGTTTAATTTCAGGTAATATTGTATCGTGCCAATCTAAATTATCACCTTTCGATAATTCATGAGATACATCAGCAACATACATTGGTACACATAAATGATGAGACAAATATACAGCAGGAATTAACCCGCCACGTTTTAATCCAATAATGCAATCATACTTAGTTTGTATTCTAATGTACAGGTTATCCATCATTTGTTTGAAATTTCGATCGTTGTAAATGATCATAATAATGTATTCCACATTTTGTTAATTTGTGAGAAGGATTTTAATATATTTCTTGCATCAACTAAAGCATTTCTTTTGCCTTGTTTTATGTTTAGCAAATTATAAATCTCAACCTTTTTGACAGCGCCCAATAAAACAAAACCTAAAGTGCTTAAATCGTATACATGAGTACTAAAATTAAGATCGATATCGACACGCTTGAACATTGCATCAAAGAACGGTAATGTAAACGAACCGGTATTATGACCAATTACGGTAATAGCACGTGTATCAAAATGATCAAGTATGAAACCACCCATTTCTTCGATAGCTTCATAGAATGGAATCCCGTTTGCTGTTAAATGTTCAATTGTAAAACCATTGATACCTAAGGCTTCTTTATCCCAACATACATTTGGAATATCAGTATAATCAATCTCAACATACATTTCATCGATTTTATTAAATTTTTCATCGACGACAATTAAACCAGCACTAATAACAGCGTAGCTTAAATCATCAACCCCTTTTGTAGGTTCACGTGAGTTGCTAAAGTTTAACCCACTTGTTTCACAGCTTAACACTAGATATTTCATTTTAATCCTTACACAATAAATTAACCGCAACTTTTGCTTCAAAACCTTTTTTTGCATTTTGTAACAATGACATGTACACAAACATATATCCAAACCTGATGATTGACTGGTTTATATCTTTACATTCACCCGTATCTGGTATACTTACTTCCCAACCTGCATTGATAGCGTTAAACGCTGCAGATTTACCATTACCGTATCTATCAGGGATATAAATCTTTCTTCTTCTAGACTGGTTTATTACTTTAATTTTAGCAGGTGATAAATCGCCACCGTTAATTGCTATACCTTTTAAATGGTAACAATCAAAAAATCCTTCCGTAATGAACAATGGTTCGTCTATATCAGTATGTAATCGATTATAACCGTATAATATTACACTATCGCCAGTTACCATTGAATTTTCATATCGATGTTTAGTTTTTAAAAAACTCCGTCCTTGATAGAAAATTAACTTACCATCCCGGTAAAATGGAATTATCAATCTACCGTACCATTTTTTCTCAAAAGCTGATGTTTTTCCTAATGATAAGAAGAAGTTATCATCGTTAACGATACCTCGCTGTTCAAGATATTCTATTGCAACATTTGACCATACATCTGCACCATCTGTTTTAATTCGATAAAATGATTGAGGTAATGGTAATTCAACTATAGGGTTATCATCTTTTATAATAACCGTTTTCTTTGTTGGTGTTTTACCTAAATTAGCTAATTGAATTTTTTGTATTTCTTCTTTTGGAATGTTAAAAGCTAACAACACATCCATCATTTGATCAGAAATATGTGAGTTTTTGTAGAATATTGATTTACACCCACAATTAAAGCAATTATACGCTACTTCGCTATCAGATAATAAGAACCCACCTCTTACTTTATAATCATGGCATACTGCACACTTAGTAGTAAACCAACCTTTATTGTTTGCATGGGTAGATAATGTTACATATTTTCGAATTAACTCTTCCATATCGATTTTTCATATTAAAATCAATATTATATTATTTTTTTGTATAGACCACAAATGCTAAATCAGGGTGACCACTATCAATTTGTTCTTTATTAAAATTTACTAATGGTTGTCCGGGAAACTGTTGATCGCATTCATAATTACGGTTAATAACAGATAGGTAAACTGTATCGCATTGTTTAATTGTTGTTTGGTATAATTTTGTACCACCAATAATGAATATCTCTTTATCGGTTTGAATATCTTCCAAATTTAAAACAGTTGTAGCACCTTTACACAAATTATCAGTATCAGAAGTAATTACGTAACATTCACGGTTAGGTAAAACAGATTCACCTATATCTCTTAAACCGGCAATCTCGTTATACGTGTTTCTACCCATAACAACACAATGACCATCTGTTAATTGTTTGAAACGTTTCAAATCTAATTTACTAAAATCTTCACCTAACCATGGAATTTGCTTATCTTTAGCCATTCCACCCATAATATCACAACATGCTATTAACTTCATTTTAAACCTATGGTATTTTAAAGGGAAACATATCAAATTTAAATGACAATATTGGTATAGTGTTATATAATCAATTAACACTAATCATTGGGAGACTCAATTCTCTTAAGTTCTCCGGTATGCGCTTCGAGATCAGCTGAAAACTGTATTAGGTGTAATTCACGTACATTAACAAATTTTGTCCAAGATACATCATCATCGATAGGTGTTATTTCAATGAAATGGTCCACTGACCTAACGACTGAATTAGGTTTATTAACGTACCTACCTGTACATTTAACCTCAATATCCCCGTACAAATAATTTTTACTCATCCCACTCCCAACCGTTACCGATTTGATCTACTTCTTCACGTGAGTCGTCGAGATACACATCGAGCCATCTATTAACTGTTTGGTATACTATATCGTTTACAGTATCATGTACCGCATCGGATTCATCAATGGTTATACCATATACATACAACATCTCTTCGCTATCCATGCGTTTAAGATCTTTCCGTACTGCTGTTTCAATTTGTTGCAAATATCTATTATTGTGTTTACTCATTGGAGAACTTACTGATTATCTAAAAAAATTCTATTTAGACTAAAAAAAAGCGTTATATAAAAATATAACGCTTTGAGGTAGGACACTATATTAAAAACATCTAACAACTAACTAAAAACTGATACTTTCGTATCTTGGAGAGTTAACAACCTCCATCATCATACCTTCAGGTGATAAAATCTCATCTTGCTCACCTGTTATATACTTCAAGATATTTGGACTAAAACCTGAAATCATACAGGTATTAGGAGTATTATGTACTACTGGAAAATTGCCAGAGTTAGCATTAACATTCCAGAATACTAACTTAGGAATTGTATATCCAGCAATTTCAAATGACGATCTAATTGTTTCATAGAACGTTTCAACCGCTGAAGCTTTAATTTGACTACGAGTAATAGCATTAAATTCCATATCAGAAATGATATAAATTGTTCCAACCATATCACTAGGTGACAACTGATTAGTAATAGCTGCTTGTAGAATTAATTTAAACACTGCTTCAAGGTCTGTTGACATACCCCATTCAGCGTGTGAAAGATTATGAACCTTTTCAAAGATATTATTACCTTTTAAATCTTGAATTCTTGGGGTTTCACTAAACGTAATGAATTTGTCACGATATGGACCTTTTGCTCGTTCAGCAAAATAAATTGCTAACGATATACAAACTTCCATTGGAAGACCTGACATTGAACCACTAACATCAGCTACAACGATAGCGTTACTATCAACATCAATTTTTGGTAAGTTTTTCCATAAAATTTCTGCTTCATCTGGTTTAATGTCACTTGTCCAATTGTTTAAAATTTTACCAACGATTTGATATGGATATAAAGTACTAGCGTTAACATGAACTTTCCCGTCTTTAGCTAATGTAATAAATTCTTCATAACGGGTAGCATCATTTCTTGCAAATGCTTTGCGATGTTTTAGTAAACATTGACTTGGTAACTTAGAATAAGTAATGGTATCCCATTGTTTAGCACTCATACGATTTTCAGCAACTTCAAGATATCTGTTCAAATTTGAACATAATTTACGATAATCTTTTGATGATAGCCCAAAAGCTTTACGCGTTAAATTACCTAATCGGACTGATTCTTTACTTGAAGTATTGATACGTTTTAACCATTTACCTAAAATTGAAATAGGTTGATTTGATGTGATACCCTCAAGATCTCTACGTGATTGATCTTTCATTAAACTAAAAGCATATGATTCACAAGGTGTACCGACAACTGAATAAAGATCATCCCATCTTCCGTATTCAGCAACGAGGTCTAATAGGTTTTTTGTTTGATCTGGGTAGTTACGAGCAAGCCATTCTAATTGAATACGAAATGGTCTTCTTTGACCTTGACCACCACGAATATCTCTAAACATGTACATTAACCGTACAGCAATTGTCTTTTCTTGTGCAAATGCACGTGTAAACAAACTTAAAATTTCACTTTCGGTTCTTGATCTAATTGATCCACCTTGAGCAAAGAAATCAACACAATTGTTTAAAGATGAATGGTTAGTAATAGCACCGTTTTGTGTTGTTGAATGATTCATTTGATTTGAAATCGCTGATAAGAATTTTTCGGTCATTTTGTACTCCAAGACATTAATTGTTAAATTGCGGATACTGTCTTTATAACTAGATGCATAAGTCATTTTCAATAATGAGTTGTTTAATTGCTGGAAGCATCTATAAGTGTTTAGGTTTTACCCTAAAAATATAAACTTGAAACAAACTTATATTTTTAAGATCGAATGTTCCAACCAATACACCTCTAAGTCTGTCAGGACTTAGTTTATTTCATGGAGACTATTTTTAATCGCTGTATGTGCGGTTATTGGAACACCCAATTTTTAAAAATATAGACCTGTTTTTAGCAACCCACATTCATTCCAATAAGATTAGATATGTAATTGCTGTAAGTGAGTTTTATAACAGGTCTACATCTGTACATCAATATGAGGTTTTTCACGATGATCGATCACTTATTGTGACCATCAAACGTTTAACCTCTCTGCATTAAAATTATATGCTGTACTACACCTACTTGGAGGTGCCATCTTAAACCAAGATGGAGCAAGATCTTATTAACATTTTCGATTATTGCTGTTAAGATCTTTGATAAAAGAGCGGTCACGATCTAAATTTAACATTTGCAGTGTTTATAAAATTGCTGTTGAGATCGTTGATTTTACTAATAACTTTCAAGACCTTATTCACGTTTTCGAGTATGAGTCGATTATTGTTGCAGTTAAGGTCTTACGTAAACTAGATTCTGTTTATGTGTTCAGATTAGAGGTCTGATATTAAATGGTTGCTGTTCGAATCTATAAAACGTATTATAATGATCTAAAAAAATTAAATCAACTATATCTTTAAATTAATACGCTTCAAGCCAGCTACCTGACAACCCACCTTTAACATACGAGGTAGGTTTACTTTCAAAGAAGTTTGTATGCTCAGGTGAGCCAATTAATTCATCAAACCACGGTACAGGATTATCTTTAACATTAAAGTTACCTTTGAACCCCATTTGAATCAAACGACGATCTAACAAATATTTCATATATTCTTTAACATCGTTTTTAGGTAAACCTTCAATGTCACCCATTTCATACGCTAATTCAATGAATTTTTCATCTAATTCGTAGAATTTACGAGAAATATCATAAACTTGTTTTTTAAACTCATCGTTGACGATACGAGGATGTTCATCAATATACGTTCTAAACAGCATAATCAAACCTTCACAATGTGCTTGCTCATCAATGATAGACCATAGATTAACTTCACTCATACCTTTAAACAAACCACGTCTTGAGAAGTTTAATAGCATGATGAACGTTCCAAATAATGAAACACCTTCAGAAAACACATTCTTAACTAACGATAAAGCTTTACCTTTATGAGTCGAGGTATCGTTATCACCCATAAAATCAATCTTGCTATACATTTGCTCATATTCTAAGAATGCTTCAAAATCTGATTCAGGTAAATTTAAAGTAGTCAATAAAGCTGAGTAAGCTCTTTGATGTACACCTTCACGAGCTGCAAACGATAAAAGCATTTGTTGAATTTCGTTATTTTTAAATGTAGGTATCAAATTATTCGTATACATTGAAGCAACTTGCGCGTCACTCTGAGTAAAGAACTTTAAGATCTGATGAATCAGATTCTTTTCTTGAGGAGTGAGGTTGTTTTGCCAATCAGCAACATCTGGACTAAAATCCGTTTCCTCATGTGTCCAATGTGAACGTTCCGATTGAAGAGCCATCTCAACAGCCCATGGGTAGCTAAAAGGTTTGTATGTTTTACTTACTTCTAATACTGACATATTATTTTCCTTAATTTACTGTTCGTGTACTACGCGTGAACATCGATAATTTGTGATTGAAAAAACGGCACTAACTGTATGTTACCATTCTGTATTGTGTAGCTGACAATTTCAACAGAATTTGAACCATCAACTTTTGGGTGTCCGTTATACCCGAGAACTACATCAGAAAATTGAACTAAATCAGTACTGATGTTTGGCATATAATGACATCTAATAGATGGTGAATACATACTCACCGGTAAAACACTAGCATTAATTGCGGTAGACATAACTAAACCTATTTGTTTAAATAATTTGCGACTGATTTAAGATCTGAAAACGATTTTGCACCGTTTTCAGATACCATTTTAGATACAGCTTCCAATGACTTCAATTGACCTTTATCAAACGTTTTACCACCATCTGATTCAAGCACACAAAACACTGTTTTATTTGGTCTTTTGTTTGAATCGTCAACTACTTCTGCTACCGAATAAACACCTGACATTTTCGGTGTTAGTACGTATAATACATGATCGCATATTTTACGCTGTTTTAGTTCTTCTTGGTAGCATTCTTCTGTCCAATCATCTACAACTGGATTGAAGTAATCGATTCTTAACAGTTTGATTAATTCATCCCGCCATGTACTTTCATTACAAGTACCACCTAAAAATACCGACACCTTTGATTTACCTTCAGCTATATCTGTTAATTTCATAATTTGCGTTATGCGTGGCAAGATGTACATTCTACTTTATCTACTTCTTGACTTTCATAATCTTTTAATGCTGTGCGTTGAATTTTACCTGAAACCGTTTCAAATGTATCGCTTTTATTAGCACGTAAATAATATAGAGTTTTCAATGGGTCACCAGGTAAAGCTGGATCTTTTGAAAACGCTCTCAAATGAATCTGGTTCAATGTACGTCTTGAAACACCTTCGTTCAAATAAAGATTAACTGAACATGCTTGATCGATATGCGCTTGTCTAATACGAGCTTGATCAACTACATAATTTTGATCAATTTCAGTAGCAATTTTATACAGCTTTTGCTCTTCAGCGGTAAAGATATCATCCATACCTTGGATAGAACCATTATTTTGTAAAATACTGAGCCAAATATCATTCACGTTAAGATTTTTTTCATCAGCAATACGAATAATATCTTGTTCAAGAAATTTATTTTTAACTGTATAACTTCCAATACGTGTTCTATGTACATAAATGTTAGCTCTGATAGCTTCAATTGACGCACTCGTTTGACAAATAATTGAACTATTAGCATTAGGTGCATACGCAATACGATGAGCGTTGCGTACACCGTAACCTTTTAAATATTCAGGTTCACCACGTTCTGCTGCTAATTGTTTAGATGCTGCTAAAGATCTCTCATCTATTAATTTAGAATGTGTATGGGCCCACTGTGCAGCTGAACCAACACCACCAGATTCAAATGGAATTTTATTCTTCATTAGGTAGTTGTGCCAACCCATATAACCAAGACCAATATCCCGTGAATTTCTGGCAGATCTTACAGCTTTATGTAATTCATCAGAAGCATAATCAACAAACCATTGTAGTACATTATCTAAGAAACGTGTACAATCTTCAATAATTTTAGAATCTTTCCATTCGTCGTATTTTTCACCGTTGATACTTAATAAGCAGCAAATAGCTGTATGCAGCTCATCGATTATTAAAATGATTTCTGTGCATATATTAGAAGCTTTAACACTATATCCGCGCGCTTTTAGAGCTGGATGTAATTTATTATTAGATTCTTCAACATTATGAATATATGGTTCACCTGTTAAGAATCTTGTTTCTAATATTGATTGCCATAATTCACGTGCTTTAACAGTATGTACTACTTCTTTTGAATGTGGATCAGTTAAGTTCCAATCAGCATCTGCTTCAACAGCATCTAAAAATGCGTATGTAATGTTTACTGCGTTGTTAACATTGAATGCTTTACGATTTAAATCTGAACCACCTGATGGTACACGGACACCTAAAAACTCAATTAAATCTGGGTGTGTAATATCCAAATAACCAGCAACAGTACCACGACGTGTACCAGCTTGATGATAATATAAGATGTTACTATCCATCGTTTTGAGATAGGGAATCGCACCTGGCGATTTTTCAGTAATACCTCTCATACCTAGATACTGACCGACACCACCACCTATTGTTGATAAATGAGCTAATTCTTTCGCTGACTCAATTTGACCATTTAATGAATCGGGCACCATTGTAATGAAACATGATATCGGCATCGCACGAACTGTTTCATCTGTAGTGAAAGCAGTTTTTCTATGAACAATATCTTCTTCTGAATACCCCCATTTATCTACTAATGTATGCCACATTCCTTTTACTGAATTAGAAATAATTGGACTTGAAAAGCATGCATGTTGATCTGATACATAATTATACATTCGTTGCGCAAATTCATAATCACCGTAACAGAAATTAGTAGCTGCTCTTGCGAATGCGTACTGAGGACTATTCTCGTCCGGCTTCAAATAATGTTTCTTAAGTAGCTCCAATGGAAATTCATCATATGTTTCATCTTTAGATAAGTCAATCTCGATTCCTAGATATTGTTGTTTCATTATTAGTCTCAGTAAGGGTGTAAATAATTTATGCCGTTTATAATTATGTATTCCATTACTTAATTATCTGTGTCATCCTTGACGTATAGTATAACATATTTTTATCAAAATTAAAATATATATTTTGCTATACCTTTAGATAATATGTAGGTTCCTGCAATTGTTAATTCTTGTAATACTATTAACCTATTAGAGATTATAGTATGGATATGTTATTGTTTTATTACGGTTATGGTGTTAATGATTGTGGTTTTATTTATTGTTCTTTTTACTTGTTTTAACCCGGGTACATCACACGATTTATTTTGATTAGCTATTATAGTGGTGATGTAACTTGTTTGTGATTTACCGTTTATGGTTTGAGCTATTCTATAGTTATTACTCACGACATTGAAATAATAGTTGTTAAATATCGCTTTCGATGATATAATATCATGTACCATAAAATAAAAACAGAGGTTAAATCACTATATGTTAGATCATCTTGTAAACCGGAAAATTAACGCCATCACCTTCAAGTATGACAAGAACAAACAAATGTTTCTTGATCATGTTGCTGAAAAATGGGTAGAAAAGATCCCACGTAACAAAACATACACAGAAACATATGAAAAATATCGCACATGGTCAATTTATAGATTGAATGACTATGTAGAGGTACTATTAAAAAATAATGCTGTCGCTGAATCGATTGATATTAAGCCACAATCAGCAAAAGTAAAAGATTCAATAGAAACAGGTAAAAGATTCAAGTTACGATATCAAAATCTTGTTGATTCGTTAAAAGTACCTGACCCTATTAAGTTTAGTAATATTCGTGCAAGGTTACCAATCGGTTTATCTGATTCAGATATTATGCAAGCATTAGTTGAGTTTAAAAACAAGACAGGTGATACAAAATTTGTTTTAGATATTGATTATGCTAAAGCTATCTTAAGTACTATTATCATTACGTACTCTCAGTATAAATTATCATTAAGAAAAATGACATATGAGCCAAGATATCGCGAGAAAAAAGGGTATGTTCAATGTTCATGGAATCTATTACGTCATACATGTTCAAATGGCTACCCAAAATATTTAAAAGCATTGCAAGATGCTGGTATCGTTGAATGTGATGGTGTATATGCTAACTGGGGTGATAATAAGAAAGCTTATAGTTATAAAATCAATGATAGGTACTTTGAAACAACAGGTTCGCAAAAATATCGTTTTGACGATTATAACAATTATCATATCAGATATACACAATTATTGTATAAAATGGAGTATCGCAGAAAACAACGCGAAACAAAAAATGAATTCCATACTCAAATGATCGAGGATGTAGAAACATTGATTGCTCCTATTGATACAGTACAAATGGCTAAAGATTTTGAATCTAATAAGTATGCGTTCTATAATGTAAAAACTGAAGAAGAATTAGAAGCAAAATTAAAAAAATCAGAAACATTAACAATTGAAGATTTCGTTACATCTGTTGAACATATTCAAACTAATGGCGCATATTTTAATGTTTCAGATGATTTTGGTGGTAGATTTCATAGTCCATTCACTAATCTTAAATCTGTTATTCGTAATCATGTCCAATATAATGACATGAAATATATCAATATTGATATTAGCAATTCACAGATGATTGTTTTATCTACAATTATGGATAATCCAAAATTAGCTAAACGTTTGTTAACTAATGTAAAATTCGGTGATCAAGATTCAGATAAGCTTATCAATGCTGTTGAATTGATTAACGGGTTAGAAGATGTTAAAAACTTTTGCGAAAAAGCAAAAACAGGTGAGATATACGAAACAGTTGCTGAGCATTTAGGAACAGACAGACAACAAGCTAAAATCAATTTATTGAGTATACTTTTCAGTAATGAAGATCAATTCAAACGCATCAAAACGAAAATGCAAGAATTATATCCATCATTGATTAAGTTATCAAATCAATTAAATTGTGTAAACGGTATACATTATCTTCCAATGTTATGTCAACGTTTTGAATCAGAACTATTCATCAATACAATTGTAAAAGAATTCTTCAAACATAAAAAATATCCTGCAATTACTATCCATGATTCAATCATGGTTCATCCAGAAGATTACGAAAAATTCATGTTAGTATACAAAAATGAATTTTCAAAATTAGGTCTTACATCGTTTCAAGTAAAGGTGGAGCAATACTAAAATGACAACGTTCTATAATAACAACTCATGGAACTGTACAAAAAATAACGCATTGTTTTATTTGTACTTAAATGATTCAATAATGTTCAAGATAGATGAGCAAACATATGGATGCGAATTTTATAATTATGATGCTAGTTTTAAAAACCGTAAACAAGTAGAAGCATTATTTGATACATCGATTGACATGATATCTCCTTATAATATTGTTGAATTATGCGAAACAATGAAAGGTACTATATACGAGAATAAAGATATGCCAAACGATTCAAATTCAGGAACTTATAAATTTGAAAAATTAAATTTAGATAGTTCTACCTTACGTAGAATGATGGATGGAGATATAGCATATTATGCAGCATGATATTGATGGACCTAATTACAAAACTGATTACAAAACTGATTACGATAGATTACACGGATTAATATCGTTAGGTATTTTAAAGAAAGATGAGCTGTATGATACTGGAACGTATCAAGATGTGATTGATAGCGCAATCGAAAATTTAACGTGCTTGCAATCATATGCGACCGATGAAGCTGAAACAATGATATCGAATTCATTTAATCGGGGTTCAGCTTATTTGTGGTAAAGGGGTAAGAAGGGCGAATTAATCGCCCTTCAAAAATTACTTTAATGATAACGATCTATCAAATGCATCAATATAATAATCGTGTAATTTGTCTAAGTAATTAGAATTTCGTAAATCTTTAAATACTAAATTTTCAATTGAGAACTCACCGCCTCGTTCGAGTCCAGCTTGTCTCATATTTTTGATTTTTTTACGAAGTTCTTTAATTTTAGCGCAATTTTTACTATCTTTAAATCCGTCAATGCGTTGTTTTAAAGCTTGTGATTTTACATTGATAGCGTATTCGTTTACTTCACGTTCAATTCCTTTTTTACGTTTGGGTTGAGTAACCCATTCGTCATTTTGCAAGCTGTACACGCCAGTTGAATGGTGTGGCTCATCTTCTAGTTGTGTATAAACTTCAACAGGAAAATTAAAGATTGTAATATCGTGTAAATCATTCCATATCTGATTTTTATCTTTTAATATATCAGCTAATTCAAACCCGCATTCACCGCAGTCTGAGTCACTTTTATTAATTATAACATGAACATCGATATCTGAAAATCTGGTATAGTTATAATTTGCTAAACTACCAGTCATTACGATGTCAGTTATATGATACATAGGATCAAGATCTAAATTTTCAAAATATAAGTTAGCAATTTTTAACAATTGACGTCTTACTTTTGCTTTTAGTTTGTTGTTGTCCCATAATCTTGAATTTAATTCAGAATGATATTCGAAACTGTATGATTCGATTAAGAATTGTGTTAATGATTGTTTCATAATTGTTTTTTCTAAATTGTGATAAACAACATATTTATATGAGAATCAGTATAGATAACGTATAACTATTAAGCTATCTTAACAATTCCATTTTTTTAATGCTAAAGCTTTACGTGTAGGTTTACCATGTTTGTCTTTCATTGGTCCTTTAACACCGCTCATTCTAGCACAAAAGCTTTTACGTCTTTTATAAGCTTTACTATCTTTCTTTAATTTACTTGGTTTGGTTGTTACAGCTGTCTGCAATTTACTACCAGGATGTTCTTTACGGTAGCTTGCTACACCTTTTGCGTTTAAACCACCGTTTTTATTTTTACCTTCTTTACGAGTCCATGCAGCAGCTTCAAAAAGCTCATCATCACTTACAGACTCAAAATCATCCCAAATAACATCGCTATCAACACCATGATGAATAGCTAAATTATCTACCATAGTTTCAATCATATCAAACATTTCATGAACAGATGGGTTAATACCACGTTGTTCTTGACTTTGCAAATAATCCCAAACTGATACAAGAATATACTCAGCTTTAGCTATTTTTTCTTGAACCCATTCAGGTAAATTCTCATTTTTTTCAATTGTCTTCATTAGACCCGATGCAGCACGGGCAATCGTGAGTAGATGACCGTGAGCAGTGCCTGCTTCATCATTATACTCAGAATTCATATTTTCGTTAGCAACCGTGCTAACACGAGTGGTTAATATATCATTTACTTTCATAGTTGTATCTCCATTATATTAGGAATATTTATAAAAGTAATATCAGTACTGTTTTTAATGACATAAAAAAAAGACTTAACTGAAAAAACAGTAAGTCTTTTTTAATACAAGATTCATTTTAATTTCAATTATTCTACCAACTGAACTACATAACCTTTCGGTTATGGTGGGAATCGAACCCACGACACATTGATTCCGATTATATATTGCTGTTAGAATCTTAACTTCAAATACAATTATAATATGTTATATAGTATTGATCAACTGTTTTTATATGGTTCACAATAGAGTTTATCTACTATTGTCATACATACTAATCCTTTATTTTTAAGTGTTTTTTAGGATTGGTTAATAATTAATTTCAATTAACGGAAATAGCAATCTAAATGCTGTACCGTGGTTTGATTCAGCTGTATTTGAGTCGACGATAATATGACCATTAGCGTCATGTACCATACCGCTAACGGTTGACAATCCTAAGCCTGTACCTTCACCAATAGGTTTTGTAGTAAAAAATGGATCAAAAATATGATCAATTACAGTTTGATCAATACCTGTACCAGTATCTAGAACACGTAATTCAATATAATCATTTGAAATAATATGTTGAGCACACGATGTACAAATTTGATTATGAATATTGACTTGTTTTAATGAAACTACAATAGTACCACCATTTTTCATGGAATCACGAGCATTAATAATCAAATTAGTTAAAATTTGATGTAAATCAATAGCATCTATTTGAATATCAAGATAGTTGTCGACATTTGTTTCAAGGTGAAACCTACTAGTTAATGCTGGACCTACCATTGATGCAACATCGTATATTACTTCTTGTGTTGGTCGTATTTCTATATCTTTATCAGCTGAGTTTTGACGTGAATAAGCTAGCATTTTACTAATCAAGCTAGATGCGCGTTTACTAGCAACGTTAACTGCGTTTACATTGTATATAAAGTCAGCTTTGCGTTGTTCATCCGGACAATCTTCTGCTAATAATAAGTTGAGTTCGTTGTAACCTAATATACAGTTTAAAATATTATTAAAATCGTGTGCTATACCTGCTGTTAACCGACTAAGGCTTTCGATTTTTTGCATCTGGTTAACTTGTTTGTTTAATAATAGTAAAGCGGCTTTATTTTTTTCACGCTCAGTAATATCTTTAAACACACCCATATAGCCAATTATATTACCGTCATCGTCATTAATTGTAGATGGTCTAACAGATACTTGATGTTTACCTAACGTCATTGTAAACTCTTGACAGCTTGATAATTTTTTGATTAGTTCTTTTTGATTGTTAGTATTTTTATGAAACATAACAATATTAACGCCAATCATTTTATTAACGTTAAAAGATGGGAATTTTTTTTGAATCTCTGATTCTGCAGCAGTAAAAATTTTTACTGCGCTATCATTATAATAAACAACGTTGCGATCTGCATCTGTAATAACAACAGCATCGTTTAATGAATTTAAACCTTTTGTTAGACGAAAATTACATAGACTGAGATTTTCATTGGGTGTAGCTGTTATTGTTGGCATTCGGTGATCCTTTTAGTTGAAAATGTGTTTACCGATAAACCGCCCCATGTATACCATACAAAACATCCTGATATAATGTATTTATTAATTATTTTATAGAGGGTTAGCAATGTAACCCTCTATAATTAGCTAGTTAATCAATATCGTTAACAGCTACTTTTAAAGATTTACCAACTTTAAAAACAGGTATTTTAGCTGCTTTAATTTCAACAGGCTCACCTGATTTTGGATTACGTCCAACACGTGCAGCTCGTTCTCTAATATCCCAAGTACCAAACCCAGTTAAAATAACAGGTTCACCTTGACTCAAGACATGAGTAACAGATGAAATAAAACCATCTAATGCACGAGATGATTCACCTTTTGTTAAACCTGATGCTTCTGCAATTGCGCCAATTAATTCCGATTTATTCATTTTTAAGCCAGTACGGGTATATAGGTTGATTGATTTATTCAACAGCCAATGCAAATTTTGGGATGCCGCCACCTTCATTCATTTCAATGAAAGTAGCGTTTTTAAGAGTTCCATCAACTTCATCATCAAAACATTTACAAACTTCAAAACCATTTAACGTAGTTTTGATAAAAAATAATATTTTCTTACCAATTTTTGAGTTATAATAATCTGAAATTTCTGCTTCATTTTGCCCATTTTCGACGCGGTGAGATATCATTTTTGATATTTCATCAGAATCTAACGGAGTAGCTAATTCTAATTGTGTTTTAAAATACTCTAACATAAATTAACCTGTACGTTTAATGATATGCCAACCAAAGTTGGTTTTAATAGGTTGACTAATTTTTTCAATATCTAATGCAAATGCTGCTTCTTCAAATGGTCTAACCATTTGATTACGACCAAACGGTCCTAAATACCCACCTTCCTTACCGCTAGGACACGTACTGTGAACTTTTGCAAGTTCAGTAAAATCAGCACCGCCGTTAATCTGGTTTAAAAGGTTAATAGCTTGCTGTTCATCAGCTACTAAAATATGACTTGCTTTAATTACTGTCATTGTATTTCTCTTATTGATTGGAAGGCCTGAGAGGAATTGAACCCCTACTAAATCCGTCAAAGGGACTTGTGCAACCACTACACCACAGGCCAATAATATTGATTAATTATAATGCATCTTCTTCATTATAATCAACAGGTAATTCACGTTTTTTGTGTTTATGCATTCTTGATTCCGAACAATAAGCACATGCCCCATGGTTGCGACATGTACGATCAAATGCTTTTGCATTATAAAAAGACTTACGATGATCTTTTCTGTTTGGATAATTTTTATCGAATGACATAATAATTACCATATAACGTGTATGGTCTCTCATATTCGGTTCGAACGAATGGCCTCACCGTCCCAAGCGGTGCGCTCTACCAGACTGAGCTAATGAGAGAATAACTGATCAGAGTGGAGAGAATCAAACTCCCTTAACTAGTGGATTTAAGACTAGCGATCAACCAATGAAACACACTCTATAAAAACTTATTTATTACGTATAACAATGAGTTAGGAAAACCAGTGTAAATTGACGAGGTATCTAGCTCATGTCAGTAGTATAAATGTATTAACGTAAAGCATCAACTTATTTTTTACTATGACAACGTTTGGTAGTTGAATTTGCACATTAAATCTTATATAATATTGATTTTAATATAAAAAAAGAATAATACAATGACTATATTAGACCATTTCGCACTCGATAAACCAAGAAAGACACAAATTGAAACACTAAACTGGGTAGCAAAGAATATAAGTAAAAAATATATTTTTTGTGAGTTACCAGTAGGTGCAGGTAAAAGTCCAATTGCTGTAACAGTTGCTGATTATCTGCAAGATGGTACTAAAAAATCATCGTTTATATTGACACCTCAAAAAATCCTACAGAACCAATATGAAAAAACGTTCATCAAAAAAGATGATGATCGATATTTCAAATCATTATACGGTAAGAGTAATTACCGGTGTTCTGGTAAAGGTACGACATGTGATGTTGGCGCAATTATCAAACCAAAATGTGGGAACTGTCCACATTCAAATGCTGTTATGACTGCATCAAAATCAGAGCATGTTGTAATGAGTTACGCATTAGCTATTCGTTCTTTTAAGTATACAAAAGTATTTAAAAAACGTGAAGTACTGATAATGGACGAATGCCATCAATTAGAAGACATATTAACTGAGTATAACAATCTTACTATACTGAAATCAGCATGTGATAAACATCATATCAAATGGAATGTTAGCTCATCAATATTAAACACGTATAATTGGTTAGAGAACATCTACATACCTGCTATGAAAGATGTATGTACTACGTTAGAAGATGAATGTGGACCATTATTAGAAGATGGTTACAATATTACTGGTCCTGATATTGCACGGTTAAAGACGTTGGTATCAATGCAGGAACATATTGAGTTGTTATCTGAGTTTGTTAGTCAAACAGTTGAAGAAATAACTGAAAAATATATTTTAAATGTAGACGATAAAAATATTAAGTTCAAATACTTATACGGAGCTGAAAACTTTCATAATATATTAGAACCGATGGCGAGTAAATTTTTATTTCTATCTGCAACTATATTTGATCATGAAGAGTTCTGTAAGAATTTAAACATTCCATTAAGTCAAACATGTTTTATATCAATGGACTCAGAATTTGACGTTGATAACAGACCAGTATTATATCATCCAATAATGAAAATGAATTACGGATGGAATGATCAAAAGAATTACGAACAGCGTAAAGCAATGGTAGAAGCTATTCTTAATATCTTAAATGAGCATCCAACAGAGAAAGGTATAGTACATACCGGTAATTTTGCTATTGCGCAATGGTTAACATCTGAGTTGCGCAATTCGAAACATGTAATCTTGCATCATAATCCTGGATCTAATCTAAAGCGAGATACAGTAATTGATCAATTTACAGGTATGAAAAAACCTGCATTATTAATATCACCATCTATAACAGAAGGGTTAGATTTAGTTGACGATAAGGGTAGGTTTGCAATATTCGTAAAAATTCCATTTGGTACATTAGGAGATCCATGGGTTAAAGCAAGAATGTCATTATCGCAGAAATGGTATTTGCTAAAAGCGATGACAGATGTCATACAAGGTGGTGGTAGAGTTGTACGTACACCAGAGGATTATGGAACAGTGTATATTTTAGATGAGAGTTTTCAATCATTGTATGACAGAACAAAGCAATATATTCCACAATGGTGGAAATCAGCATTACATAAACTTTAACATAAAAAATAGTTGAATAAATAATCAAGCTTAATTACTATACTAATTAGTTCATTTTATTAACACACATACGGAGTTACAATGGCAACAACCACACTTACAATTAAAGATCAAGAAATCGCAGTAGCTGATTTACCAACGAACATTCAACAAGCAGTCGCTTTTTATGATGAAGCTGAAGTACGTTTACGTAAAGCTGAAGCTGATTTAGTATTAGCGTCATCTGCTAGTAAATGGTTAGTTTCAGATATTACACGTTTAGTTGATACTTGGATGAACGAAGAAAAAGCTGAAGAAGTAGCTGAAGGTGCAGAAGCTGAAACAGTAGAAGAAGCTGCTGCTGAGTAATAGCTTTATAATAGCAAAAACCTCAAGATACTATCTTGAGGTTTTTTTATGTTTTTTAGAAACTAAATATATGTTTGAATAATACACCTATGATGAGTCTGTATGTCTCTTACTGATAAAATACTTAAATTCTCTGACACAATTAAACCTATTATAATTGTTAAAGACGATGAAATCGACGATACATCGACATCGTTAACATTATGCCCGTATAATAGTTTAAACAGTACTAATATTATCAACACTAGTGCGTTAAGGTTAATGGAACATTTTTGTAGTCCTACAGTACCTCCTCATTCTACAGCTGGTCAACTATGGGTAGATACTAGTGGTGCTCCAAATGAACCAGATAGACTAAAAGTTTACATACCTCAAAACCCAGGTGCACTAGTTTATATGGATGTCGCAGGTACTGTAATATCAAGAACGGGTACATTAAGACATACTGGCCAGATTAAAGCTTTTAATGATTACAACAATATACTAAAGTATATAAGTGGTGCACCAAGTGCACCACCTTCAAGTACACCTGGTACTGGAACGGTAACAGTGACTGGAACACCAACAGTTGGTCAAGTACTAACAGCATCAGTGACTAATTTAGTTGACCCTGATGGTATATCTAGTGCTACATATACATACTACTGGTATTCGGGTATCGTACCTACTTGGTCATTAGTATCTGTAGGTGCAATACCTTCGGTTCCCACTTACACATTAGCACAATCAGATGTTGGTAATAATATAGTTGTTATTGTAAGTTATACAGATGACGCAGGTAATTATAATGTTTTAGGTAGTTCGTTTATAGGGCCTGTTACAGCTGCATCAGCTACACCTCCAACGACGCTAACCCAACCATTAGAAATTAGAATAAAAGGTCTAAGCGTTGCACCAACAACACTATCGGTTGATATTAGTAGTTTAACAGCTGCGGGGTTAACGGTAGGTGGGTATCAATGGTCAAGAAACACAATGTACGGGATGAACACCTTAATTGGTGAAAACAATCCGACTTTTGCGACAATTTACTCTGGTAACACCAGTGTTACTATACAGGCAAGTGATAATAACATATACAGTGCTAATGTTATTGTTGGTAGTTTTCTTGACCCAAAATATCATTTACCGGAAGGTCCAATATACTTAACAGGAACGTCAGAAGCGGGGACAATAATAACAGTTGATACGTCACAGCTTGTAATACAAGAACCGCTTGTATCTGCTCCTAATGATTATGGTCCCCCTAGATTTTATTATCAATGGGAAATGGCTGTATCTCCTACCCCTTGGCAAAATGTTGGGACAGACAGTCCAACATTCACAATACCACTCAACGCTGTTGGATCTAAGGTTAGATGTAACGTAACATTTTATATACAAAGTACTGCTGTACCATCTGTACCATCACAAAAAGTCGTTTTAGGGCGAACCACAGGTTTTGTAACAATAACACCTGCTGTAAGTTTGGGAGCTACACCTTCAGCTGTATCAGGATTAGGTTTAATAACAGGTACACCAGCTGTTGGATCTGTGTTAACGGTATCGACAAGTGGTATATCCAGTACTAACGGGATGACCAATGTTACATTTGCGTATGAATGGCATGCAGGTTTTCCGGGATTTCCAAAGACCGTTATTGGTACAAACACAAACACATATACAGTAGCATCAACTAATGTTGGAAAATATATAAGCGTCACTATTAGCTTTACAGATAATGCAAACAACAATATAGTAGTAGGAAGTAACGTTGTTGGTTTAATCCCTGTAGTTCCAGCAGTACCGTTAGCGCCAGTAGGTTCAAACGCTACAGCGCTACTAGCATATTCTAAATTTGAAACAACAAAAAGATATTGTGATGAAAATTACTTATCGGGAATGACAGAAGATGATACGTTTTATGTTCGAAATGATAGACGTATTGTATATACTTCAGATGTAGCATATACCGCTCCATTAGCGTCACCTGATAGTGATGAAGCTGCATTTTTACCACGTAAATATATTGATGATAATTATTTAAACGGGTTTAATAACCCAGATAATACGTTTACCATAACGGATAATAAACCACTATATTACACAGTAGATCGAGTACCGACCGACTTATACGAACTAGTTACAAAAAAATATGTATATGATGTTAACGCTACACTAGTTCAAGCTTATTCTAGTCAATTTCAAGCGTTATTAGATAGGTTAAATCTTGCGTTCGCTAAGGTATCTGCTGCTAGAGATAGTGCTGAAGCAGCTTACCAAGCATTTCTCGCACTACCATCACCTACAGCAGACACTCCTATAGATGGTGGTACAATATTGCGTGAAGACATATCTTTACCGACCGTTGATTCATATTCAGGTGTAAATACAAGCCCTCCACTATCAGGTACTATTACTACATTACCAGCTTTAACAGCAGGTGCTACATATGAGGTAAAAGTCGATGGTATTCTCGCAACCGGTGTTGTCATATCAGGTTTTAGATGGTCATTAGATTCAACAAGTTACGCTTGGACTGCTCCATCTACTCATACTATTTTAGTTAAACGTACTGAAACCTCTGGTACAAGTTACGAAAGTGTCGGTGCAAGTCAGATAAACATTACAGCATTGCCTGTGCCTCAAGTTCCAACGATATCACCAGCAGCTGGAACCACAACATTGCCAATAGAAGTACCAGATATTGAAGATATACAAATATCAGGCACAGTAGGTACGACCGTGTTAGGTACTGGCGAACAATTTAATGTTACCGTTAAGAAAGTAGGTGCAGCTGTGGGTTTAATTATACCATCTACTAGTTTAGTTGTAACCGGTACAACATGGACGTTAGCGTTACCGTTGCTAGCGCTAGGGACCACATACGATGTCACAGCTACTAGAACTGATGCAGCAGGTGTTGCAACTAGCGACCCAACTTCAGGTGAGTTAGTGGTAACAACACCAGCTAATGTTGTGCCACCAACACTTACACCAATGGTAACAAGTAGAAAATGGCCAGTGATTAAAGGAACAGTAGGTACAATACCAATTACAGCTGGTCAAGATTTCAAAGTAAAAATTAATAACCTTGATTACACAGCAGTATTAGATAGTACAAGATTAAATTGGTCTGTAACATTAGATAGAAATGAAATTACTCAAAAATTACCGTTAGGAGCTATTAACGTTATTGTTAAACGATTTGGTAAACAGTCTACTGAGCGTATAATCAACGTTGTAGATTATTTAAGAGTTTATAACCCTGATTCAATGCGTGGTGCTGCATATATGAATTACAGCTTAAAATTCTTAGAAGAGGATTTACAAGTTGGTTATTATATGTACGAAGTACCCGATGCATTAAAAGTAAAAATAACTAATAATGGTGTCACTACTATAGTAGCACAAACAGAGAAACCTACCGGTACATATTCAAAAGTATCGTACGGGTACCCATCAGATGTTACAGTGGTATGGACACAAGCTAAAGCAAGAAAAAATATGCATTATTTTACAATAAATAAAGACTTAATTAACGATGATGCCGTACTAGGAATTTATATCAACGAAGGTGATGCAACAGGTCGCCAAACCCAATTTGAATACGTTCTTCAAGTTGCAGGGGACTTACAACCAATTGAAGGCAAAGTGTTAAAAGAAGGTAAGCTTGCTAGCAACCCAGATAACTGGGTTCCATTAGTATTAGGTACTTATACAATTAACTTAGATGGCTCTGTAACATCTCTATAAAGGTGGAATAAAAATGGCTGTATCAGATACAATAATCCGGTTTACAAATAATACAAAACCGACAATTAGCGTTAAAGAAAATAGAGTAGATAACACATCAACCTCACTATTTTTATATGGTAAATCGACATTAATTCCGTCAAAGTTCATTAATACTAATTTATTGTATATACTTGAGAACTTCTGTAATGATACTACACCATTAAAACCAATTGAAGGTCAAATCTGGTGTGACACTAGCGATTCGGATGCTGGTAATGAGCATGGTAGATTAAAAGTTAACATTAAAGATAATAGTGGTGGGATACATTTCCACGACATTGCTGGTACAGTAATGGATGTTGATGGTAATTTACGACATACAGGTCAAATTGAAGCGGTTAATGATTATAACGATATACCTCAAACTGATAAAGCTGTTTACCCTGAAAACCCTGTATATAAAAAGTACCTAACAACTAAAAAACATTGTGATGAAAACTACTTATCTGGTGAATATTCTACTGATAATTCTACATTTACTGTTAGAGATAACAGAAAAATAAAAACACCTATAGCGATAAGTTTCACAAAGCCGAGTGTTTATGACGATGATAGATTCAAATTAATCAATAAAAAGTATTTAGATACGCAGTTTTTAACTGGTCAAAATTTTAGTGATCACTTTATTATACCAACAGATAAAAAATTATATTATTCAGCGGCGTGCGTGATTGATTTACCGTACCAGTTAATAACGAAAAAATATTGTCTTGATCAAGATGCTGCTGCTCGCGTAATTTTAGACGCTCTAATGCAGGATCCTAACAATGGGTTAGAAAAATATGTAATTGAAGCTGAAGCGGCAGCGGAAGCTGCAAGAATAGCAGCTGAAGAAGCTTGGGCGGCAGTAAATTCTGTACCACCACAAACAATACCGGCTGTAATAACAATCACTGGTTCAAATACTTGTACAGTTGACACATCAATACCAACCGTAACTGGGTATACAGGTACAACTGTACCACCACAAGTTACTGGTACATTAACAGATTTAGCTGATATGGCAACCGGTGCAACGTTTACAGTTAAAGAAGGTACAACTGAGTTAACTGTAACACGCAACCTTAAAAATTGGACATTAGATACAGCTACATTAGGTTGGACGGTACCGTCCAACCATACATTAGTAGTTACACGTACAGAATCAAACGGAACACCTTATTCTAGCACCAGTACAGCACAAATTGTTATTACTGCTGCAGCCACTACTACTGACACATCAATACCGACTGTAACTGGTTATACAGGTACAACTGTACCACTACAAGTTACCGGTACATTAACAGATTTAGCTGATATGGCAACGGGGGTAACATTTACGGTTAAAGAAGGTACGACCGATTTAACTAGCCACGTAACACGCAACCTTAAAAATTGGACATTAGATACAGCTACATTAGGTTGGACGGTACCGTCCACCCATACATTAGTAGTTACACGTACAGAATCAAACGGAACACCTTATTCTAGCACCAGTACAGATCAAATTGTTATTACTGCTGCAGCTATTATTACTATACCTATTACAATGATGGATGTATCTATTCCAACGGTAAATTCGTATGTAGGTGTTGGTACACACCCAACTATAGATGGATTGATGTCTACTGAACCAGCATTAGGTTCTGGGACAACATTCACAATTAAAATCGACGATGATATTGTTCCCCAAGCAAAAATATTAGTGGCTCCAATAGTAGGTACAGGTGTGGTATGGTCAATTGATACGACATACCTTGGATGGGTCCAAAACAGTATACATGATGTACAGGTCAAACGTATTGAGGATCCGACTCACTCATTCGACAGTACTTCAAGTAATCAAATACAAATTACATCATTGATTATACCTACAGTTAACGCTCAGGTTGTATCATCGACTGCTGTGACCATTACCATTACTGGTACAATTGGTGATGCTGGATTTGCTGCAGCGCCAGCTAACGATAATATCAAAATTGTGTTTAACAACTTAACGTATTATAGATACAATACAACTAACGCTAAGGATTCAAGTAAGTTAACCGTAACAGGTGGTAATTGGACACTCACAGATGTACCAAACCCACCAGTAGGGCAATGGGACGTTATTGCTACCCGTAACGATAATGCATTACAGATCGATAGTACAACAAACGAAATTACAGTTGCTGCATTGAAAGATTCAGTTTTACCAACAGTTACAGATCTAACATTAAAAAATACCTCTGCAACAATGGCTAATGTAGTGGTTGCTGGTACTGTTGGGTTTAAAAACTTGGCAGACTCATCGAGCACGTTTGCTGTTGTTGTAACTAGTTCAACCGGTACAGTAATTACAGGTACATTATTGGTTACGGGCGTGAATTGGACATATACGATACCTACTATTAACACTGGTGACATATATAATGTAGTAGCGACACGTACAGATGAATTTAATAATACGTTTGTAGATAACACCACTGATGAATTAGAAATACAACATTTATTAGATATAGCTGTACCAACGGTTACACCAGTTACTGTAAATGGTGGTTTCACTGTAGATGTTATAGGTACAGTAGGCAGTAAAAGATTATTAGATTCAAATAGTACATTTAATGTAGTTGTAAAAAATACGTCTTCACCTTTTGCAGAGGAAACAGGTACATTAACATATGACACAACCGGGATAAATTGGACTTACCGTCTTACAGATATACCTGAACGAGTAACATATAACGTAACAGCAACTCGAACAGATGAGTACGGGTATAAGTATGTTGACACTACATCTAATGAACTAGTTGTTAACGCTGCTATTATTGCACCGCCTGCAATAAAGATGTTTATGGACCCACCGAGTACTGGCGCGTATTACAGTTATACTGTACCTGCAGGAAAAACATCAATTGATGTAACAGTAATCGGTGGTGGAGGAGGAGGTGGTGGATGGGATTCTAGACCAACTGTCGGTGGGTACGGTGGAGACGGTGACAAAATACTAGCAACAGGTATACCCGTCACTCCTGGTGAGGTTCTTCGGGTTTACATTGGTCTAGGTGGCGCCGGCGGGTTTACAGGGGTTAATGACGGTAGTACAATCAGTAAAGGTAGAATGCCTCCAGATATCGGTTTTGGTAATTTATATCAAATTTTCAACTTAGATAAATTGTTAGCAGTTACCCCAGCTGTGGGTCCAACTCCAGTAAAATATACATATATGACCAAACGTGGTTCGTTCTTAACTAATCAAAGTTTTTGGGATGTCAATAAATCAGCACCACCAAATGGTACAACTAGAACTTGGGAGTGGGATATTGAAATACCTAGAGGTGGCATTTATATAGCTACCTTAGCTGGAGATGATTATTGCTATTTGTATATGGATGGAGTAAAACTTATAACAAATGAAGATAATCGTAACCTAGGTATTCATATGAATTTAACACCAGGTACTCATAGGTTAAAAGTCATTGGTAAAAACGTTGGTGGTGGTCCAGCTTGTCTTGCTGTGGATATTAGTGAATTTAGTTCTGGATTTACATACGGTGGTGAAGGTGGACAAACAGCAAACACTAATGTTGGTAAAGGTGGGTCAGGTGGTGGGTCGTCTGCTATTGTTAGAGAAACCGGTAATGAAGTATTGATCGTCGCAGCTGGTGGTGGTGGGGGTGGTGGAGCTGATTGGAACCACGATGGTTATGATGCCACGAAGTTTACATCTGCAAGTTACTTCTCATCTGATCCGAAAGGTGATGACACTGCTCGTGGAAATGGTGGGGGAGGTGGGGGAGGATACAATAAACCGGGGCTTATCAATATTGGTAATGGTGTAGGTGGTACCGCTTCGGCCATTGGTCCAATGTTAGGTGGGTATGGCGGAAATAAAGGCGCATCATATGTTAAGACTGGAATTACATATACGATTGAACCAGCTGGCAATAAAGGTCCTCCAAGTACTAGTACATTAGTCGGTGATGGTGGACAAGGGTATATAAGAATAAAAGCAATTGGTGGTGTTATCACGTAACATGGCGGTAGGTATAATTTTTAGGTATGCTAAAAATATAACAAATAACAGTTAAAGATGAGATTTACTAATGTCAATACAAGATAAAACAGTTAATTATACAATACCGACGAAGACTGCTATTACTTTAGTAGAAAATACTATTGATAATACGTCTACCACTTTAGAATTACCATACCAAAACGATGTAAACATTAATCGTATTGTTAATAATAATTTAATACATTTAGTAGAAAATTTTTGTAGTAATACAGCTCCATCACCAGCTATTGAAGGTCAATTATGGTTAGATACAAGTGACGCTGATAATAAGCAGGAGCTCGGTAGATTAAAAATCTATATGTATCAAACAGCTGGACTACAATTTGTAGATGTCGCTGGTACAGTAATGGATAAATTTGGCAACTTGAGACACACAGGTCATATAGAAGCATTTAATGATCTTAACAATATACCTGTGAATACTAACGAGTTCCCAGACGATCCTGATTATTATAGGTTTTTAACGACAAAAGCGCATTGTGATAGCAATTATCTATCTGGGTATTATTCAACAGATAACACAGAATTTTTTATTCGTGGTAATAGACCTGTAACATATACAAAAGAATTGATATTTGGTTTACCTTTTGCTACAAAAGATTCACGGACATTAATACAAAAGAAATTTGTAGATACATATTATTTGTTTGGTAAAACTAACTTAGCTACCTCGTTTAATATAACAAACGATAAAAAATTATATTATGACAACTCAATTGAAATGACACAAGATTTTCAATTGATTACCAAGATAAAATGTGATGATAAATTTGCAGAATCCATAGCAACCGTTTCAAATTTAGCAGCTAATATTATAAGCACTGCTGAAAAAATAAAGCATATGGCTTACGATCCATTTAACGCTAATGATTTAGCTCATTCAGGTGCTATTGCAATCGCGGATGAAGTTAAGCGTTTGGTGGCTGCAAGACCGAGACCTGGTACACCAACACCAACTGTACTAACACAAAATGGTTGTACGATCACTGGCACTGCTACTATTGTACAGCAAGGCTCAGCATCGTTGGTAGGTATTAGTAAGATTCATGTTGGTGTTAAATGGTACTTAGGTCCAGTTAATTCACTTGCTGGTGTAGACGCTGATTATGCAGCTACAGGATACAGTTTAGCAGGAGCACAGTTGGTGCGGTTTAATTATAGTGGTGTATCAGTGCAGGGTCTTGTACCGGGTTCATCATCGACCGCAGTTAACGGTGCTTCATATGAAGATTTAAAAGGATACGGTTTTGATGGTACAAAATACTTTAAAATTAATGATCCAACAAATGTTGCAAAACAGTTTACGACATTTGAAGCGTGTATTGAAAATGAAGCGTGTGATATTGATTTAACACAAGTAGATGCTACTATTGAATACTTTACAATATCGTTAAACGGTAAAGTTAATTTTGGTACATATAGTAAATGTCAACTTGCTGTTTACGACACAACCACTGGATCGACACCATTAACAACTATTGATTTAGTTACAACAGCTGCTAATGTATCGACTAAAGATATTGCTAAAATTAAACGTGTAACAGGTGGTTGGACATTTGAAGCGCTATAATTAGTATAGCGCTCCACCATATAATTATAAATCTTTAAATTGGTCAAGCAGTTTAGAACGTTTTTCGTTTTGAGCTGCTTTCAGTTCATCATTGGTAACAGCGAACACTGGTGCAGCATGTTGTTTATCTCCACCTGATGTTATTCTCAATGTTTTACGATTAACTCTCAACGGTACAATAGACCCAACCCCGTCACTAGAACGAGTTTTCAATAACTGCAGTGCAATTTCACCTTGTTGTTTCATAACATCTGATGTTATGATAGCGAACATATAATCAGCAGTATTAGCTTTTGACATACCACCAGCAATATTAGCAAAGTTCATTACTTCTTTATCAACACTAGATCTATTTAACTGACTAGCTGTTAACATTAAGCAGTTAATACCACCGCTTGCACCAGATATCAAATCAGTGCTATTTTTACTACCAAGGTTACGCAACGCCTCCGAAACGCTTTTATCTTTTTGGAATATATTATCAGCTGAAATTCGTTCAGTAGAACCCATTAAATCCATATAATCGACAACAATTACATCTGGAATAAACCCTTGTTTTGTCTCTAGTTCAACTAATAGAGCTCTTATTGAATTAACATCGCTACCAGCCGGTAACTGCGATATTTGTAAATCACCCATCGTTTCACGTTTCTGTTTCAATTTGATACGAGCTTCATTATGACGTGCGCGTAATTCTGTTTGAGGAATATCAGTAATGATACCAGTTATTCGACTTAACACCATTTCACAAGATAGCTCTAACGAAATATACAGTACATTCAACCCTTGAGCCATATAATTGATAGCAAAATTACTTAAGAATAACGATTTACCTGTACCAGGAGCACCAGCAACAATAATCAACTCACCTTTACAGAAACCTTTACCAGCGATACTATGTAAATGGTTATCTAAATTCTCATAACCTGTACTCATTGCTGGTTGGAAGTCTTGGTCACTAAAGACTACTTCATAGTCCTCAAATAAACTTAACCCTAATGATCTATGAATAGACGTTGTAACAGCATCTTTAATGATTTTTTCAATGCCACCAAAATCTCCTTTGCGTAATAGATCAGGTGAATCTAGAATAGCGCATTCGATCGCTTTATTTTTACAAAAAGATTCTACCTCGATGATACAATAATCAACTTTATCTCTTGTTAATTGATGAGTAGATAATGATAAATCTGTTTCAGCATGAATTTGCTGAATGTCAGGCAGTGCTCTAAAATTATTGTAATATGTTACAATAAAGTGAATAGTGTTTCTAAATTCAGCATCAAAATATTTTGGTTGAATTATATTTGATGTAATTGTGAAAACATCTGGGCTTGATATAAGATATTCAATTAGTAGTTTTTGTTTTTCTGGTGTCATGATGATTTCCGTTGTAAATGACGAATTTTACTTTCTAGGTCCTGAGACTTAGATTTCTCTTTTTTCAATTTACGGTCAGAATCCATTAACTTTTTTTCTAAATGCATGATATATTTTTGCATCTTATCGATATACGATTTACTATCGTGTTCCCCATGGGAGACTTGAGGAGATCTAATTTTCATACGCACCATTATACATAACATTAAAAATATCGGTCATTGGGGAGACCTAAGGAGAAAAAGGAGAAATTACTAATCTCTCCTCTATATTATAGATCAATATTGCTATATTAACAACTACTCAAACGAGTATTACATGAGGGTAACAATCACGTATGATTGATTCACTGACATACAATTCGTTATTGCGTACGTAGTTATTATTAATATTCAATTCAAAAATATTAACAACTTTATCATACACTTTATCGATATAATTTGAACTATTTGAAAGTAAAATGTACATCATAGGATTCTCTCCTACGTAACGATACGCTGAGAAATTATGAATAGTTGAGGGTGAATTATTGTTCAGTATTATATTCAATGTGTTAACTGCATAATTGTTACCATACATGTATACTTGATCAACGTCACCCCATGCTTGACCGGGTAGATTATTACCTAATGGGTAATTCACTTCGACTTCATTCAAAAGAATTGATAGTGCATTGTTGTATACGCCTGTATCATTAGCGACATATAATTTATTATGTGTGTGTACACAGAAACTAAGAATACTATTGTTAGATATTTTAATAAAATTATCTGATTGTGCAACAACCTGCTTAACAGATGAAGATGTTCGAACTACACATTGCAAGGTACCACTAAATTTTGGAATTATACCTTGATTATTTGCTGAAAAACTAATTTCTATATATTCATCTGTAAATCTAAATGTATAGTCAGGTTCGTATAATTTAATATTAGTAGGTTTGTTATCAGCATCTACAGTACTAATATAAACAATAATAGACGGTACAGCAGTTAAGTTATGTTTAAATTTCCAAACACTCCTTGCGTGTTTTTGATCAAACGTTGCGACTTGTGGATTGTATTGCCAATCAGGTAACCCAGCTACGGTGTCAGGCGGTAACGGACGTAAAATATTATCGTTACGTTTAATAAAAAATAATGTACCTTTGCATTGTTTTGTAATAATACATTTACCAAAGACGTCTAAACTGGTTTTTTTCTCGGTAACATCTATTGTACGGTTACATACATTGCATCTATATTGAACTGTCATACATTAATAATGTCGTTATAATTAGCCATTGTTAAAGATTTATTCATATGAAGAATATTTTCAACAGCTGCATGAAGTTCCATATCGGTTTTTGCATCTTCTTTTGCCCACTCAAGCATACGTATAAACAACGGAACATCCATTGTTATCATATCAGGTGGGTTTAAAATTTCATTTAGGTTCACAGTTGTACCTGTATATTGGTTAAAAACGTTTAATATATCTTGTAGTGATCTAGTATTTATTGGATATGAATTCATAATGATTGGTGTGTCCTTGCTAAGTAATACGCATCAGTGATGTCGTAAAGTCCATTTGTTGTTTTATATTTTGTTTTGAATAATGCTTGAATATCTTCTGGTAAAGAATCAAACATATCTTTTTTTGTTACTTTCTTTTTTGTACCACCGCCAGAACCAGTTGCAAATTTCTTTATAGTTTTTGGTGTAATAATTTGTACATCATCGATATGAGTATGATTATAAATCCTATCAATAATAACAAATTGCAAACCCGCTAAATCGCGGGTTGCACTACCTCTAATACCGAATGCTAAACCTTCAATTGATACTTTTGAATCAGGGTATTTGTTAATTAACTCAATAATATTATCTGCAGAATTACCAGCTCTACGGTATATTAAATCAGATGGATCTGTTTTTATAGTACCAAAATCTATAACATCTTGATCTACAACACAATACCCTGTAGATGTGTACGACTGATCAATTCCAATGTAAACCATTATTGTTCCTAAACAAAATAGTATATATTAGTACATAATCATGGTAACACAAACACTTTATCCGGGAATATACATTAAACCTTTATCCCAATACAACATTATTTCATTCTCTGAAAAAATAGCATTTTTTAGGTCTATTGTTTTGTAGCGTGTGTAAGTGTCATAATGTATCAATAATATTAGATAAATCAACACCATCAAAAGATAGTGTTGATTTATCATATATATTGAAATGTTGACAGTAGATCCTGATTACTTACATAATAGCTTACCCGTTGAACGATATTTTACTAAAATCATTTTCCATATACACGTGCATAACTTTATCAAATAATGAAGATATTTCATCTTTATGTGTTACGATATACATTGTAATATTATCTTCTTTTGCTTTCTTTTTTAGCATTTTAATAGCTAATGACATAACACTAGAATCCAATCCTATATCTAACACTTCATCCAAGCAACAGATATTTACCGGGTTGCACATTTTCTGTCTTACATCTCTAAAAGCCATGGTTAATCCAATATTAACACGTGATCGTTGACCATGTGACAAATTTGAGAATGTAATGTTGCGTCCCAAGTATTTGATATCAGCAGTCATATTAGAGTTAAATGAAACTCTATAAGGTAATTCTAACTCATTCAAATAATGTTCTAATCTTTGATTTAAGAATTTTAAATTAGACGATAGTAGATTTTTGCGTATAAAGCTATCTTTTTTCGTTAATAATTTTAACAGAAATTGTTGATGCTCAACGATAGTTTTCAATTTATCTAAACTTTCATAATCGCAAGGATCCAAAGTAATTTGTTCTAATTCAGCTAACTGCTCCAAATAAACGTTATTGCTATTGTGTAAATCGTTAATTTTTTCGTGAATCAATTCAGCTTTATTACGAATGTTAAGTAATTCTTCTAGATTTGTAACAGATAATTCACTGATAAGTTTTTTATGCTCTTCAGATTTTTCTATTAATTCTTTATCTAGCTCAGCAAGGTGATCAATCATTTCGTTAATTGTTTCGTCACATTTCTCAATCGCTTGTTCATTTTCAATAATTTTATCTTCGTTTGTATATTGTTGTTCACAATATGGACATTTATTAGCTTTCAGTAAAACTAACTCGTTTACATGTTTTTCTTTACGTTGAGTATATTTTACGTATTGAGTACTTAACGCTGATTGTTGCTGCTTTATTTCTGATAAAGATGATTTAGCAGATACCGACGCATCGTATAATTCACGTTCTTTATCAAGATCAATTGACTCGATCATTGACAATTGCGATGTATACATCTCCAATTGTGTTAGTTTTGTCTGATCATATGTTGATGCTTTTGTTTTAGCGTTAAGAATTTGAGTGTCTAATCTACTTTGTTCTTGTTTTATTCTATCAATCTTTGTAATTTGATCTTTGATCTGCTCTTCTGTAGATTTTATATGAGTCTTTAATATTGACGCTTTATCCGCAAGAATATGTAAATCAAACAACCGTTCCATAAAACTAGTTTGCTGTGGAACAGGAATATTTAAAAATGAAGTATTGATAGCAGATATAACGACCATGCGTTTAAACATATCAGCTGGTATATCAATAACATCTACAATTTTACCGTTCGTGTTACGTGAACTATCTAACGTAACCTCATGTTGATCTAAGAATTCACGATCTTTTGGGTTATGAAAGAATTTTACATAATTTCCTTGTTTTGTTTTACGACCTCGGGTAATTTTATAAAATCCTGAACCAGCTTTATGAAATGTAACAGAGCATACCATATCTTGTGTATTGATATTATTGATCAATTCATCAGCGTTACAGTCTGTTAACGATTCATCATAACAGGTATAATAGATGCCATTAATTAATGTTGTTTTACCAACACCGTTGTGTCCAGATATTAGAATGACGCTACCTGTATCCAACGGTATCGTTGTTGATTGGTTTCCGTAACTTAAAAAATTTTTAAGTTCGATCTCTAAAAACGTAAGCATTATTCACCTTAGTATAATGTAAAAGATATGATATTATAAATGATAAATCATAGTTTTTTATATATTTTTACAAGGTGTTCATTATCGATTGATGGACTCGATATTGAGTCTAACATTGTAATGATAGCGTCATGTGTATTAATATTAGATGTATCTGTTATCTCTTCAACATCATCATTTGTTATTTGTACGGTAGGTTCAGTAATCGTAATAGATGCTAAATTATACGTACTTGAAATAGCTGATTTAACTTCCATCATTTTACTATATTCCATATTGATATCAGCTACACATGAGATATATGAATTATCAGGAATTTCAACTGTACCGTTAACAATTTCAGATAAACTAGTTCTAATATATTTTGGACACTCTTTCCAGTTTACAAAAGTGACAGAATCAACACTATGATCATGAATAGCAAACCCTCTATCGAAATCATTGGCATCTGAAAAATCCATCGGAAACGTGTTTCCAATATAGATAACATTACCTGATTTTTGACGTTTATGAAAATGTCCTGAAAAAATTCGTTTGTATCTTTTAAAATCTGTGTGGTCATATCCGCCTGAGAATGTATTTGTTGCACCCGTGAGTACAAACCCGTTAAATTCAAAATGTCCGTATGCATGCTCAGCATCATATTTGTTGAGAATATCATACTCTTCATGTATTAAGAAAGGACATAACAGAACACCGTTACCAATATTAGGCTCTAATAACGGTTGATCTATTACGGTAAAGTTAGTAAACTCTTTATATTCAATAGTCGCATACACATTTCTATGTACTTTTGTGTACATATCGTGGTTACCAATAATGAAATAAATTGGTATGCCTAAATCGTTTAATTTTTTGGCACCATGGTATGCGTAGTTTAGTGTTGAGATATTAATTGCGTTTCTGTGTTCAAACCAATCACCTAGAAAAATGATATGATCAATTTTATTAGGTATGATATTTTCACAAACGAAGTTGATAAAATTAGTACAATCATCATTATGTGTGTCAGAGTTTTGTTTTTTACCCCAATGAATATCTGTAAACAGTAAACCTTTTGTTAAACGCATTATAGTACCTTTTGTTGATTAGATTTCTTCGAATAATATAGCTTCATCATCTAGATCATCAATATCTGTTTCTTGATCTTCTTGTTTACGTTCCATAAACTCAAAATTGTCACGACGAATATACAATGAAGCGGGATCTACGATATGATTATCTTCCATCGATGATTCTATAACGTAAGTATGAGATGGACTCGCTCCATAATCAACTAATAATTTATCTCTAATAGTTCGTTGTTTTTTCTCAATTTTTAGGTATTGAATAAATGAGTTTTTTATCGTCTGAGTATAGTAGGCGAACGGGTTACTTGACCTTTCAGCGTCAAATGTTGACCAGGTTTTACATAGATTTACTAAAGCATTCATTTTCATATCTTCGAGATATGTATACGATGCAAAATTACCTCTAGTAGCGTAACGATCACATAATAGCGTAAGCATTTTCACTAACTCGTTACTCATTTGCTTATTTGTTTTACTAATAGCAATCTGTTCTAACAGATTATAATTACTTAAATAATTTCTGGGGGCACGTTTCGACATATATTTCTCCATAAAAGTAAACAATATAACGGATTTTCAACACCATTTACAACTTATTTTTGGCAATTTAACTAATAAATACTAAATGAATAAATTTTACGAGAACACTTCATGTTACCTGATGCACAGCAACATCCGTACAAGTTAAGATTAGTTGGTACTATTACCGGTAAGATTGTTACGTTTAATACTATGCCATCGATATACGAAAACAATAGTGCTACATATGAGACACTATCACCTGCTCATATGATTGGTGATTTTCACGTTTTTTCAAAATCACCTAGTAGATCATTTGAAATTAGTGAGTTAAAATTAGTATCACGAAATCAACAAGAAGCCCGCGCAAACATTGAACGAGTGTTTGCACTTAAAGGTTGGACAAAATCATATTTTGGTAATACAGATGGTGATGCATCGCCAGAATTAATGAACTGGTTGGGTGCTCCTCCAGAGGTATTAAAATTTTCCGCAATTGGCTACTTTAACGAGATTCCAGTTGTTCTAGAAAAAGTAAGTATAAACTTTCCAAACGATGTAGACTATATACCGACAGCATCATTAGAAGAAGGTGACCCATTAGGTAATATTCCGTTTCCGCTAGTAACATCGATATCATTTACTATATTAGAACAACATTCTGCTTCTGAATACGAAATGTTCAATTTACACTCATACCGAACTGGTACCCTACCCTCATTCTAATCATGGCACAGAAATTTAGTAGATATACAAAAGGTGGTAAAGTAGATAGTACAGGGTTTTGGACCAGATCTATTTTTATCAAATCATATGATGATATTTCAATAACAATTAGTAAGAAATACCACAGACGGCCGCACTTATTAGCAAGTGATATTTATGGATCATCTGAGTTATCATGGTTTATTTTACAATATAATAATATTATAGATGTACATACAGAATTCGTTGAAGGTGTTGTATTGACATTACCTACTGCAACACGTTTCACTGCAGGAATGGTATAAGATGTCAAATGTATACAATCCGCTGCATAAGTTCAGAAGTACGCAATATCATTTTGTATGGTTGTGTGCCGCATCTGATGAGGTTATTGCAAACATAGATAAGGAAGAAGATGTATCTGATCTAAGTCGGTATTACCACCCTACTGGTGGACCTCAAAACAAATATAATGCAAAGGACATGAATGGTGGAAGCTATGTAGTGTTGTATAACTCTATGACTGACGTTGAATTCTCAATTGATTCAGTTACCATAGAGCATATTATTGCAGGTGGTGGCACTTCTCAAAATTACGAGACTACAAATGCACAAGGTACCGTAAATTTGCGAATTGAGGTGATTGAACCATATACAGCTGATTTTGTTGCTGCTCTATACACAGCCGCTGACGCTGTTGGTACCGATTTAGTTCATTTAAAATGCGGGTTAAAAATATTATTTGTAGGATACCCTGATGATAATAATGTATCTTCTCCTCATATAATTTCAGACATAAATGCAACTGCATTTATAATTAACGATATGACCATTGCATTAACAGCTAGAGGTGCACATTATGATATTGAGTGTACACCGATATTCAATAATGCAGCGTATCATCATAGTGCAAGTAAAATTGGTGGGTTGACGACAGCATTACCGGAATCGTTACCCGATGCTATTGCCAAATTTGAAACACAAGCTAACGAGCAATCAAAAAAATCACAAGAATCGAACCCTGAATCAAAACCGTACAAGTATAAAGTTATATTAGATGATGCTTACAAAGATCCAAAATATAAATTAGATATTGTTTCTGATGATCAGCGAAACACATTTAATGGTGCAAAACCATTAACTAAAAACAATACATCTAGTGATAAAGTCCCAGATTATGCTGACCAAACTGCTGATTCTACTAACGCTACCGGTGGCGATACAACTCAGGGAACACAACAAAACAAAGATAGTAAAGGTGTTGTCGGTGGTTCATCTGATCCAGCACCAGATATGACAGCTGTTCAATACGGTGAGGAAAAATTAAGATCGTTTGACAGTAAAAACTTTGAAGATTATCAAAAATATCGTGATACATTATTCATTACAGCTATTCAAAAGGGTGCCAATGTTGATAGAGCATTACAGGATGCAAGAATTGGTGCCGCCGATAAATTTAGTACAGAGATACAATCATCGATAGATAAAAGTAACGCTATTAAATAATTTACATACTTGGTAACGATTAAAAGCTATGGCTACGAGTACAGATAAACCTAAATCAACGGAATTAAATCTAGGACCAACATTAGCTGAAAAAACATCTAATGCAACTGATTTAAATCTTGGTACACTAACAATGGCTGATGTTAATAAAGCCAAAGATCAAAAACCTTCTACAGAGCTTAATTTAGGTACCTTGACAATGGCTGATGTTAATCAGCCAAAAGATCAAAAACCTTCTACAGAGCTTAATTTAGGTAACCAAAAAGCTTCCGATCTTAACAATCCAAAGCAGAAACAAGATGAACCTATAATATTTCAAACAAAAGTTGGTAATAAAATTCCTGATGCATTGAATGATATTATGTTGCTAAGTACAGAAGTTCATAATGATTCTATAAACATTGATAGTTCTGATCCAAATAATCCTAAAACGTACATACCTCGTATACAAAGTAGTGTTATTGAAGATCCAAAAACAAAAGAACGTACAGTTGTTTACCATATAGGTAAGTTTGCTAAATTAATGAAGCCTGTAGATGAGGAAGCTCAGAGTGGTAAATCGGTTGAAGGATCAAGCAGTCTTCGTGGGTCAGGAGCAATGGGTATTGACCCAAACGGACCTTCAGCTAATACAGGTACCGGGAATCCAGGGAGTATAGGATCAAGTAGAGATAGTTCTGTTTTACCGGATATATTAGAGTACGATTACATATACACCGGTAAAAATGTAGATGTGCTTCAATTTGATATGAGCGTTAAATTAGGATATAACGCTCTTACACAAATACAAGTAAACCATCCTGAACCAAATAATTCGAATCAAACAATATCACCTGAAAATTCCGCATTATCTCAACCTGATCCAAACGAAGAAGCTGGTGGTGCAAGCAAAGTAACTACATCAAGATTGCGAGGTACTGATACATCTAGTACACCTAGTGGAAGTCCTATTGGTCCAACGGTGGTAGATCCTTTCCGAATAGGTAGTGGTTCGTTAAGTCCTGAAACATTATTTGCAGCTAGAAAAAATGTTTCAGATCAAATATCTATTGCGCTATCTAATCAAGTTAGTGTGTTAAAGATTGTTGGGAACCCTCTACTGTTAGCTGGATATACAGTGCCGTCCGATATGTTAGGGTCCGGTGCAGAGGAACCGACATCAGAATCGGTAGCGAATGCACAAAAGGAACATGAAGCTAAAACCGGAGGTAAAACCGGGATGACACCTACTGTAAAAGTTAATGTACGTTCTCCAAAGCCTTCATATATGCAAGGTGATACCCAGGGTGAAGATGATAATTATTATAGTTCACCGTTTTGGATTAATATAAACAATTTTAGAATTGATAAAATCACCAGTAAATTTACAAGAGGTGAATTTGTTCAATTTCTTGACCTATACTCATTAGCGGAACAAAGCAATACCGATTACCATTCATCTGATCCAAATAGTCCTGCTGCTGAAGGTGGAGGCGAAGGTGGAGGTGGGAGCGGAACGACAAGTCCATCCGATTACGGCCCTAATGTTAAGAACAATGGATCAGGTGTTAAACCGGGGTACCAAAAAGACTTTATGGATAAAAACTGGAATGCTGCAAATAAAGCAGCTGATGAGCTTGGAACAGATCCAAAAATATTGTTAGCGCAGTCAGCTCAAGAAGTCGGTTGGGGTAAAAGAACAATTAAAGATAAAGATGGAACGGATTCAAATAACATGTTCAATATTAAAGCTGATAAGAGTTGGCACGGACCAACCGTTACTAAACGTGCACTTGAATATAAAAACGGTAAACCGTATTACTCGGATCAAAAATTTAGAGCGTATGGTTCACCGGAAGAGTCATTCTCAGATTATGCGAACTTCCTAAAAACAAATCCACGTTATAATAGTATTACAAAAACCCCAACGAAAGATGCGTCGCAGTATTTTGGACGGTTAAAACAAGCGGGATACGCTACAGCGCCAAATTATGCATCAGCTTTAACTGGTATATACAACGGTAAAAGCATTAAAAACTATAAGCCGGAGTAGTTGATTGTTTATGTAGTACTATTATATAATACTCTAGTGTTTAATTTATTAAATTGGAGTATTATATGACTACAGAAATTATTTTACCTACAAGTCCAGTTGACCGTAAAAAATTATTTGGGAATGTTCAAGAAGCAGCATTATGTTTACAACGTATCGAAGATCAACGTAGTCACTACCGCGATATCGTAAAAAGCATTAAAGAAGATTTCCAAATTGGTCCTAAAGCGTCTGGTCAAATGATTAAGACCTATCATAAAAATAACTTCAGAGAAGTCCAAAGTCAACAACAAGAATTTGAAGAATTGTACCTAGCTATCGTAGGATTAGATTCTGACGATTAATTTGTAGGGTGCTATACGCACCCTAATTTCATTAAAACCTTCAAATAAGGAATGTGAATTATGAAAGAAGAATATATTACTATTACTGGATCAAACCAAAAATTTAAATTATTATCAAAGACAGCTATACCTTTTCATAAAGTACAATTAGTTGTAGAAGACAGTGAAGGTGTACGGTTTGTTTTTACGAGACAAGCAGGCTGCTATATAAGAACAACAAAACCGGTAAATGATTACACAGAGGAATCATGACATATATTAGCGCAATTATGAAACGTAACGATAACGGTTTCGTTACAGGTGATGATGTTTTAGTATGGGAATGCGTGGATGGGAAAAACGTATTAAAAACATACCCAGGTATTTTTAAATTTTATGTTAAAAAAGAAGATGGTCCATATAAAAGTGTATTTGGCGATTCTCTCGAAAAATATGAATTTGATACATTCCAAGAATTTAGACAAGCAAAAAAATACCTGTTGCAAGAGAAAAAACTCAAATTATATGAATCAGATATTTCACCAGATACAAAAGTTTTATCAGCTCACTATTATGAGAAGCCATCTCCAAAACTAAATGTACTACTGTACGATATTGAGGTTGATTACTCCACGTTGTCATATGGAAGTGATTATATAGCTAAAGCTCGAATGGTAGGTAAGGATAAGGAAATTGATACACCATTACATGAAATACGTAACCTTTCACCTAAACAACAATTATCAATTGAAGTTTATGATCCTAAAAATAAAAAATGGCAACCATACCCATATTCAAAATTAGCTTATGAAGGTCCTGTAGGGTTCAGTAGTCCTCAAAACCCTTATGCACCAATTAACGCAATATCAATTTATAAACAATGGCTTGATAAGTCTATTGTTATGGCAGTACCACCTCCAGGGTTCGATCTTAAAACAGTTGATCACTCGTTACATGAATTAACCGAAATTAGATTCTATAAAAATGAAAAAGAATTATTACTCGCATACTTAGATGAGATTGAAGAAGCTAGTGTGCTATCAGGATGGAATAGTGGTGGCTTTGATGACCCGTATGTAGCGAAACGAGTTGAAATAGTCCTTGGAAATCATCATTTTAAACGGTTAAGTTTCGAAGGTGCAAACGTACCATTATATCGTGAATTATTCGTTAAAGGCGCTAAGCAATTACGTGTTGATTATAGTGGTCGTATTCAACTAGATTATCTTGAGTTATTTAAGAAATTTGAAGGTGGTGAACGAGCTAGTTTCCGATTAGAAGCTGTTGCTGAAGATCATTTACCACATCTTAAAAAGTTAACATACCCGGGTACATTAGAACAGTTATATAGTAATGATTTTAATCATTTCTTACGATACAATATCCGTGATACAGAAATCCTAAAAGGTTTTGAAAATAAGCTAACGTATATCCAGTTAGCGAATGATATGATTCATTCTAGTACAAACCAGTTTAATCATATATTTGGTACTGTACGTATGGTTGATAATGCAATCGTTAATTATTGCCATTATGAGATTGACCGTATTGTACCTGATAGATGGGATACAAAAGATGGTAAAATTCAAGGAGCTTATGTATTATTTCCTCAAAGAGGATTACATAAGTGGATTTGCTCCATTGATATTAATTCTCTATATCCATCAGCAATTCGGTCTATTAATATTAGTCCAGAAACTGTTATTGGTCAGTTTGAAAATAATATTAAAGATTGGAATAAAATATTTGAAGGTATCGAAGATGATATCACTATTAGGTACGATGACGGTTCATTTGAAACTAAGAAAACACAAGAATGGGTTGATTATTTTGCAGAACAATGTTGGGCTGTTAGTGGTTACGGTACAGTATTTACACAAAAAGAATTAGGTATTATTCCATCGTTGTTAGCCAAATGGTATTCTCAACGAAAAGTATATCAAGCTGAAATGAGAAAATATGTTAAAGAGGCAGAAGCTTTAAAATATGATTTCTCAACAGGTACAGCTGTTGAACGTAAAGATTATGATAAAGATCTTTATTTTGAGTTAACAGAAAAAGGTAAGTATTACAACCGGTTACAGTATATTTTCAAGATTAAACTGAACTCAACTTACGGTTGTTTAAGTAACTATAATTTTAGATTCTTCAGATTAGAATTAGGTGAATCGACAACAGGTACCAGTAGACAAATTCTTAGACATCAATGTAGATATACAAACTATGTAATCGATGGTGAATACAATATAGATTTTCCAATTTACGAGAGTATGGCTATTATTGATAACATCAATAAAGAGAACGCTAAGCGGTTAGCTGAAGAAGCTGAGAGTGAATTTGAATTTGAAGAAGTGGACGCAGTACATAATGATAGTTTGTCACTAGCTCAGTTAGTTGACTATGAACGTCAAGAATATTATCATGCTAATACAGTAACGCATGAAATGGCATTAGATGGTCCTGTATTCAAAGGTAAGTTTTCATCGCAGGTAGTAGTGTATGGCGATACAGATAGTGTTTTTTACCAGTCTCTGGTTGACATCGACGGAGAAGAAAAAACCATTGAAGACCATTTTAACAATTTAAAGGAAAATGATGATACAATGCTGTTACATTATCCTGATAATGTCGAATATTTGTTATTAAACGGTAACTATGAATCCCCATGCATAGCTGAAAAAGAATGGGAATATAAACCAGTAAAAGCAATATACAGACATAAAACCAAAAAACGCATGTATAGAGTTACAACATCTTCTGGTAAAATGGTAATTGTGACAGGTGATCACAGCATGATGCGTGTGAATGACAATAATGAGTTAGAATCGTTAAAAACTACTGATTTACAAATCGGCGATAAAGTAATTGAATTAAATAATAAACTCTAATTATTCAGGAATTAACAAATGAGTGATTTAAAAATTGAAACTGTTGTTTCTATTGAAGACTTAGGGTATGTCGACGATTGGGTATACGACCTTACAATGGAAGATACAAATATTCCATATTTTTTTGGTAATGGTATATTAGTACATAACAGTACATATTTCACAGTACCAGCAGATACGAAAGAACAAGCAATTAAATTTGCTGATGCAGTTGCTGAAGCAGTAAACGACTCATATCCAGAATTTATGAGAAAGGCATTTAGATGTCAACCAGGGTATGATTTGCAAGTTAAATGTGGACGTGAAGTTGTAAGTGACCATGGGCTATTTGTTGAGAAAAAACGATATATCTTACATGTTGTTGACAATGAAGGTGAAACTGTTGACAAAATGAAGATTATGGGTCTAGATATCAAAAAGACAACATTACCTAAAATAATATCAGCACAGTTAACAGAATTCATTAAACGTTTATTACGAGGTGAAGAGTGGAATGATATTGCAACAGATATTGTAAACTATAAAGAAGAACTAATGAAGTTCGATAATTTATTAGAAGTAGGTTTACCAAAAAACGTTAATAATGTTGAAAAATATGATATGTCGTATAAGATCGATGGTGAGAAAGCGAGACTTCCAGGTAACGTTGCTGCAGCGTTACATTTCAATATCAGATTAAAAGAAAACGATGATAATGATACAGAATTAATAACATCAGGTACAAAAATTAAAGTTTATTACTTAAAAAACAAGATGTTAAACAAATTTACTTCAATAGCATTACCATCTGATATAGAACACATTCCAGAATGGTTTATGGAGCAGTATGTACCATTAATCGATAAAGATAAGCAATTATCGAGGTTAGTAGACAATCCATTACAGAACATACTTAAAGCTATCAATGTAAATGTACCAACAGCACAATCAGTGCATGCACAAGAACTGTTTAATTTTTAGGAAAGACAATGGTATTAGATACACAAACAATTGAAAACATAATGAACTCTATTAAACTTGCAAAACTATTTGAGGTTGAAAGTTTGATTGTAGAGCCGCATGTTATACGAGGTATCAATTCAAAATCTACAGCAGCTATATTTACTGAATGTACCAATAATATAGGGTGTGCAGCAGCCGGTATCAATAGATTTGATGTATTAGGAAAAAGACTTACATTGGTAGATCCAATCGACGCTTCAATTGAGTTAGAATACGAAGATGAAGAAGACGAAGCTACTATGATCCGGATCAAATCAAAGAAGTTAAACATTGCGCATAGATGCGGAACATTACGTACAATTACAGCTCCAAAATCGTTAGCTGTAAAACCAATGTATAAAGTTGAGTTTACAGATGAGTTGTATAAAACTCTATCGTCAGCAAAACAAGCTATGAAAACTGATGAAGTTCTATTATTATCTGATGACGGTAACGTGTGTTATGAATTTATTGATCAATCAGACAAACTACAATACTTTGATGGAACCGCTGTAAATATTGATGATGAATTTAAAAATGTAAATTTCATCATTAAATTCCCATTAAAATTTTTATTGCATTTGATCAATGGATTAAACGTTAATGAATTTTTTATTATGGAAAAAGAAATGATACATGGTGTTGTAGACGGTGTTGGAATTTATATACCTAAAAAGAAATAAATCCTTTGGATACTTAGTTCTCCCTAATGTTCATGTATAGTAATACTACTACCTAAAAACTCTTTCCCATAAGGGACACTCAAGGGAATAAAAGGATACAATATGATTCCAAATATATTTAAGAAAAAGAATGAACCGTGGGTTAAAATTATAGAAGCTGTTGATGACCCGATACACGGATACAAATTCAAATTAGACTGGAATGACGCATTTATTACAGAACTGCGCAACAACGGATACACCGGTGATATCGACGAACAGATAATCGAATGTTGGTTACGAGATTTATGTAACGACAATAGAAGCAAGGAATAACAATGTTTAAGTGGTTCAAGAAAACAGAAAAAGTACAAGAAATCAAACCATCCTATCAATTTACGATTCAGGTTACATTGCGTCCAGAAAAAGACGTTGAAGAAGTAACTTATGAATGGGATGATGATTTTATAAAGTTTTTACGAATGAAAGGGTATTCAGGTACATCTGAGAACCTAGTTGTAAAAAAATGGCTACAAGTGTTGATAGGTAAACTAGCAACTAACTTGTTTGATAAATCAAACACGCAAAGTGATTTTGAATAAGGAAAATAAATGTTAACAATTACAGAAGCGGCTCAACAATTTTTAAACCACGGTGAGCAAAATCAAGTATTGTCGCCAATTGATTATGACGGGGCAGAACATTTGCTATTTGATATTGTTGATTTTTCTGACCAAAAAGTTAAGTTTTTAATAGACGATAAGTACGTGATTGTTTATGTCGTACGAGATACAGGTCCAGGAAATTGGGAAGAGGTAAAACAAAATTACACAGACAAATGCTTAGGTACATCAGCTTTATACCCTGAAGAAATCAGAAAGAAATTAATAAAGAAGTATGGTAAGCAGCCAATATACAAACATCTTGAAACAGGTGAGATTGTAACATCGTTTGACTGGGATACACATAAAGATGAGTTTGATGAATCACAGTTTGAGGTAAAACTAAATGCGACATCCGATTATGCGTGCGCATCAAAAGAAGCTCGTGATATGTTGTGGTCGTCTTTAACTGATGAAGAGATCGCTAAAATACATTCACGAGTAGTAGATCGTATTTCTGATTCATTGAATGAGTTGATGCAAATTGAAACCTGCGTTGAACGACCATACTCGGTACATGTATTTAACGAGACAAGCGATTCATTTACACGAGTATTTGAAACATATGAGCAGTGTTTAGAATTGATTGAAGATATTCATACTAATAAATTAACCGTGTTATTAAACAGTATGGTAATCGCATGAACCGTATATTAGTTATGGATATGTCAAATATTTTATATAAAACATTTTATGTAAAAGATGACAAAATGTCCAACCATATTGCACATAAATCATTACCTCAAGAAGAGAAAGATGATTTAGAGATTCGTAGCGCGTTTCATAGGTCGCTAGTATCATTGAACCGGTATTATCTTGACCATAGTCCTACTACTATGATATGTGTGTTTGATCGATTTAACTGGCGTGATGATTACTCTAAGTCAGAAGAATGCTATAGTAAACGGGTATATAAAGGTACTCGTAGACAAAAGCAAACCCCTGCAGAGCAACAACAATACCAAAGATTCAAACAATTTACAAATGAGTTTGAAGTAATGTTGACAGAAATGACAGCAATCCCGTGCCTATCAGCGAATTTGTTAGAAGCGGATGATATTATCGCTGGGTTATGTAAAATATACGGTGGAAATGATACCGCTCCTGATAACGGTAGTACATTTGATCATACTGAAGACCATCATGAAGTAACGATTGTAAGCGCTGATAAAGATATGATTCAGTTGTTGCGGTACGATAGAGTTAAATTATTAGATCCTGCTACCAAGAAATACCGAACATTAGAAAACACTGGCAATGAATCTGTTGATTTATATCTATACGTTAAGTATATGAGAGGTGATAGAGGTGATAATGTAGCTTCAGCGTTCCCTAGATATAGATTGAAAAAGATAGTAGAAGCGTACGAAGATCCGTATAAGCATACAAATCTAATGAAAAGTGAATGGACTGACCATGAGGGTAATATAATGGTAGTTGGTGAGATATTTAATGAAAATAAATTATTAACTAATTTAACTCACCAACCGAAACATATTCAAGATATCATGTTAGAAACAATACTAACAGGTTTAAATTCACCTAAGCGTTTTGATAGGTTTCAATTTGTAAAATTTCTTAAAAATAACAAATTGAATAATGTAAACCGACTCATTGATTCATATATACCTTTACTAAGTATGAAATAATTATTGTTTTGCTTCATCTGCGCTATTTGTCGCAGAATCAGCTGCGTAACCTGTGGTGAGCCCTATATAAAATATTGTAGAAAGGCTCATTTCAGGTGTAACAACATCATACGATAATGCACTCATTGTAGCTAGTAACGATGTACCAAACGAACATAATGTACCAAACACGTTAACACTACCAAACCAATCCTTAAGTGATACTAGAGTTTCTTCTTTAGCTCGTTTTTTAACGTAGTGACTTATCATACCAACAGCAACACTTACTACGAATGTAAAGTAGTAGTGAGTATGGAAAAACTCTTCCATATTAATCTCCTTATTTTTCAATTATATAGTTTTTTCAACCTTGAAAAATACACATATAAATATTTTTGATAACATTTTTAAACCAAATATATTTATTGGAGATACAAATTATGGTACAATCAGTTCAGTCACGTTTTAGATTTATTGAATGGTTAGATTTAGACGGTACAGGTGTATTAACCGAATGCGCAATCGTAAAACGTTTCACTAACGGTGATACTTACTACTTTACGTTAGAATCATTAGATATGATCGACAAACAACGTTTAAAAACTATTTTAGTTAACCGTAATTCATCTTTATACGATGAATTGTGGAAAGTACTAGAGCAAAACACATTAGGTAACGGAGTGAACGCGTTAGTATATTTTAATCAGCTCGTTAAACAAATTACTCCAAATGGTACAATTTTACCATTTGGTACAAATAGACATAGTGCTACAAACTATAATTACACTCCAGTAGGCGCGGAGAATATTCAAACTACACCTGAACCAACTGTTCAAGCAGCTCCAGCACAAACACCACCTCAAAGCTTTGAACAAGTAACTAAATCAACAGCACCTGGAAAAAGTAAAAATCAATGATAGATAACCCATATCAACAATTAGTTGAAATGGAAACTCGGTTAGCACGTGAGGTATACGATTTGTACGTGTATATTTCACGGATAATTTTAGAAGAAGATGATATACCGAGTGATTACGATTTGATGGTAACACAGTTATTTTCGATGATAGAATATCGAAAAATTCTTAAGCAGCGAATCGAATTAAACAAGGAATGAAACAGCGAGGTTAATAGAACCTCGCTGTACCCATTTGTGGTGTTTTAAACCTAATAGTTACTTGATTGTTAGCTGAATTTATTGTACCCGCTTCACCGTACGAAACTTTATAATCAACGTCTTCAACCAACACAACAGTATCGACAAAAACTAATATTTTAGGTGTATATCCTAACTGGTGGAAAATATTCCACGTAGTTGAAGGTGTAACTGAATTATATTCAAAAGTGTTTGTTAATCTGTAATCGTTAGGTAATACAAAATCGTGAGCGGTTTTAGCAGGTGTAGGATCAACAGATACAGTTAGTGTATAGGTAATATAATAAATGCTATGCTGAGGTTTATCGATTGGATCAAATATGAGATGTGTTAACAACCTAGGAGCTTCAAGTTCAGGATGGTTAGGGTTGTTTTTATCTATTGCTTGCGCTAGTAGAGTATCATAGCTCTCATTTGTTGTTTGTGTAGCTGTACCTAACGATACATAAGCTGGTAACGTATCAATGAAATTAGAATCTGCTGTAACCACATTAATAGACGAATATTTACTATAAATGCGTATTTTATTTGTTGATAGTTCAGCGTAGCATTTATATCTTTTTAATGCTCTATTAAATTTCTCAATCAAGTTTGAAAATGTTGAGTTATCAACAATAAATGACACGACAGTTAGAGTTTCACCAATCTGTAGAGTTAGCTGCAGTGTAGTATTTGTGAGGTACGATGTACTCACAAGGTTAGTTGGATCTAAATTTATATCTTGATATCCGGAAATAGGACTATAATTTTGACCTGTATATAAAGCAATTTCATCAAAAGTATATACTTTTGTGTCACTCGGTTCACTCACACCCAATGTACAGCTTACTGTTACTTTTGTATTATCATTGTCAATATAACTAACAACGCCGTCAATATTTCTATGAGTTTCAGTGTACACAGGGGTTGTGCTAGTAGGGTTTCCATTGACGGTGGTCTCAATTGTATTATTGCTACCTAATGAATTAGGGTCTACTTGTTTGCGAAAAGTCTCATGGTATAATGTTGATTTCCAGCCTGCATAATCAGGTGATACACCATCATTAGGTGAGTAATGTTTAAAAGAATTGTCTGGCTTTTTTACGGTGGCACCATTACCGAACGCTATACTATTAACCCAATAATTACTTTCATCTGATAAAGATCGTGCAATTACACGAGCAAAATTACCCGGGTGAATATCGTTTTCACGGTTTAAAATAATATTATCGAATTGATCACGAATTACACAATGTCCTTTTATTGATATCATTTATTTGACGCTCATGTAGGTTGAATAATTGTTATTGTTGGGTTAGTATCGGTTCTATTAACGTAAACTGTTAGGGTATATTTGATATTAAACGTACGATTTGCTGTTTTAAGAACTGGTGAAAACGTTAAATGGGTTAACATACGTTTAAATTCTTTTGTACCATCGATTGGATTATACTGAAAACCGCCAACAGAGTCTAACGGTAAACCATCAGTAAATAAACCTATTTCGTCAAAAATAAAATTATTACTACCGGGTATATAACCTTTACCTATTGCATTGGTAGCAGTAGGTTTTGTATCATCCTGTATTTGTGTTACTGGTTCATACTTACCTAGTGTGCACGATATCACCACCTGTGATATTCTATCTTTATCTAAACTTGCAACACCGCTACCAGATGTAGATTTATCAGTACTCATAATATCACCAGGAGTACCAATATGAGCATATTCAAAATAAGTTTGATTATATAATGTAGCGTCCCATTCTGTATCTTGAACAGGTTTGTATACTATAGATGACGTTGAGTGGTTATAATCAGTACCTCCATTACCGAAAGCTATTACGTATATGCTATTATTAGCTTCATGTGCTAATCCTCTAGCGATAACGAGCTCCATATTTTTATAGTTGATGGAATTTAATTGATTTAAATGTACATGACCTAAATCATCAGTTATTAAACAGTGCCCGGTAATTTGAATAGGTAAATTTTCAATCATTTTATGGTACGCGCTACTACAATGTTCAAAATATATTCAATGATGTATGTTCTATTCATTGGTTTGCGAATTGGGTCAAATATTAAATGTGTTAACATTCTTGCAGATTCTAAACTAGGTTGATCAGCATTGTTTTGCACGCCAACACTTGCTCCAGATATTGAATCATTTATACCTGCGAATAACATCATATTACCGAATAACCAATCAGCGTTAGACTGTTCCGTTTTGATATTCACACTAGAAAATGGACCTGTTGTCTTACTTGAAAAAACCATATACCCAAAATACGAACCCGCAGATGAGTCACCAGTTTTCATTGATACTGTTAATTGAGGAATACTATCGTTAAGAATATTGATTAAGTCTATGAACCTTATAGTATACACATCAACAGAAGCATTCGTTACAGTATGGTAAGCATATGATTGGTCAGTATATATTTGATATTGATGGTTAACACCATCAATATCGATAGATAAAGTGTACGCTGTATCTACATCTAATTTTGTATCGACGTATATATTAGGTGTAGAGAAGGTAACTGTTTGTTTACCACTAACCGGTACATCAGTTTCGGTACCACCAGTAAATAGCGCTAATTCATCAAACTCAAATGCTGAATCAATTGGTACGTCAGTATCATTTAAATCAGATATGTATTGACTCGTTGGTTCATTTCTATTTAGCACGCAAGATACTACAACTTTTGAATTCCATAAGGTAGTAGTGGTATTTTGATATTCGACACTAACAACTCCAGGACCTGCTAAATCGTTTGGCTTAACTAATGGATCATCTTTAGCAGATGCATTTGCACCTTCACCTATATGTGTATCACTATCGTCAATAATTTCTGAATACGTTTCACTATACAGTTTAGACTTATAACCTGAGATATCAGGGTATATACCATCGTTCACGTTATTGTACGTTACATTTTGTGCTATATCTACAAACGTTCCACCGTTACCGAACGCAATACGTTTAATAAATTGGTTAGGCTCGTTAGATAAACCTCGTGCAAATGCACGGGATATATTCATAGGATGAACAGCGTTCTTTTTATCAAGTACAATATTTCCCAAATCATCAGAAATAATACATTGTCCGGATACATCAACCTGGACTGACTGATTATCAAAAATCATATACCTGTACCTCCACCTAATCTTGCAGTACCGGACATGGGCGACGAAAATTCTACCACTGTAGTATTATTATCAGGACATGTAATATTTTTAGGTAAAATTGTTTGATATTGATTATTGAGTAACACTACAACATCGATATTAACATATTTTGCATTTAAATTATGTGCGATATTCCAAATAGAAGCTGCTGAGTTCTGAACGTGCGAATAACCGTTAGGTTCAACAGTAACTGCTACTCCTCCTACTCGTGGTTGAGAGAATTGAACACGTACAGTATTTTCATCGACTATAGATATTTCTTTAGGAATAATCATAGTGTTAGTACTAGTTACAGGGTCTGGGATCCATACATCAACCAACGGTGATAATGACCGTTGGTTATGCGCAATCGTCCAAATATTTGCTGGAGTTGTTTGTTCGAATATCATATTATTGCAATAGAATGTTATAATAGAGTATTTATATTGTTGGCGACATTATAATAATTGTGTTCTACCTGCGACACTACCTGCAAACGTAATAGTGGTATCGCTTGTTGAATCATGTACTATAGAATTTGGAATTGTTAGTATGCCGTTAACGTATGATCTAACAATAGGCATGTACCCCAATCCGTGTGATATCTTCCATACCGATGCTGGAGCTGTTTGAACGTAATTACTAACAACCGTAGGAGATGTCGATGCTGATAGAGCTGTTGAACTAGTTAACAATATTTGAGCTGTACCTGATGCAGGACTATCAAAACTAACTATTATACGGTCACCGTTTACAATTTTTATTAGTGTTGGAGATAGTACAGAACCTAAATCATCGGTAATTTGAATTACAGCATTAGTAGTGCCTTGTCCGTGATCTAAAGTCCATTGAATACTAGGAATGGTTTGACGGTATGTAAATCCTACGACTGTTGTACCACCTGACGGTGCTGTTGGTAACGCAGTGGGTGTCCCAGGAGGTAGCGAAACAGATTCATCATACGATAGAGTCTCAAGACCGTCAGCATCCCATCCACCTAAGTTTAGCCAGTTAGTGTTACTAGGTGAACCTGAAACAAGTCCTCCAAGATTGGTAATTGAGTTGGATGTAGTGTACAGTTTACCGGTGTATAGGTCAACTGTGACCGGTAAATTTAAAACGTCGTCGGACGGCAACTGATATATAATTTGTGGATCAATATCTATAAAAATTGTATCACTTGAAACAATTGTACCAATTTTTTGAATAAATCCTGTAGATGGTATACTAGTTTGTATTGTACCGTTATTCCCTAGATACACAGCAGTAGAAGGCAGCTCATTAAAATGCCAATTTATATTAGTGATATAACCATTAGATACGACACCGGACACTTCTGAATCATATACTTCTGTTCTTATCATACCGATAGCTGACTTATATTCAGGGTCAAAGCATGATGATAATTGGATTTTATTATCTTTATAAAACGATACTACACTATATTCAGGTATATGACCTTGAGCTGCAGCATAAAACAACGATGAACTAAAATCAACCGGGTCAATGACAGATTTTGTTGTATACAGATTTGATTCAGTAGTAACAAATTGTGAACCATTTTTACGGGTCAGAGGATACCCGTCCGAATCAAAAAGTATATAACCCGATAAGCAGTCCGTATTGTCATTGACTTGTGTACCGAGCGCATAAGATTGAATACTGATACCATCGTAAATACAAGCAAAAACTCTAATCTTTTCAACCCAATTGTTATTTTCATACACGAACATTATATTGCGTGATGTATCATACCAATGTAATGTGGAGTTTGGGTTATTAGGTTTAGTACTTTGAATCAAAGGTTCAAGAGATGTATGTCCAAATGTACGAATACCGGTTTGCATATTGATATCCCAGTACAACCAGTGTCTACCGGATATAGGCGCTAGGAATGGACCCCAAGCATCGTTAACAGTATTTGAATCCTCATACAAATAATTTGATTCATTGTGAGCAAATGTAATTAATACCGAAGAGTGGTTTGGATCTAGCGATACATATGTTGGTAGTATATCATCCCGGTAACAATTAGGTGAATTGCTAGTATTAACTGAACATTTAACGATACCTTGTCTAAATGATAATTTCATGTCGTAATATCTCTTTTAATATATGAATAGTGTTGCGGTACCGCTAATAGGTGTATTAAACATAATACGTATAGTGGAATTAGAAACCGGTACAATAGAAATAGGATTAATCATTTCACCGATAGAGTTAAAGGTTTGTACCACAAAATTATTTGATCTTGGATCATGGTTTAACCACCAGGTATAGCTTGCGCTCACAAAAACATAATTGGTAGATTGTACATTATAATATAGATAGCTAGAACTTCCAATATGTTGCGGAGGTGTATAAAATTTACCTGTTTTAAGATTTACAGATACAGGTACCGGACGTTTTGGGTTTGGTTCATAGTGAATATTATGAAACGAGGTATCAATATATACAGTGTCTGATGAAATTACATGTCCTACTTTTTGAATAAAACCATGAACAGGAGGATATGATATAAATTTACCGTGTAGACCTAGATATAGTGGCGACGAGGGTTCAGATCTCCAATAACTAGCATTATCGGTAATATATGATGTAGTTTTGTAATAAAAAGATTCACCAGCTGTTACATCATGAGTTGTTATACCTACAACTATACTCTTATATTCATCATCATATGATGCAAGCTTTAATAATCCACTAGGTTCATACGATACCAACGAATTTTTTGGTAAATCTTCTGTAGCGGTCCCATGAGTAATAGATTGGTTTAAACTAACTGTTGTTGTTATTGATTTACTATCTACAAATGAAGTATCAGATGTTAAGAATTTATAAGAACCATCTATAGTTGCACGCTGGGTAGGTGAATTTAAGTCATCGTACACGATAAAACCAGCATTACATTCAGTAAAAATAGAAACTTGTGAAAGTAATGGATATGGGGTTATTGTACCGTTCAGATATTCACTTGCAAAAACGCGTATATTTTGTACCCAAGCGGTTCCGTTGAATACCTTCATGCAGGTTTCAGTTAAATCAAACCAATGTTGATCTACTTCAGGTAAATTAGGTGCAGCTTTTGAAACTATAGGTTGGTGAACAGTACTACCAAATGTACGGTATCCAGATAACTTATTGATATCCCAATACAACCAATATCGAATATTTGATGAGAATGGTCCCCATGCGTGATAAATTGATTTAGTCTCTTCAAATAAGAAATTAGAATCGTGATATGCAAAATTAATTAACACTCTATCAGAATATTTACTAACCTGCAAATTAACGTAGTTATCTCTAGTGTCCGCATCTAAAAAAATAGCTGTTTTATTATTATCTTCGGTATATTTTACTATACCTTGTCTAAACGGTAATTTCATATTTGTCAATTGGTAAACGTTGTTACTATTACATATTTATCTTTTCTAATACTAGGATCTTACATATGTTTTTTTATAAATATTAACATAATAAAAATTCTACTAAGATAAGGAATAACGTGAAACGGATATTCGTTGCAGTTATTTTGTCCCTTGTATTATCTATTGCACAAGCAGACGTTATTTTGATTAACAATAAAGTATTAAATCAAACTAAGTTGTATAGATATGAAGTGCAATCAATATTTACAATGAGAAAAACATACTGGGAAAACGGGATACCGGTTACACCCATATTCATATCGTTTGACGATCCGATACATTTAATGTTTGTATCGCAAATATTATTACTAACACCTTACCACTTTAATAATCTAATAAGTGCAAAGATACAGCAAGGTGACGCTAAGCATTATATTGTTGTAAATAGTATTGAAGAAGCTATAGCAACCGTAACAAAAGTTACTGGGTCTATTGCGTACGTACCTTCAGTTGATATATTTACATCTCATTCAAACCTTCAGGTAATTCAAGTAGTGGATTGAGCATGAAAAAGATTCTAATCGTCATATTATTTGGGTTTTGGTCATCCGCCAACGGAAAAACATTTAAGATCGATGATTATGTTTCGACAGTTTCAGGATTTATAACGTACACGCATTCGTCATACGATTCGATATCTCCTAGCAACGATTACAGTGCAATTGTTAACACTACGGTATCAAACGATTACGGATATATTTCAGGTCAATTTTCTACAAATAAGTATAATCCTGTACGACGATTATTAGTTGATATTCCTATATATGTACATGGATGTAACCAAATTGATATTGCATTTGGAAGGTTAACAAATTCGATAGGTTTCATTAATACAAATTTACATAATTCTCAAGTTAACGGTAGTATATTATTACCGTTAAGTACATACGATCCACGTAGATATACAAATCTTCCAGATATAACAGATGGTGGACAAATTACGTATACAGCTAGTCTTGAACACATCAATTTAAAAATACGCGGGTATGCTGGTAAACAAGTATTAGATAATCCCGTAATAGACGTTTACGGTTCCAATTTTGGACTAATTGGAAAAAGTGATAGAATGTTTGGGGTAGATATATCCGCTGTATTCAATACTAATACAACTATACATTACGCATTTACAGATAACGTAGGTACCGCTGAAAGAACAATTCCACCAAATATAATAAATAATATAGATACCAACCTACTTCAACAAATCCATTTTTTTGGATTTCAGCATTATATTGATGAATTTAAGATTCAGGGGGAAGCAACATACCGTAAATTGAATACTACATCAGACGAAACAGGTGGTAATCTAAGTTTATCGTATAATTTTAAAGATAATTGGGATATCTATGTAGGTGGGTCGTACGGATCACGAATTAGTGATGATTCAACTATGTGGGATGGATACACAGGGGTATCTAATACGTTCCACGATATCACAATGACGTTAGAACTACATAGAATCTCATTGAATAAATGGTATTTTGATTATAATCAACCAGATAAAAAAACTATACCAATGGTATTATTTTCGATAACATATTCATTTTAGGAGGTGTATATGGCAGTTAATATGGATGCAGATCATTTGCAGTATATCCCCCAACTGCAGTTATATTATGATAATAACCGCAATATTTACTTAAATCTAGACGGTACAACTGCTCACACGGTAGCAAATCCGCACCGTGTATCAGATGTGAGTGAAGAATCACTAAACAACATTAGAGTTAACTTAGCAACAGTATCAAAAATAATAGCGGTTGTCGCGGCAATCGTACTACAATATTCAGTACTAACTAATAAGATTGCTGATAGCGCTGAAAAAATACAAACAGTTAATACAAATATATCACAAAGTGATAAAAAAATTAAAGAATTAGAGTTGACTATTAATAAACTTGAATCTCAATTAACGATTACAAGTGAATTAATAAATCAACTACAAATTCATATGTCAAACGATAGAAAAAAATAATTTATTTTTCACTATCATTAACAGTATTTTCACTAAAAGATTTAGACGCAGGTGTAGTAGTAACTAACGTTATTGTTTGGTTAGCTGCACCTGGGTTTGTTATTACTACTACCTCACGCGGCAACGTATCAAAATCATCTGTATCAAATAAGCTTTTATCGAACCCAAGAGGAAATTGTCTCGATATGTCGATTATAACATTCTCTGTAATAGTAGATTTAATTGTTGTGGACGATGGATCTTCAAGATGGTCATCGAAATATTCAGAATTAAGATGAAAATCTCGTAATTTACTTTCAACGTTTTTATTGTATAGCTCAATAGCTTGTTTATCGACAAAAACAGAATCATATGTGTTGTAATCTAGTGCTGTATCGTCTAAACCTTCATGCAAATCAACTGTATCGTTAACACGTAAATCTAACTTAGCTCCATCTAAAGTAACATCATCCAATCCGCAAAAATAAACATTGCTAGTTGGATTAGTACCACCGAGTATTCTATCATAAATGCTTTCATTTTCGTACCGTGTAGGTGAGGGGTCTTCCTGATCAGGAAACTGATCAATCCCTGCAATACCGAAACCGTGTTTTTCAAAACCTTGCTTATCAAATGACCGTTCGTCAAACCATAGATCTAATGTCGTATCGTTTGTTTCAATTACCGATGTGTTTATATTCTCAACAAATGAATACTTTACAACAGTGTCGACTATTTTTGTGTGGTACGGTTTAATCGTATTAATATATTCAAGAATATTATCAACTTGATCGACTCTTGTTTTTACTTTAGCTTGCGGTCTAAACATTGTTTATCCAGTTTTAAATGTCAATTTACAGTCTAATGTCACCATAGATGATTTCATTATACCTTCTATTTTATTGTTTTGAACGTATAAAATATTTAATATTTCAAAAAATATTTCATTAATGTTAGATGCACTAAAACGATCATACATGTAACTCATCGTTTTTGTTGTATTCTCAACCGTATCAAACGTATAAAGGTCCAAGAAGTTATCTTTATCGATAGGTGATATATCAAACTCATCACTATTAAGAATATCGTTTAAAGTAGTTAAAATCAGTTCTCTTGGTCCTAATGTTTGCTGTTTGCCAATACCGTAGCTTGTAAAGGTGTTATTCGCGTTATCGAATAGTACTCTTGCGTATGACGGTATTGAATCACCATCGGTATTTTGACCATTAATTGATTCTGTTACTTTAGACCACAACTCATAAGGAACTTTCGATAATGAGTTTTTACGGATAGTAGACCATTCTGTGAATACACTATGTTCATTAATATCATTGAACTTTTTATCCGCTTTAATTGTCGGATCAGTAATTATTTGTATCGCATAATCGTCACTCGTAACAACATCACCTACATTTTTAACTATGAATTTTCCATTAGGTAATAAAATTGAAAATGTATTAGTATTATCTACGAAAGCGCGTTCAATATCAATAGTCGACCACTCATTACGAGCTACTTGGTTTGTAACCCAAAAATAGAACGTTGAGTTAACAGATGAACCGGATGCATCATATTTGTGAACAACATTATATTTAAATACTTCTTGATATAGTGCAAGATCTGTATCAGATGGTTCTAATGTTAAATCAGGTTCATCAGCGAAACGTATCACAACAATTTTATCAGCATCTGTAATATTAGGTACTGTAATTGTGTCGATCATTGCCGCATCGACATCATATTTGACAGTGAACGTGTATGTACGGTTTTTAATACCGTTTACGTATATTCCGTAGCTATCATTTGCATTATCAATAACCAATGTTGTTGTAAAGGTAATTGAATTATCTACTAATGTATATTCAAATACGTTTACATGTTGATAGGTATTAACTTCATCATACCAATCACCAAATGTATCGTATATTGTTGCACGAGTACGTTTTTGTAATATGGTTAGAGGTTTACCGACTATTTCACGATCTGCAGCAATATTAATTTTACCAATATTGCTAATCCAATCTGCAGGTGCTACACTTGACGCTACCCATTCGTAACAGGTTATATGGCTCCATGGTGTTGTTGTACCCCATGCTTCGATCTGATCATAGATGTTAGGATATACTCTACTGTTATAGTATGGCATATATTCTAAATCGTACGTATCAATCCATTTCTCAGATACATGTTCATCAGACCAAAAAGTATCTTGGTAATTAGCAGGGTCATCAGATCGTATAAAATTAACCGAATTTGCTGTTTTATGGTATACTTCATATGCTGGGTTAAATATAGCATTTGATGAAACAATAATATCGTTAACGGTATCTACAATATTAGATGTGATAACATTTGTATTAAATCTGTTGAGATTTATATCTAATATATCAATTTTAGTCCAATCTATAGCTAGTTTTATTAGATCGTTTGACAATACTGTATAGTGGTACGGTTGGGACGTGTTAGTACTATCATACGGTACTAACTTACCTCGTCCATAAATTATCACAACTTTCGCATTATGTTTTATAGATGATAAAATCGGTAAGTTAATAGATGTTGTTGTTACTTCCGTGAATGCTGTATTAGCAACCTTAACACCGTTGATATGAACAGATATCATACCTGTACCAGGTAAATATTCTGGCATATTGTCTATCAATGTAGATCCGTTATATGATACAGTATGCATTGTATCGTAATTTAGTTCAACGAATAATTCAACTTCATCAAATAGATTAGGTAATAAAACATAATTGTTTGGATCTAATGTAGATACAACCATGGTACTAGATTGACTAGAGTGTTTCACATAAGGGTTAACAATATATCTTAGTGTTTTGAACACATAATATTCAAACAGTTTAGTGTTGTCAATATCAGGTAAATTTTTCCAACGTGCTACATCATTAGGTTGTATCAATATAAAATCATTGTTGTCTAATGTTGATGATATTTGATATTTTAACTTATTTTGTAGAATATCAGATGCAAAAATATTTAAATACATTTCACGAATATTTTCAATATTTCCGTATGTACCTAATTTGTACATCCACATTTCATCCAATACAACTGATTCACCACTTTGGGTATTAACAAAACGTTCAACACTATTATTGGATCCTTTATGGTGAATCATCCCGTTCCAAAATAAGAACTTTGAACGAGAATTCATATCGTTTTCATAGCTTTCAGTATTATATCCGAGAATATTACGAGATTCTACAATATGTTTTTTCGATTCATCAGCTCTCAAATCGTAGAATTTTGAAAAAGTATTAGTGACTGTTTCAATATTATCAACAATTTTGGACCCAGAAAGATATCCGCCACTTATATGAGGACGTTTTGTTGTTTCAAAATGTTTTTCAAATGCAAAAATTAACTGTTCATTATTTAAACCTAAGAATGAATCATAAATTAAATTATGGTTTGTTGTGTAATCGTTAAAGGTGACAACATTTTCATAATAATCTAAAAACAAATGCATCCCACCAATATAGGATGAACCAGTGAGGTGAGTAACATGCGATTCTTTATCTGAACGGTATATTTTTAAGTTCTCAATACTTGTGATTGCTTTACCGTAGTTATCGTATACGATTGGTGAAACAGCTATATCTTTAAACGGTGATCCTATGATATTCGATACTATTCCTTCAGGTGTATTAATCCAAAATTCGTATTTGAATGGGTTAATATCAACATAGTCATATATAGCTACTTGGTTTGTAGTTGTGTTTAATGGTTGATCAAACCGTGTAACGAACCCAGTATATACTTTTGTAATGAACTTCTCTATTTCTGTTTGCCATGATAGGTTTGTACCTGTGGTAGGATCTACGAAAGGTCTCGAATAATCATTAAATGAGAATCCGTGATCTTCTAAATAGCTTGCGTACCCATCAACAATATTAATCACGTTTTGAATACCAGTTACTACTAGAGGAACCGTAATATTCTTAACAGGGTTTGCTTTATCGATACTTAAATGGTACCATGTATCAGATTGAGAGCGGGTTCTACTCACTTTAAATGATTCTTGACGTTCTTCAATTATTGTATTATCTGGTATAGCAATATTAACAATAAGCGATGTTATATTTTTTAATAACGTTACCGTCTTATATGTCGTATCAACAGTGTAATCAACATTTTTAATCAAAGGTACATGTTTATCAAATAGGTACACATTGTCGTGCATCACAGGTAGAGTGAATGTGTTATTTGCTTGAGGTAACACTGTCCATTTACCGGTCGTAATACGGTATTGTGATAATTTATTTGTTGTTAAATCATATTTTAAATCGTAATCACGTATCTGTACAATTGATGTAGATGTATTTACACCAGCTGTCATACTATAATCGGTAATATACTCGATAATGTTACCGGTTGTAGCATCAAACGTATACCCGTTATCCGGAATCGATGATGTGTAGCTATAGCAGTTGATAGTATCGTACAGGTTTGTTGGTACAAATTGACTTATCAACGGTTCGTACGTCATTAATCTAAATGTATTTGATGGTAATTGTTCAATCTTGTAGATATACGACGGGTTAAAATTTAAACCAGTGTACTGGATTCGAATATTATTTTCAACATTCCAAGGTATAGTTAATGATGAGTCAATTGTAAACGTGTTAGATGAAACTGATACATGGTTTATTTTATATTGGCGTACACCATAATACGGTAATGTGTTCCCATCAGGTATAAGTGTATCGATACGAAATTTCCAATCGTCAGCTGTTGGTAAATTAACACCGGTTATTGATTTCTCAAAACTACCGTATTCGTTTAACGAAATACGTAATGAGTGTAACCAAATATTATGTGCACCGGAGGTCTTTTTTAATTTTACACTGTAATCATTATCTGATAGTGCAAATATATTGTTATCAACAGCAACTGTTTGCTCTTTTACCACTGTATTGGTCTGATAAGTTAGTTTTGGTACCCAACTGGTCCACGTACTTACGAAATCATCAATACCTGCTTTATTGAAGCTAGTACGCAATGCATGTGAATACCATTGATTAAAATTATTAATCAAATATGTGTACCCATTATATGACATTCCATGAAATACTGTAGTATTGTAAGATGGTACGTTTTTGGTTATAGGATCTACTAATAGACCGTTTACATTATAAAATTCATTACTTAATGTAGCATGTAGTGTTTTTACAGGTTGTAATCTAAATAACGCATGGTACATATCGTATGAGTAATCAATTGATTCGCGCCATCGTCTTTCTTGTGGACTATGATTACCAAATAGCGCTGCATATTGTACAGAGTTAGGTCTGACAACACTTGAACTATTAAACACGACTAACGAATTATTTGCCACTAACATAGGATGTGATATACGCGGCGGGAGCAGATCATCAGGTGCATAGGCACCTTGCGTAGTACCGGTATCATTAACGCTAATAACCGTATACGTAGGTGGTACTTTAGGTGGAGGTGGTAACGAACTATTAATAACACCATTCCGAATATTGACCCACATTAATGTACGCCATTTTGCACCAGTGCCAGGAATAGCAGCGTAAACATTATCCCAGTTAGTAGGCTTTTCAATGTAACCTTGTAATTTCCAAGGTTCTAAATGTGGATATGGTGTACCGTACTGATATTCATAAATTTGCCACCAAAACGATCCCCAATTTTGTGATTGTTGATATTTGATAGTGATTTGAGGTTGACCAGCATTTGCAGAACCTACTGGAAATACTGGTGTGTCTATACCCCAATAATTCCAAGTAAATTGATTAGATTCACTAAAGGATACCGGTGCATTTATCTCACCTGATGTTTTTAAATATGTTGCATACCGGTCAATCATATAATCGATATACAACCCTGTTTCAATACCAATTATATTATTAAAATTTATTTTAGTCGATGCTTGTTTTGCACGCTTATATAATTCAGTCTCAATAGAAAACACACTCTCATTTATTATATTGTTAATATCAAATGATGTCCATGCAGACGATATAGGTGTGTTAATCCACGATGAGTTAGTGTAGATTTTGAGAGTGTTAGTATCAGGTGAATACCACAAATCACCACTAGCAATAATATTTGCTGGGTTCAATGATGGGTCAACGGTTTGATAAAAGTTAACATAGCACCGTTTAACAACACCTGTAACCTCATCGATCTTAAAATTACCATTATTGATTGTTTTATCAAATGTTAAGGTTTTAATAAAAACATCATACTCAATAGTATCGATAGAAGCAGATGACATATGACCATCATGGTGTCTTAGCTTGTTTATTCCTAGCTTTGAATCAGTCAATATTCTAGGCTCGTACGCTGGATATAAACCTAAAATTGGTAAAGTAACTATCCAATTTTTTACACCGACGCCATTAACAAATGCTGTTGAATCGTGGTATACTAAGTCGGTTTGTAAGTTATTTGTAACTTCTGTTACAATACTATTTGCAATTGTAGTATAAATTTGCGAATTAGATAACGATTTGTAGGTATTAGCGTAATACGCAGAACGTTTAAGACACGTATTTTTTATAAGGTACAAATTATCAGAATATTTATTTTTTGCAAAATCAATAACTGATTTAAAGTTAATAACATCTTGATGGTTAGATGAGATTAAGTAATCGAGGTTACCGTTATGCTCTTTAATATTTCCACCGATGTAGTCTAGTTTTGAATTTAATTTACCAATACGATCCGATGGAATATAGTTTTTCAACGGTTGTTGATTTGATAATATTTTCGTAAAGTGTGAAAAGAGTTCACTATACGTTAAATCTTGTCTACTTTCATGTTGAATATTACATTTTAACGATTCTGGTAGCTCCCAATCTTTTTCTAAATTAGATGTACTTTCACGGTACATATCTACTTTTTTAGGAATATATTTGGTGCTACTTTTACGCCAAACAGTATTTAATACTTCATTTGGTAAATATTCTTTATAGCACAACAATTCAGAACCTGATGTAAGTAGATTATTGAATTGGTAGTTATTAGCTGTAGTGTTGATACGTTGGTTTAAGTCAGTGTTTACACGTGTTGTTACATCTTCATGATATTTAAAAATCTCATTTGCAGTGTACCGTGTTGTCCCATCTACATTATAGATATCAAATAAGATATGTTGGTTCGTAGAGGTCTTAACTTGTTCATGTAATCTATACTGTATAAGATTTTTTGTACCTATTTGAATATTGCCAAAAATATCTTTATATTGAACTACTGCAGTGTATCTAGTATAGTCATCCGCACTTGCAGGACCAACTTTAATAACAATATGGTCACCAGCTGTTAATGACATATTAAAATCGATACTATTAGCAATAATCGCATTAGGGTGACGAGGGCTATCAAATCGAGATGAGTTATACGGTTCTGCGTCATATCTACCGTTATTGTCGATATTAAATGACTCAGAGTATGTACCGTACTGTCTAACACCATTTAAATAAACTTGAATATCATCTGTATCAAAAATATAATCTATAGGAAACGTAAATCTTGATTGACCGTCATATCCAAAATTCTTATCTTTAAAACCATCATACATAGATACATCGTACCCGGTATCAGGAACAATATACGAGAATAATTTTTGTTTTAAATTAGAGTTTTGCTGATTAATAGGTACAACCGGTTCAACAGAGTCAAGCAACCAATGATTAAACAGTCCTGTGTACGCATCTCCAAATTTTGTAGTGGTGAACGGGATAACAACACCGTAGAACTCACCTGTAGCGCCATAGTATTCAGTTGAATTAAAGACATCGACGTATACTTTTGTATTAGATATATTATGCAGTGTAACGGTTTTAATAGTTGTTAGTTTTGTTACACTATCATAAACTACAGCTGTAGCACCGGTTGCAACCGTATGCAACCCATCATTAACTACCGAATCCGTGATACAAAAAACAAAACCAGGTTTAAACAATAACCTTGCATCACCATAAACAACAAAAGTTTCCTTAGTAGTATCAACAATAGGAAATCTATCAAGTAATTCAGATTCTAATGGACCTGTATCAACCGATACCCAGGTACTTGTTGTACCTGATTTATATTTCCAGTTATGTTTAGTGTACGTCCAAGTATTAACTTCAATATTGTTAAAATATTCAATTATAGGTAGTTTTGCACGCTCAGCATAAGACTGACCAGATAATTCTGATTTATGAACCCATTTATTAGAATTAATCCATTGATACTTTGGTGTAATTACTTTAGTATGATCACGAACTACATTTAAAGCTTCATTGATTTTATTTTGCGCTGTTGTTTTTTGTTGTTCTGCAAGCGCTAATGATGATGCTTTAGTAGTAGTTTCCGTACCGTTGTTAATCTCAAATATTAATGAATTTGCTCTTGTTACAGAGTTATCCATTGTAATATAATCAGGTGTTGAATTTTCAGTCCAATAATAATCCCGAAAATTGATAAACTTATCTAAATCGATAGGCGGAGCAAAGTTGAATTGATCGCAATCTAACCATTTATCTTGTCTTTCAATATCGACGCCGTGTACTGATAACTTATTCAGAATATCGTACCATGAGGTAATATACTCTTGTGTTCCAAGTGATGAATATATTAATGGTTGTAATTGCCAGGTCGTTCTAAATAAATCATCTTCTTGAATATGAACTTCAGACGGTTTTTGCTTACCTACTTTACCCTGTACAAATACACTATCCTCAGGTGTAAGTAATCTGTCGATACCGTTAGTGAACGTCGAAACGTTAATATCATTTCTAAAATAATCTGGTAGTAAATCTACAAAATGAATCGAATCTTTGCGATAATCGAAATTGTCGCTCATTAAACACCTTTATGAGTTGAAGTATGTAACATTATATTATTTAGTCGTAGATCGCAGCAAAATTTATTTGTTTAAAGTTATTACGAATAGAGGAATACAACATACCTAAATGGTTCGCAGTATACTCATTGTCGTTGAATTGTGTACAATGTTCACTCAAAATATTATCGAGTAACAATTTATCATTTAAATCAAATACATAGCTATTAGTATTATTTGCAAATTTTAAATATGCGTCAAATTTACCAGCTTTTATTATATCTAATCTAAAATCGTTATCATGGGTTAAAGTAATAACAAATACAGGGTATGCTCGTTTTTGGGTATTAAGTTTTTCAACAATATCTGTAGTTAGGTAATCATCAATTGTAACTGTATCATCGTTATATGCTCGCTGTAATGTTTGGTGACTTTCTAACGATGGCATAAAAAACGGAAATTTATGTTTTTTATACCACTTGATGTATTGACTTTGATTTTTTAGATCTCTAAAACTTAATAAGATTTTAGCGTCATCGTATGAGCATTTTGCTATATTTGTTCTACTAAGTGCTGAATGTAGGCCTTCCCATTGATTTAGTCTAGCTGCTCGGTTAACATAACCTACTAGTCCTGGACCTATCTTATTAGCTTCGCGGTACCAATCAGATATGTATCTGTAGTGCGTATATTTTGTTTTTTCAAATAATTCAGCAAATTGTTCGTGGTTATCGTCTACTTCAGTTAAACCTAAGAAATCACGCCATGATACCCAAGTTCCACGCAACCTGTAAAAACACTCAGGAGTCTTTGGAAAGTTACAAGGTAGTATTGGAAGTGAGAACCCAGATCGAGTAATAAACGGTTCAGGTGTACAATGTATAATATATCGTTCAAATTCAGCCTGGTTGGTAAACTTATATAATTGAATGTACTCACATGCTTCTTCATATGTAAACGCTTGAGTAGGATCAAATTTAATATGTACACTATCTACGCGTTTTGTGCGTGGTTTCGAGTTGGTATCTTCCGCGTTATGCATTGATAGGTAGCTATGAAGTGATATCCATTTATCTTTGTATATTAGTTTGGGTTTTGACGGTATAAATGTTGGTTTTCTGCGAATAGTTTTACCGGTAGATGTGACAAACCATGGATCACCGGCCTTCTGATAATGAGAATATTCGATCCAATCGTAATAATCATTTATATTTGTAAATTTTAATTTTTTTAAGTATTCTTTCGAAACTTCATATTGATAATACAACCTATTATGGTGAGTAATATAGGTTTCTGTATATTTTTTACCGTGTAGGTACTCTTTCCATGTAGTCCATTTTCTAAATAGAGTTTGCTTTGGTGTAGTTGGTAAACCTTGCGGTCTCTTAGGACATGAAATATTATTGAGGTTTACGTAATTTGGATCGCCCGGTTTTTGTTTAGATGAGTGAAGACAATACATCAAATAATCATCTTGATTAGTGAATGCATATGCTTTTACAAAGCTAGAAGACTTTGCGTACGACCAAATTGGGTACTTTTCAAGGTTATGCTCACTTTTACGTTTTGCACGTCTACCTAGAACATAATCGTGGATAGTGGTAAACGTTCTACCATAAACCGCTTCTGGACAATAAGGTAAAAAACTAGGTCTATGAGGACATTCTAGTCCTTTTCGGTTTACGAATAGCGGAGTATCTTCAGTCGCTGTACCACCGTAGTACCACCAACGTCTAAAATCTGAAATTGAGTCAAATTTTAACGAGTTTATATACGCTTTTGCCTTTTCAAAAGACCAAAATCTACCATTAATTAATTCATCATCCATTTCTGTACCTCATTAACATAGAAAAACCTAGGTACGTATTATACCTAGGTTCTCTATATATTATCAAAAAAAGAAAAAATTATTTTTCAATTTTTTTAACAGCTACCGGTTCTTTAACCGCTTCTTTAGCAGTTGTTTTTACTTCTTTTGTAGCTGCTTCAGTCCAATGTTGACCGTCTTTAGTATTGTAACCGCCTTTGTAACTACTGGCATTTTGTGAATCAGTGAAATAAATTTGACCGACAAATGTATTTCTTTCAACAAAAACCGGAACGTTGCCTGTTTTCAATACGAAAC